ACAGCCCCGAGTCCCCCATCCACCCGAAGTCGAGGCGTTTCGCGTCCGCGTTGGCCTCGAAGGCGACGATGGTGGTCGACCCCTCGCCCTCGCTCACGCCCGCGCGGGAGGCTTCCAGCACACGGGACCACTCGTCGGCGACGATGCCGCAGCGCACCGCGTTCCACGCCGCCTGCTCCCCGTAGTCTTGTCCGCCGAGCCCGTCTGCGACGATGCCCCGGATGCGGCGCTCGCCCTCCATCGGCCGGACGGCGATCGCGTCTTGGTTGTCGGGCCGCTCACCAGTGACGGAGGCCCAACCATAGAGGATGCGGGGGGAGAGTTTTGCCATGCCGCCCTTGTAGCCCATAGGGCACAATGCGTCAACCCCGACGCGAATCTTTCCCTCGTGATAGGCTCCCGAGGCGGAGAGAACATGAGCGGGAAAGCTGGACAGGTGGCGGAGCGTGTGGGCGATGTGTTGGGCGATGTACCGGGGCCGATTGGCGATGTGATCGACTTGTCGCCGGCGGTCGTGAAGCTGATCGACGAGATCAAGGATGCCGTGAGCGCAACAGGAGCGGGCGGGAAGAAGATCACCCGACAAGAAGCCCGCCGGATTGTTCGCGCCGCCCTCGCGCTGGTGCCGAAGCTCCTCGACGTGCTGCTGTGAGTTACCCCCGCTGGATCAACCAGGAACAGAACCTCCGCGAGGTCGCCCCCGGTCTGTACGTCGGCAACGAGTTCGCCCCCGGGTCAGAACGCGTGCGGTTCGGCATCATCGTCGACCTATGCGGCTCGTCTGCGAGCCTGCCCGAGTTGTACCCGTCTTACGCTTCGCTGGTGCGCATCCCCTTGATCGACGGGGAAGCCGTCCCAACGGAGGTGCTGGAGGAGGTGTACGATGCGGTGTGGAGCGGCCAGCGCCGGCAGCTACCCGTGCTCATCCACTGCGTCATGGGGCTGTCGCGTTCGGCCTCGGTCGCCTACGGGATGCTCCGCACGATCTACGGGCTGAAGCATCGCGAAGCCCTGCTACGGGTCGTCACCCCCGAGGGGCTTGCCGACGGCTACCCCTTGCGCGAGACGCTGCGGAGCGTCAGCCGGTGGGCCGATGCTCGCCAGCGCGACATGGCGTAGGCGGTCAGAGCGCCGAGGTCGTGATCAACTCATAGGCTGCGATGGAGCCGGTCCAGTTCGGGATAGTCGCGGCCGGGAGCGGCGTGGTGTCGATCCCGTTCTGCGTTGTGTAGTAGCACCAGTCGTTCAGGCCCGACGAGAAGACGCGCTGGTAGTAGTAGATGGTGGCGCCCCCGGCACGCGAGGGCCATAGGAAGGTCGGCGACTCGAAGTAGGTCGCCGCCAAGGGGTTCTGCTGCTGCCAGAAGAAGTCAGGAGATGCGAAGTAGGTGGCAGTCAGCGGGTTCTGCTGCTGCCACAGGAAGGCCGGTGACGAAAAGTACGTCGCGGCGTTGTCGACGCTCGGCATGGATCACACCAGCGGTAGGACGTTCTGGAGCCAGGGGAAAGTGAGCCACTGCGGCAGGAGTCCCGGAAACGTATTGATCGCCTGCGTGACCACGATCCGCGCCGTGGTGGTCGTCAGGTCCAGCGTGTCGGTGGGATTGAACGGGCCGCTCACCATCATCACGTTGCTCGTGAAGCCCTTGGGGGGAGACCCTGCGACGTTGGAGGCGCCAACGAGGTATGGCGTCACCTGCGAGCGGTCGTTGTAGACGCTCAAGCCCGTGGCTGTGCCGGAGAGCGGCCAGATGTTCGAGAGGGCGCCTCCGCCGCTGTTGGTCGAGACGAAGGCCGTAAAGCCCGGTGCGTCGGTACGATACACGGCCGTCGTCGGCGAGGACCAGACCAGCGGATAGGCCTGCCAGTATTGGCAGCGATAGAAGACGGCCGCATCCACCGCCCACCAGCCTGCGTTCAACCCGAGTTGCCGGTACGAGGGGTCGTAGTCGGTCGCGGGGGCAGTGCCGGACGCCACCGCATCGGTGTAGATGATAAACTGGTTCAGCCCGGTGCCTTGGGTGTACGCGGTGGTCCACCAGCCGTAGACCCCATTCGTGGTCGTGTCCGACGCGACACACGAGACGTAGCCATTACCGGTGACAGACAGGGTGGCGCATTGAGCCGCACCAGTCGAGGCGAGGTCGTAGGTGTTGGTCCCGGTGCCCGTAGCCGAGAAGCCGACGGTCGACCCGAACCACACCACGCCATCGCCGGACGCCCCGGTCGTTGGAGCGGCAGTGAGGGCGCCGCCGGTCCCGAAGCCCACCGACCGGGAATACTTGATCAGTACCGTCGTCGCCGTGCCCCGGTAGAAGACGTACTCCCGGCCGCCCACGCCCGACGGTTCGCGGATGCGGAGCCACGAGCCGTTCGACACGAAGTCACCGGTGTTGTCCACCGAGGACGCGTTCGAGAAGGTGCTCGTTCCGTTCGATGATCCCTGGATGACCCAGCCGGCCGCGAGCAGCGCGGTCTTGATCGCGGTGAACGTAGGCGCGACAGCATCAGCAGTCGTGACGATGTTGTTGGTAGAGCCGACGAAGGCCATGGGTCACTCTCAGTAGATGGGGAGAACGCTGGTGATCCAAGGCATCGCGAAGCCATTGGTGGCTTGGATGATGACCTTGGGCTCTGCCGTCGCCAGATTGAGCGTGTCGCAGTTGTTCAACGTGACGTTGTAGCAGCAGAGACCCGTCGTCATGCCCTTGGGGTAGGTGGCGCCGTTGCCGACCATCACCGGGTAGGTCTGCACGCCGACACCGTAGGGGCCGAGGCCGACCGTGGTCCGGGGCGCAAGAAGCTGCCCGCTCAAACCCGAGAAGTAGATGTAATGGAGCCCGTAGGTCCCGTTGATCAGGTAGGACCGATACGGCGAGACGGGAGCCGTGAAGTCGTAGGCCTGCCAATACTGGGCGCTGGTCAGCGAGAAGAAGGTCGCGGTTGCACCGGAATAGCGGTAGCTCGGGTCCGCATCCTGGGACGGGTAGGTGTTCGCCTGCACCGCTTCGGTGTAGGTCAACTCTCCCGGGGTACTGCCGGACGCCCAACGGGTCATCCACCAGCCGTACACGCCATTGACCGCGGTGTCCGAGGCGACGCACGAGACGTAGCCGCTGGTAGCTGCATAGGCGGCACCGGAAGCGGGGCCCGTGATGGCGGCCTCGTTGCCGAAGCCAATGCTGGCGCTCGCGACCCACACCACGCCGTCACCGCCAGCGCCCGTGGTCGGGAGCGTGGTCGCGCCGGGCGAGCCACCGATGAAGCCGGTCGCGCGAGAATACTTGATGATGGCCGTCGTCGCGGCCGAGCCGCGCATGAAGCAGTACTCGCGACCGCCCGCGCCACCCGGCTCGCGCAACCGGCACCACGCGCCGCTGGCGTTCCAGGCGGTCGCGTCGGGAAGCTGGTCGGGGGTCGAGCCCGCCGTGTAGGTCGTCCCGTTGGACGACGCCATGAGTTCCCAACCGGCTGCGAGCAGCGCGGTCTTGATGGCGTTGAAGTAGTCCGCCGTGCCGAGGGTCACGACGTTGTTGACGGAGCCGACGTAGGCCATGTGTTACACCGTAGTCAGGTGCATACCTCGCGCGAAGACGGTTGTCCCCGCGGAGACAGCGGTGAGGGTGAGATTGTACCACCCGGCCGAGAAAGAGACCGGAGCAGCGAGCGTCACGTCGAAGAAGCCCGACGTGCCCGCAACGTAAGTGAAGGTAGCAACCGTGACGTTGACGAGATCTTTCACGTCGACTTGGATGGTTCCGGCGGCGTTGATCCCGAGGTACATCCGGCTGTTGACCGTGTACGTAGCCGCTGCCGGCACATAGAAGCCGCCGACGAAGGTGGGAGCGCCGTTCGTCGCCGACCCGTTCAACGACACGCTCACCGTCGCCGAGACAACGGGCGTGGGCGGGGTCGAGTCGATCTTGTCGAGGATCGACCAGTTCGTGCCATCCGAGACGACCGTGATGGCGTCGTACTGGTAGGCGATGCTCTGCGTCCCGGCTCCGTCAATCAGAACGCCGACGCCACCCGTCACCGTCACCACGTTCGCCGTGGCGTCGGTCTTCTTGATGGTCAGCCACTTGTCCGTCCACGTCAGCGGGTTCGGAAGCGTGATGACGACGGCGCCGGCTGACGCGTCCACCAGCAGGACCGATACGGAGTCGTCGGCCACGATGGCGTTGCCGGACACCGTTCGCGTCTCGACCGTGCGCAGATTGAGCCAGCGGTAGAAGTTCTGCTCCGCCAACTGGTCGAGGGCGGCGGCCACCGACGTCGGCGCGGTCCCCGTGCCGGAAGGGGCTGGGGGAGTGACCGCGGTCCAGTCGCCCGCCGTCGTGGGCGTATAGGCGATGTTCGTGACGGTCAGCGTGCCCGACACGCCATCGAAGGTCATGGGGAGCGTCGTGCCGATGCTCACCGTCTCGGCGCCCGTGACCACCAGATTGACGGTGTTGGTCGCAGCGGCGTCGGAGAGGATGATGAAGCCGTCGGCGGCACCCGAGCCGGCACCCGTGCGCAGGATGACGTCGCCGCCTGCCACGACGCCGCTCGTGGGGCTGCCCGCGTGCAGGATGAGGTCACCGCCGACGCCCGCGCCGGACTCGCCCTGGATCTCCGCGCCGGACGAGACGACGATGCTCGTGGGGCCCGTCGTGTTCCCGATGAGCAACGTGGCCGCGAGAGACCCCGCACCGCCTCCGCCGCCCGGCTGCCACGTCACGTTGCCGGCGCCGTCGGTCGTCAGGACCTCGCCGGCCGCCCCGTCGACCACGGGGAAGGTGAAGGCCCCTGCGAAGGTCACCGGCGCCGTCCCCGAGCCCAGCGTGACGCCAGTCGCGTTCACCGAGCCCACGTTGACGATGCTGGTCGAGTCGAGGTCGAGGGTGATTCCAGAGGAGAGGATGCCGCTCGGCGTGACCGCGAGCGTCTGGCCGGCGCCCGTGTTGGTTACATTCAGGAAGGACGAGCCGCCGGTCGCCCCGATGTTGATGCTGTAGCCGCCCGCGACGTCCGCGAAGGTCATCGTGTTGGTGGCGACCTGATACAGCGCCGTCTCGCCCGCGACCGTGCCAACCCACTGCGAGTCGCCGTAGAAGTTGCTGGTGCTGTTGGCGTTGAAGACGTTGAACGCGGTGACGACGTTGTTGAAGTCGAGCGTACCGTCGACCGTGACGACGGTCCCAGCCCCACCAATGGAGACGTTGGTCGCGGTGGTGCTGCCGATGTTGACCGCGCCGTCGCTGTCGATGAGCAGGCTACCGCCGGTCGCGCTGATGACAGCGCCCGCCGACGAGGAGACGCCCACCGAGAAGGGTCCGGCGGGGTCAAGGAAGGTCATGCCCCCCGACGCGTCGGTGTAGATCGACTGTCCGCCCGCCGCCGTGACCTGGATGTTCCCGAGCACGTCCAGGGCTTCGGTCGGCGCTGCGACGTTGATGCCCGTGCTCCCGTTGATGACCACGAAGCCGGTCGCGTCCGGGGTCAGCGTCACGTCCGAGCCGGCGCCCGCCGCCGTCAGCGTCAGATCTCCCGCGTTCGCCGTGAGGTCGAGGCTGGTCTGACCGATGATGGTGTCCCCGGTCGAGACCTCGATGTCCGTCCCGCTGGTCGTGTTGCCGATGACCAGCGTGGCCGCCAACGACACGCCACCGCCGCCCCCGCCCACCGGAACCCATCCGAGCGTCGTGTAGACGTACAGGAGTTGATCGGCTTGGTTGAAGGCCGTATCGCCCACTTCGGTGTTCGGCGTGACAGGCAACGCCGCGAAGTTGGGATAGAAGCCCCAGAACGAGTGCGCGTTGGAAGGTGAGCGGAGGGCCACAGGCTACCTCGGGAAAGGGGGCTGCTTACGGAGCGGCTTGGACTTGGACGGTGGTCGTCCAATCCCACAACGCAGGAACGGGGGTGGAGAGCGGCTGGTTCGGATCGGACCAGTTTGCCGTTTGCACTCCAAGTAGCGCATCGGTCGCGGGCACGCCGGAAGGATCGATCCCCGTGGCCCATCCCGTGATGAAGGCGGTCGCGCCCAGGGTGTTGTTGTTCGCGTAGTACGTCGTGGTCCCAGGGGAGATCGGGCCGCCCGAAACGCCGCCGATGGCGAGCGCACCCTTGCCGTGCGAGTTGGTCAAGGTGTTCCCCGCGAGCGTGATGCTCGCGCAACGGGTCAGGGGAGGCTGGGTCGAGGGGAGCACGAACCCGACGAACAAGCTCGTCTCCGCGGCGGTGCAGCCATCCACCACAAGCGTCAACGGGGTCGCCCCGATGCCGAAGTAGTCACAGTTGAAGAACTGGTGGACTGGGAAGGCGTTGCTGGGGGTGACGTTGCCGATGCGGAGGTAGCCGCCGAGCACTTCATCGGGGGGAGAGGCGCCCGTCGTGATGGCCACGACGCGGGTGCTCCCCGTGATGACGCCGTTCTGGCTAGAGTCATAGGTGGAGTTGGTGAACAACCCTTGACCGTCGCTGCGGTAGATTCCGATGAGCCGGCGGGTGCTGTTGTTCGGGCCGACGTAGGCCAGTTGGCAGTTGTTGATCTGCCAGCCGTCGCTCTTGATGACGACGCAGAACTCCATCCCTTCGACCCGAACGCCCTCGAAGTAGTGCCCGGACGAGCCCACCCCCGCGGTGATCGACACGGCCGCTTCGATGCTCGTGTTCGTCGTCCGACGATGCTTGATGGTCAGGTCGCGGATCGTGACGTTGCTCGTGCTGATAGTGATGAAGACGACGGGCGCTGCGCCGTCCGCGGTCGTTTGCAGGACCGTGCCCGCGAGGCCCGCGCCCTGGATGGTCACCTGCTTGGAGACGGTGATGGCGCCAGTGGTGAAGGTCTCCGCCGACAGGAGCAAGCGGTCCCCGTTGACCACGCTCCCCGAGGCGAGCGCGGTGGCGAGGTCCGGGAAGTCTTCGCCGCCGAGCGTGCCGACCGTCCACGTCGAGCCGGAAGGGGCAGGAGGCGTCACGGGCTCAATCACAGCGGGACCAACGGGCGCCTGCCCGGTGACCTCCAACTGCACTGCACCTCCCGCGATCACGAAGTCTGCATTGAGCGCAGGATCGCTCTCATGCGACCACACCACGTTGGTCGTGCCCAACTGCGTCACCACGCCCGAGTCCTCGACGAAGGTGCCCGCGATGCGGTAGCTGGCGGCGTCCGTCGAGCCCTGCTTGCGGGCCGCGACCGTGGCCTCATAGACGGTGGTCGTCGAAGGCGCCGGCGCCAAGGTCAAGAGGGGGGTCGGCGTCGCGTTGGTCGTAGTGACCGACCCCGTGATCCCACCACCTCCGCCGCCGCCGGCCTGCCACGTCGGAGCCGCACCAGCCCCGTTGCTCGTGAGCACATAGCCCGCGGTCCCCGCGTCCCCGTTGACCTGAAGCTCCCCAACGACGACATTCAGCGCCACGGGCGTCGAGGTGCTGTCGAGGGCGCTCAAGGTCGCGACGCCGCTCGGGACCGAGAGGGCCGCCGTGTGGGTGGTCCCGTTGTCCGTCGCGCTCACCTGCCCGGCGTACACGTTGCCCGACTGGCTTCCGTTGCCGATGCCAAGGTCCCCAGGGCCGAAGACACCCGCGCTCGTGGGATTGAGAGGGTCGGTGAGGGTGATGGTGTAGAGGGCCCCGTTCACCTCAAGAAACTGACCATCGAAGGGGCTCGTCACCGTCAACGGGAACAGAGACCCCGTGATGTTCAACGTGTTCCCATCCCAGGTCAGGTCCGCCGAGGCTCCGAAGGCGCCCGAGTTGTTAAACTGGATCTGGGTGTCAGCGCCGGCGGGAGAGCCCCCACCACCGCCCGCTTGCCACGTCGGTGCGAGGCCAGGGCCGTTGCTGGTCAGGACCTCGCCGGAAGCGCCCGACGTGCCACCAATGACCAGTTCAGCGATGTCAAGCTCCAGCGCCGCCGGGGAGCCCGACTGCGACGTCGACAGCTTCGGGCGCATCGTCGTGGCGGCAAGCTCCGCCGAGAAGCCCGACCCGGTATGCACGAGGCGCACGGACGCGTCGCCGGTGCTCGTCTCGGAGGACAGCATCGCCGAGCCGTTGCTCGTCTGCGTGTTGACCGCGGGGCCGAGCACGGGGGCGTTTGCGATCTCCGCCGTGACGATGGCCCACGTCGTCCCATCGTACTGGTAGTCGTCCGCGATGACGATGGCGGTGTCCCCCGCGGACAGCGCAGGGTTGCCGAGGGTCGCGGCGTTGAGGGCTACCAAGCTCGGGTAGGCGCCCCAATGCTCGTTGTATGTCGGAGACTGGGCCACAGGCTACCTCACGGAGACAAGGTGAAGGCTTGGGTGATGGGGAACGCGGTGATGATGTTCTTCACCTTCACGTTGTACGCCAGCGCCGCCGAGTTCGAGTAGGTGATGGGCCCGTAGAGGAAGATGGACCCCGCCACCCCATTGACGCAGTAGCCAGTACCCGTCGCGATCGCGAAGGTCGCATCCCCCATCCCGAAGGCGGCGCCCGCGTTGACGAGGTTGACGCCCGTCGAGTTCGCGGTCGCGTTGCGGATGGTCGAGTAGCCCAGGAAGACCGTCCCGCCGGTGATGCGGATGACCTCGTTCGCGAGGGAGCCCTCAATCTGGCTGTTGTAGACCTCCACCGTCCCGGCGGCGCACTGGATCTGATACTGGTAGTCCGCGACCTCGCAGCCGTTGCGGATGAGCGTGTAGCCCTGGACGTGGTTCACGCCGACGCCCGCCGTCCCTGCCCCTTGGATGGTGGTCCCGTCGAGGTAGCAGGACGAGCCGGCGCCCGAGTTGTTGACCACCACAGCGTCACCGCTGACGCCGGACAGGTTGTAGATGTAGCAGTTGACCATGCGCAGCCGAGCCGGCGCCGTCCCTGCGAAGTTCACGCCCTGCGCACCCGCGAAGCTCGCATTGATGAACAGGTTTTCGAGGTGGATCGTGTTTTCGAGGATGTTTAGGCCCGCGGCGGGCGCGAAGGTCACCTTGCCGATGTTCGGGGCGTAGCTGCGGGGAGAGGACAGCCCGATGACGCTAAGGCGCTTCTGCGCCGGGAAGGTCACGTCGCCCCAGGACGTGATGGGCGACACGGCCCCGATGGGTCCGACGAAGATGGTGTCGTTCGCCGCCGCGGCGTTCACCGCGTCTTGAAGCGTGGCGTACTTCCCGCCCACGATGACGAAGTGAACCTTCGACGTGGAGCCGCCCATGCCCTGCACGGTGGCCGCCTGGGAGCCTGCACCCGGACCCGCGATGACGTCCTGGGTCAGTTCGGTGATGCCTCCGCCGCCCCCGCCTGCCTGCCACGTCGGCGCGAGGCCGGCACCGTTGCTGGTGAGTACTTCACCGGCCGCGCCTGCCGCACTGTTGACGAGGATGTTCGTCCCAATGAGGTCGACCGTTTCGCCCGCGGTGCCGAGGGTGAGCGTGCCGCCGATTCCGGTCTCCACGATCAGGCCTGGGTTGCCCGTGATGATGCCCTGGCCAATGTCGATGGCCGATCCGCCCGTGGCGACCGTCAGGTTCGTCGTGTCATAGGTGAAGTTCGGATCGCCGGCGAGCGCCCCGCCGCTGTTGTACTGCACCTCGTTGGGGTTGCCCGCGGGCGCGGTCGTCGTCGCAGGCGCCCACGCGGCCCCATCGTAGGCATACAGCGAGTTCGCCGAGACGACGAAGGCCGTGTCCCCCGTCTCCAGGTTCGGGTTGCCGACCGGCAAAGCGGCGGGGTTCGCGAACGAGCCCCAGTAGGAGTGTGCAGAGGTGGGAGAGCGGAGGGCCATGAGCTACCTCAGGTGAGCGCGAGCCAGTCGATCGCGGCAAGATAGTTGGCGTTACCGCCGGAAAGGTTCGTCACGAGGAGCGAGATGGTGTCCGAGGTTCCGGCCACGTCTGCGCCCAGTGTGAGCGTCGTGTTGGTGAGTTCGAGGTTCGCGGGTGGCGTGGTGTTGGAGAACACGCCCGCTGCGATGACGGTCCCGGTCCCTGGCGTCACCGAGCCCGCGATGTCCACGTCACAGTAGCCCACCGAGCCCGCTGCCCACGTCGCCCCGGCGATGGTGCCGTTGTAGATCAGTTCCCACTTGCTCGTCCCGTTGCTGTCGGCGAGCGGGCCCACAGCCGTCGGGATGATGGTCACGCGGGGGTAGGCGCCCATGTGACGGATCGAGAACATGGTGTAGTTCGCGCCGTTGCCAACGCCCGTGATCCGAGCCGGACACGCGAACCCAAACTTGGTCCCGGTGCCCGTCAGGCCGCCCTCACTCATCACCGTCGAGCAGATGCACGCGATCGAGGCGGGCGCCGCGAGGCCCACATCGCCCGTCACCTCGTACCGGATGGGGAGGTTGGGGGTGGTCATGTAGACGGACGGATTCAGGTTCGCGTTGTCGAAGCGGTGCGCGTAGATGACCTGACCGTTGATCACGAAGCCGAGACGGGCCGAGCCCACGCCCAGCCACTCAAAGTCGATCACCAAGATCTGCGTCGCGGTGAAGTCGAGCGTCACGCCGCTCGGTCCCGAGCCATCCATGGGGTCGAGGTTCCACGCCGCCTGCGCGACCGTCGTCGTGGGGACCAGCGAGGTCGAGCGCCGCACGAGGTACGCGGTCCCGCCCGACAGTTCCAAGAAGAAGCCGTTGCCCGAGTCGAAGTAGCCCGCCCGCTTGGTCGCGTTGGCCGTGATGCCGTTCAGGTTGAACGTGCAGAAGATCAGTTGGCTCTTGCCGGGCTGGTAGGTGAAGTACCGCCGCGACTGCCGCACCGAGGACTGCCCCGCCGCCACCGTCAGCGCCACGGTCGCATTGAGCGCCGACCACACGCCGGCCCCAGCCCCGCCCGACTGCGACTCGGCCCAGTAGAGCGGCTGCGCATCATAGACGAGCTTCGAGTCGAATACCGTCTGGGGGTTCGAGGTGCGCAGCCGCCCGAAGGCGTCGAAGTTGGCAGAGGTGAGAGCCATAGCCGTCCAGGTTGCTGCGCCCAAGGTGGCGTTGATGCAGAAGTAGAGCATGGCGTCGCTGGTGACGTAAGCCGTGTCCCCCGGTTGGAGGTTCGGGTTTTGCGTCGCGCTGCCGGTGATGTTCGGAAGATCTCCGTAGGTGGCGAAGATGCCCCAATAGCCATGGTAAGCGACTGGCGAGCGGAGAGCCAAGGCTTACCTCAGAGCAGAATGTTGTGCGCGGCCTCGTCGCTTCCCGCAGTGACCAGTTGCGTCCCCGGCTGCGCCGTGATGACGTTCGCGACGATGATGTCGTTGGAGCCCGCAGAGGAGTCGACACCCGTCTCCGCCGTGATGTCCGACCCGCCGATGCGGACCTGGGTGCCCGCGTTCACCACCACGCCGAAGGTGCCGGAAGCGGGGGCGGAGTCGAGCGCGATGGTCGAACCCTGCACCGATCCGGTCGCAGTAGAGCCCAGGTTCAGGAACAGCACGCCGATGGTGCCCCCCGACGGGGAGGAGATGGTGCAGCCACCGTCGACCGCCAGCGAAGCGGAGCCGGTAGCCCCGTAGGACACCATACCGTAGCTGGTGAAGTTGGTGGCGGAGCACCCGTTGGCCGCGAGCCGGGTCGTGATGAACGCCCCGTTGGCGATCATGCCGCCGTCGCCGCCGTTCGCCGAGCAGCCCGAGAGCGTCATGGTCGACCCACGGCTCACGAAGCTCGCCAAGGCCTCATCGGGGTTCACCGGGCTGCGCGTGCCGCTCACGGTCGCCCGGCAGCCAACGCAGGTCATCGGCGTGAAGTTGCCGTAGAAGGCCCCGCGGATGTTGCTGGTCGCGGTGGCGTCGCGGGTGTACTCGACGGTGACGTTCTCGATGTAGACCGGATCTCCACCGCTTCCTTCCACGATGCCGAGGCCGCCGCCGTTGCCGGTGTCCAAGGTCGTCTGGATCAGCAGGTCGCGAAGGGTGCCGCCGTTGCCGACCTCGAACACGGTCGTCTCGGCGGGCGCCGAGTTGTTGCCGAGGATGATGGTCCCAGCCCCGGCCCCGCTGACCACGACGCCAGGGACCTGGAACTGCACGCCGGGCGAGCCGGGCTGATTCAGGTCGTAGGTGCCGGCCCGGATGTGGATGTCGCCGGGAGCCCCACCGGCCGCGCTGCAAGCCGTGGCGATGCCCGAGCCGTCACCCGGATCGGGGATGTACACGAAGCCGCCGGCGCTGAAGGCGACCGCCGAGTCGCCGTTCGGGACGTTGCCGACGACGTAGCGGGGACCGAAGTAGGTCGAGCCGCCGCCACCGCCGCCGGGAGCGAGGATGTACTCCGCCCCGTCCCAGATGAAGGTGTCGCCGATGGCCGGCGCCGCAGAACTGACGGGATTGTTCTGGATGCCCGTGACGGGGGACTGGCCAGGGGCGCCGAAGCCCCCGGTCGACGTCCAGAGGGTGACCCAGACCGTCCCGCCGAGACAGAGGTACAGAGCGGTGGGCGGGCCTACGCCAGAGCCACCGCGCAGAGCCGCGAAGGATCCGCCACGGCGGTCGAGGATGCCGTTCGGATCGGCTTCCACAGACTCGACGTCCGGGTACTGGTTTCCGCCCAGGGACAGACGCCGGCTGTAGAGCCGGCCGATGGTATCGCCCACGAGACCCCCAAGGGGGGCGCACCCCCACGGGGAGTACCTACCTCACTTCACGCCGACCGAGCAAGGGGTAACAGGGGTGGCAAGCCCCTTTGGAGGTCTACCAAAGCGCAGGCCCGTCGCGATGGCCACTTGAGCGACCATGATGGTCAGCGGACCGACCACGAAGGGCCAGTACGGGTGGAGGATAACCCGGAGCGACAGCGGATCACAACCGAGCACGCTGCGGTAGAGCCGCTGCATGGAGCGGGCCAAGATCTCGGTGTGGTCGTCGCCGTCCTCGGGCGCGAGGGCGTGGCCAGCCTCGTGGAGGGCCACCACGGTCCAGAGGGTGCCAGGGATGCGGGGATCGACCCAGATGGTCCGCCGAGTGAGGCGCTTGCCGCCGACCCGACAGCCGGCCGTGGCGCACAGGCCGCCGAAGCCTTCCGGGGGCGGGGCGTGGATGACCGCGATGCGAAGCCGCTGGATGGCAGCGGTGACCTCCGCCCGCGTCACAGGGTCACCACGCTGGGCCATGCGTGGCTGCTTAGGACGGCGTGCTCCAGGGCCGTGCGGTAGGCCAAGATCTCACCGGAGGTCGGGGGCCGGTCCAGGAACCGCCGAAGGGCCAGGAGGCCCCGGAACGGCACCGCGGGCGGAAGGTCCTCGGGGTCCGAGAGGAGACCCACCTCCAGGTGCCCCGAAGCCGTCAGCCGGGCCGCCATCGTCCGCCCGAAGGCGTCGAGGTGGCTCGCCAGGGTCAGCTTGACCGACCCCTCGGGCTGCTCGGGGAGAGGGTGCAGGCGAAGCTCGTAGGTCAGCGCCCCGATACCCGACCCCCAAAGGGCGCCCGTGGGGTGCTCCTGGGTGTCCTCCCGCTCCATGCCGTGCGCCTGGAGCAGGTCATCCACCACCGGCAGAACCTCGACCACACACGGCTGGTACCACGCCAGCAGGGTGCAGGGGAGCGGCCGATCGGGCTCGTGGGAGCGGCGGGCGCAGGGCCGGGCCTCGAAGCCGGGCAGGTCGCCTAGCGTCTCCCGGATGGCGTCCAGGGCGCCGCGGTACAGGGCGCTGCGCAGCGTCCGATGCGCGAGGTAGGGAAGGCCGCTCACAGGTCCCTCATGTCCCGCAAGGGGCCGGGAAGACGGGCGATCACCGACCGGAGGTAGATGGCTCGGGGCACGCTGCCCCGCTGGCGGTCTAGCTCGGCTAGCTCGTCGTCCGAGAGCCGGACGTACTGCTCCTGGGGGACGTCTCGGACCTCGTTCTGGGACAGGATCAGCTTGCCGTCGCGGATGCCGCGGAGCATACGCCGGAAGTCGGTGATCCCGTTCAAGATCTTGGGGTCGGAGCGAAACTTGACCGCGACCTTCGCGGTCCGGTCGGGGCTGTTCTTGACGTGGGGTGTTCTGGGCATGGGGTCTCCTGGTGGGCTGGTATATGCCGGGGGGCTACGGGGTGCAAGGGGATAGGGCAAGCCAGTCCGGGGGCTCGCGACGCGTCCAGCGGGCTGCTGGGCCCCAGGCTTGATACTTGGCCGTGAGGCAGCGCCGGTAGGCGGCGTAGGGGTCGGGGCCGCGCAAGGCCTCGGGCATGGCCTGGGGGATCGGGGGAGCGGGATCGGCCGGGATCAGGGAGGCCGCCGCACGGGCGCCTAGCAGGGCCGCCAGGGAGCCGTGGACGCGGCCGTACCGGTGGGCGTACTCGGCGCAGAGGGCTTCGCCGTGGTCCGCTACCCAGAGGTAGGCGGCTCGCGAGGAGGCCGCCCAGCGGACGCAGGGATGACCCTGGTGGGTGGGCCGGTAGCCACCCGGGGGGACCTCGGAAGGGGCCGCAAGGTGCAGGGCGGTCCACACGATCTGCGCCGACTCCAACGCCATCTTGACGACGTGGCGATCGGCCAGGGCGAGAGCCGCCCTAGCCGGATCGGGATCGGAGGCAAAGACGTTCACGGGTCACCCGTTCCGGCGGGCTTCGGACATCGGGCAGGGCTTCCAGTAGAGGTCCCGCTCGATCAGGGGCAGGTTGCCGCCCCGCATGACGCGGACCGTCATCGCAAGATCGCCCACGTCGATGTACCCGTACTCCCCCATGCCCATGCCCATATCGGCCCAGCCGAAGGCCTCGCCCGTCTTGGGGTCGTACTCGGTCAGGAACCAAGTCGCGCCGCTGTACGGCGAGAACAGCTTGACGTGGGCGATGGGGTCGGGGTTCTTCTCCTGGCCGCGAAGGGGTGGGAGCTTCTTGGCTACCGAGTCGGGGAGCAGTTGGTGCTTGCGGGGGCCGTCAGTGGGGAAGCGGGGCATGGTCGTGTCTCCAGAGTGAAAGGGAAGGGAAGGGAAGGGGAGCCCAGCCGAAGCCGGGCCCCACCAGGGAAGGATCACCGGATCTCGGCGAGGGTCTGGAGCATGGCCTCCGCGTGGGCCTTGCGGGCCTGCACGAGGGCCGTCTTGTGGATGGGGCGGACGGGGGGATGGCCGTCCTCGGCAGTCCAGGCGCGAGCGATCATGTCCGCGTCTTGGCGGGTCCAGAGGAGCGTCCCACACACGTCACCGCGGACGCCCTTGAGGGCGTAGCCCTTGCGGCCGTCGCGGCCGGCTACGGAGCCGATCGCCAGGGTGCAGTCCTCCAGGGCCACGGCCCACACATGAGCGACCAGGGCCACATGGCCCAGCCGGGCGGACTCGGCCTCACGAGCGAGGTACTCCTCGGCCTCGGCGATCGTCTGGGTGTAGAGGGCGACGTACTGGTCGCGGATAGAGGAGCGGGCGGTCATCATGGTCGTGTCTCCAGAGTGAAAGGGAAGGGAAGGGGGATCAGGCTTGGGCGTCGATCAGCGCGTCGACCTGGGCGGGGAAGCTCGAATCGAAGGCCGCCCCGCTGTTGCGCAGGACTTGGAGCAGCGACCAGTCCGAGTAGGCAAACCCGAAGGGGCCGGCGCTACGGGGGCCCGCCGCCGCGAAGTCGTTGAAGAGGACCACCGTCCAGTGATCGAGGGCTTCCACCTTCCCGCCCTTGCGGCGGGCTCCGCGGCGGTCAGCGGCAGCGGCGTCGACCAGATAGGCCTTGGCGGCCGAGCGGTAGGCTCGGAGGACCTTGGAGGCGGCGGGGTGCTGCGCGAAGAACTTGGCAAGGGAGGTCTTGGTGGCCATGGTCGGGTCTCCTGTTTGCCGGGCGGGCACCGTTGCCGCCGGCACTGTCTCTGTATCCAGGGGCGGCCGTACCGTCAACCAAGAAGGTGCAGATTGCTAAAAAAGGGCCTTAGAACCGTCAATCTTTCTGATCGGTGGTTCGGGCGGTTCGCCCGCGGGAGGCCCGGCCAGAGGGCAAGGCCCCCAGAGGGGGAAGGGGCAAAGGGGGAAGGGGTAAGGGGGGTCAGGCCCACAAGCGCAGTAGGCGCTCGTCCTGCGCAGCCCGTACCCTTGCCCTGCGGGCCCGCTCCTCGGGATGCCTCCGCATCTCGGCACGCAGCCGGATGATGGCTGCCTCGGCCGTCAGGGCCACGCAGGGGTCGTCCGAGAAGACGTCCCGGCGAGCGGCGTGCAGGTCCCGCTCGATCTCCTCCAGGGCCCTCACGAGGCCACCTCGGCCATGAGGTCCATGGCGGCCCGCTGGCGCAGGTCAACGAGGTCCATCCCGGTCAGCCAGTCCGCACCCACGCGGATCGCCTCGGCCTCGGCGTCGGCCAGCCACGCGAGCAAGCCCGGGAGGTCCAGGGTATCGAGGCCATGGGCGGAGACCAGTCCCCGGGGGGTCGAGGCTTCGCCGAGCACGGTGTTCCAGTAGGTCTCATGGGCGGTCGTCATGGTCGTGTCTCCAGGTGAAGGGGAAGGGGGGCAAGCCCCCCAGGGAAGGGCGATTGTCGTTCGGGGCCTCGGGGCTACGCCCCCTGGGCGGCCATGGCCCCAGCCCAAGCGGTGAGCGCGTCGGCCGCCCCCGCGTAGTCCCGGGCCTTGAACTTCTGGCCGGTGATCTGGGCCGCCGCCTTCATCATCGCGCTCGGGGTGTAGGCGCGGTTCACCTTCATACCGGTCCGGGCGTAGAAGCGCAGGGCCGATGCGATGGCGCTGGCGCGGTAGATGCTGACGGCTGCGGGACCGCTGAAGGTGGTGGTCCCGCCCGGGGTGGTTTCGATCGGCATGTGAGTCTCCTTGTGTTGAGTAGGTGAAGGGGGGCAAGCCCCCCAGGGAAGGGCGGTCAGGCGATCTCGGCGCCGAAGACCGTACAGGGGGCATGGGCGCCGTTCTGGGAGCGATACCAGTCGGGGGGGCTCAGGGGGAGCACGAGCAGCCCGGTGTACCCGTGGACGAGCACCCGGCGGAGCACCAAGGCAGGGCCGATCCGGTTGATCGTCACGGTGACGTCCTCGCCCGCAGCGGGGATCGCACCGGAGCCCGACCACTGGCCCCCTTGCCAGCCTTCCTGGTCAGGCTGGACGGCTACGCCCAGGTAGGCGTAGCCGCCGCTCACCCGGGCATGGGCCTGCACGCCCATTCCAGAGAGGGCGAAGTCGCGATCTCCGGTCTTCTCGTGGTGGGCCTCTAGCTGGCTGACGTAGGCCGCGGTCAGCCCGGAGAGTGCCTCACGAGCAGCGGGGCTCAGGTGCCCGGGGGTGCGGCTACCGCAGCGATCCCCCAGGAGGGCGAAGCGGTAGCCCGAGATCGTCACGGGGCGGCGGTTGGCCACCTTGGGGCGCCCCGTGGGGGTCAGCACCGGACGGCTGACCGACTCCACGATGGCGCGGGCCCCGAAGGCGATGGGGGACTCCGGGATGATATCGAGGCCGAAGGTGAAGGAAGGGGCAGGGGAGAGGGTAGACATTGGGGATCTCCTAGTAGGTGCAGGGGGACAAGCCCCCCAGGGGAAGGTCGGCGGGCACCGTTGCCGCCGGCACTGTCTCTGTATCCAGGGGCGGCCCTACCGTCAACCATAAAGGTGCAGATACCGTGAAAGTGTAGTTTCTACCGTGATCCGGGGGCAGTCCTCCCGCTGCCTCCTGGGGGCAGTCCTCCCCCGCGGGTCGCGCGCACGAGGGCGGACCCCGAAGGGGTAAGGGGGAAGGGGGGAAGGGGTAAGGGGGGAAGGGCGGGATCAGGGGTCTGCTGCCGACCCTGCCCGGGGCCCCATGGGGATGGGCGTCATACGAGTCGTCCCCTCGCCCGCGAGCGATACCACGGCCAGCGAAGCGACCGCGACCGAGACCACGACAAGGGCCCCGATCGCGACTGCGGACGGACAGCACCGATGGTCAAGGGGGTCACAGCCGCCCCCTCGCCTGCGACCGCGACCGAGACCGCAACAACGATCGAGGGCCGACCCCGGACCGCGACTCGGAAACCGGCCACGGCCCCGACCCGGACTCCGACCACGGCCATGGCCCTGACCCGGACTCCGACCCCAAGCTGCTCCGACCCCCGCGCAGCGCGATCATGGCTGACCTCCTACGGGCTGCGACCGCGACCGCGACCACGACAACGACCACAACCGCGACCCTGGCCCTGACCACGACCCCGACCCCGACCACGACCCCGACCGCGACCGCGACCGCAACCGCAACCCCAACCACGACCGCGACCCCGACCGCGACCCCGACCACGACCACGACCACGGCCACGACCACGACCATGACCGCGGCCCCGACCACGACCGCGACCGCGGCGTCGCCCCCGCAAGTAGCGCCACCACTAGCGCACGTCGCGAGGGAGCGGATGGGGCCACGGCGCGACGTCAACGATCGCAGCACGCGAGACGATGCACTGACCCGGGTAGGGCTCGACCTCGGCGAGACGGCCCGTGGAGAGGGCTTCCGACCAGCGCCCCGTATCCGCGATCCAGGCGGCCTCGGAGAGGACAAGCTCGCCCGGGAGCACTCGTTCGAGGCGTCCGGTGTAGTACATGGTCACGGTGCGGATTATGTAGGCTTGGCCTACGACGTAGGGATGATCTGCGGACATGGCTGGCTCCTTGTTGGTGAGAGTGATCATGGGGGTAGGGGGTTAGCGCGACAGGCCGTAGACGCGGTGGCCGTCTTGCCAGCGGATCTTGCTGGCCTCACGGTCCGTCAGCACGCGGACCGGCAGGGATCCGACCGCGGGGTGCTGGTCGCGGATCTCCTGGGATCGGGCGCTGGCCCACTCCTCCCCTTCCGTGCGAGTCTTGACGCGGCACCAGTCGTGATGGGTGGAGCCGTGGATACCGACGATGGCGAGCATGAGATCTCCTGCGAGAGGTGTGTTGCGCTGACTGACTAGTACGATTCGACGATGTTCTGGTGGCAAAGGCCCTTCCCGCCCCGCTGGATATAGGCCGTACCGAGGTTCGAGTATTGGGCGACGTAGATCCGGTGCGTCTTGCTCCCCACCCGCACCACCCAGGGGGTCGGGATCTTCCCGCCGTAGCCGGACGCGGTGTAGGAGAGGCCTTTTTCGTGCCACCACAAGGGACGGTAGGTGGCGGAGAGGGACTGCCCCTCGATCTGAACCTGACGGGTGGTGGACACGGGGACCTCCTGGGGGTTGCCGGCTCGGCATCTTCGCCGCCGGTGACTCACTGGTATCTCGGTCTCCCCGCACCGTCAACCATAAAGGGGCAGATACCGTGAAAGGCTAGGTTTGACCGTCAATCCCCCTGGCCGGCTCGGCGCCTTGGGGGACGCTGGGCGGGGGTCCTCCAGGGGGCGCCCTCACGGGGGCGGGGCCAGCCTTGAAGGGGGCATGGGGGGTAAGGGTCGCCAGGGCTTCCAGGATGGGAAGGTGGCAGCGGGTACAAGCCCCGACCCCCTTGGGGGCTCCGACGGCGGAGATCATCCGAATCTCCCCCACCTCGACCCCTTGGGCCTCGCCGCACCGAACACACCGCGGGGCTCCCAAGCGGGTGCGCCACTGGTGAGGCGTGGTCCCCTGCGCGAGCGCGTAGGCGAGGCGTTGGTCCCACATGGGCAGGGGAGTTCGCCGGACGTAACGGACGGACACGGGGGCACCTCCTGCCTACCGGTAGCCCGGTGGGCTCTAGTGCGCAACCCCCTGGCCCCCTTGACACGCGAGGGCCGCTCGACTACAACAGGGAGGTCGGAGGGCCCGGAAGGCCCCGAGACGAGACCGGGCTAGGTAGCCGCATCGGGTGAACCCGCTGAAAGGCGCCTAGCAGGCTTTGACATTCAGGAGCACTTGTCCGCTAGAAGTAAGCCGTCAGTATCTGTTGTCAGACGGATGCCAGTCTGCAATCGGCTCTGGGGCCGTAGGCATCACCAACGAACACGACTACGAACACAACTACAAACTAGGTCAGAGAAGGCGGAAGAAACTGGAATCCAAGTGCTCGGGATGAAAGGGGAAGGCTAGAGAGTCAATCTGCAACTCAACGTGAAAGCAGCGCGCAGAGTCGCCACAAGACCGAGGCCAAGGTCGACCACCAACACACGAACATCACTACACCAAGAACCAGACCGCGGCCGAAAAACACGACTACGAACACGACTACGAACACAACCAAGACGAAGCGCAACGTCGACACGAAGCTCCCACGGCAGGGCCGGTGGATGTGAGCAACGAGAAGCAGTATCCGAGGATAGTACCCGATTAGTTCCAAACTGAAGGTCAGGGGAGGCGCATACCTAGACGCGGCCCAAACAGGGTCTAGGGGCTCTCACATTTTTTTGCCTCACCGGAAAACCGATGGGGACGCTGCGGCGGCGACGTCGTTAGCGCGGGGAAACTCGCGAGCGTTCTACGGGGGTCCTGGGGCGGATCGAATCGGAAGCGTTCAGGGGCGTTTCTTGGGGTGTAAAGCTCTGTCTCGAAATGTGCAACTTTCTGCATACTCGACGTGGGGCTCCATAACCCAACGCCAACTAACATAAAGAGAAGAAATATATGCTTATTCCTTATACTATTACTTGCAGCTTAGAAGTGACCTTAAGAAAGTGACCTACTTGGTTTGCTTCCTAGCGCCCGCGCGCGACTATTAGGTCGACCTCCGGGGCGCAAGTAAATGTAACAACTTTCCCTAGCTGCGATCGCACGGTCTTTACATCTCCTTGACACTTGGGAACGCGCTTGACCCCCAGGGCTACATGCGCTAAATACGCTGCGGAAGGTGAACCGGATGCTTCGCGACTTCTCCCGCGACGTCACTACAGGACTGCCGCGTGCAGCGCGTCAGTTCTACCAAGCGGTGAGTTCCGCCACGCGCGGTTTCGACCTTGAACAACTGCTCGGCGTGCGTTGGTCTGACATTCGGCTCCTGGGGCTGTCTCACTTTGCGGACGTCAGAGGCATCCGCGGCCCGGTGAAGCTCCTCCCCGAGTGCGCCACGGACCTGGAGCGGTGGTCGCGGGTCGCGTTGGACCCTCTCGGTCGCCTCGTCCCGGTCGAGCGGCCTCCACGCGCCTACGTCTTCGGGCTCCCGGGCACAGAGGAGCCCATGCCCCGCTGGTTGCTCAACTGGCTGCTCCACGAGGTCCGGTTCCCAGGCGTCATCGACCACCGGCGCATCCTCAGCGCCCTGTCCTCGACGCTCATGTGGCATCCGACGGTCACCGCCGCGGGGCTCCAGTACGAGGCCTTCGTGGGCGCCTACGGGGGCACGACGCCCGTGCCTCCCGCCTTCGAGGAGTACCTACGCGAGATGCCCTTCCTGGCGCCGAAGGACCGGATCCGCGTCTACCGCATCCGCTCGTGGGCCCGGGAGTTCGGCCCGGTCGCGCTGCCGCCCACCGACCCGATTGTCTACTCGTGGTCGTTCGGGCGCAGCCACCAGGAGTCCCAGGTCATCGCGCTGCGGGAGATCTGGACGGGCTGGCGAGCCTACATGCAGCGCCGGTACAACATCGCCATCCCCGCGCTGCCCGGCTGGCCCTCCAACGTGATCGAGGCGTACCGGACCCTCGGGCAGCCCGACAAGTGGACCGAGAAGCTGCTATTCGACCCCTCGCCGGCCGCGGAGACGCTGCGGGGCTGGGCGAGCGCCGACGGGCGGGTGACCCTGCGCATGGGCATGACCACACTCCCCCGCTACGCCGGCTGCGCCAGTCGGGCGGTCAACTTCCGGGAGCGGATGGTCCTGCTGGAGCACCCCTGGGACTGCCAGGAGCCCTCCCGCCTCTCCGAAGGCCCGAACGGCTGGCTCGCCCTGCGCGAGCTTCCGCACTACCCCCGCGAGGCCTTGGAGTCGCGCCGCGGCCCCCTGCGCATGAGCGCCGAAGAGCCGCCGCTCCCCGTGATGGAGGACATCGAGACCGAGCCGGCCCTCGCGCCGGACGAGTTCGAGGCGCTGCTGGAGAAGCACTGGAACCAGAACCGGCCGCCCACGCCGAAGCACCTGCCCCCGAGCGGCCTCACCGAAGAGCCCGCCGAGACCGAACACGTCGAGATCCGAGTCCCCCAGGTCATCGGCAAAGAGGTCCTGGCTTACGCCCGCGCCTGCCTCTCCGCCTACGGCACCCGCTACTACCCGCCGCCCTTCGAGGCTCCGCCCGGAAGCATCCCGGCCAACTCCAAGGCACCCCGCATCCAGCCCGACCCCCCCAAGGTCGACCGCGTGGCCCCCGACCCGTTCCACGGGATTCGCGCAAAACAGCCCCAGGAAGACGTCGCGCAGCCCTACCCCTGGTCCGACCAGCCCCCCGCTACTCGGAAGCCTAAGAAAGGCAAACAGGGGCCTTCCGCGAAGCCTCCGAATAACCAAGCTACAAAGCCTACCGAACCGATCAAGCTCAAGCAGCCCCCCGGAAAACCCTCGATCGAACTCGACACCATCGAACCCGACCACACACCCGCACCCGAGCCCGCACCCGAGCCTCCCCCCGAGCCCGAGACCACCCCCGAGACCACCCCCGATCCCGAAGCCAAGTCGGGCGTTTCCCACCTGCTACCGGAAGTGTTCGACTCCGAGGAACGCGAAGACGTCCGCGGTGTTGCTCTCGATCCGGTCGCGGACCCCGACAGCTACAAGTCGACAGAATGGCCAGAAGCTCCCAAGGTCAGTGCTCGCGATGCGGTGCGCGATCGCTGGGTTCGGGAGTCCTGGCTGTGGGCGTTCGGTCGGAAGCCCGGCGTCCCCAACCCCTATGACCTTGAAGCCGAAGAGTGGCCGGAGACCTATCCGCGCTTCCGCAACGGCTTCCGCGTCCCGCCGGACTGGCTGGGGCGGCTCTCCCTTCGCTGGCGTCAGTTTGGCCTGTTCACGGAGGAGGACGAGGAGATCCCCGGCCTCCGTGAGTACGCCATGCTGATCGATCCATGGCGAAAAGAGGCGGTCGAGGAGTGGGATCGCGAGTCCGACCGCTGACCCCATGGACGGCTTGTAGCCCTTACGTTACCCTCCTGCCACAACCCCTAGCGCCGCCTGAGCTTGGGAACCCATGACTGACTCCTTCTCCCCTGACGGGGTAGTATACCGTCGGGACGACCCCTATCGCCCCAACCCCACCTCGATGCTGTGGAACATCGTCCCTCCCGAGGGCGTGCTTTCACCCCCTGACGTAGAGCCTGCCGTCCGAGATATGCTGCCCTCTTCGGGCTCCATGAGAGGCTTTGTCGAGTGGTCGCACATGACCTCCGATGCGCCCTCGATCTACGCCCTGGCCGGCTGGCTGACCGCTGTCAGCACGGCGCTGCCCCTCGACGTGAAGGTGATGGGCCCCGGTGGCGTCCCGGTCCGGCCCAACCTGTTCACGATGATCACTGGCCCTGCGGGTAACGGGCGCAAGACGTTCACGATCAACCGTCTTCGCTCCTACATGCACGCCAAGTTCGCCGGCCGCATCCTCCCCAACCCCGGATCGACGGCGGGTCTGGCGCTGGCGCTCGTCGAGCTTGAGTCGCTGTTCCCCGGCATCATCATCGACTCCGACCTCTCCCGCTTCCTGCAAGCCTCGCAGGGGTTCGGCTACCTCGCCAACCTCAAGCAAGCCTTGAACACGGCCTTCGACGCGGAGCCCATCTCCGATAAGATCCGCAAAGAGGACGTCCGGGTCACCACCTACAGCCTCTCCTTCCTCGCCGGCGTCAACCGCGAGCAGCTTGAGCAGTTCGCTGACCCGCTCGACTTCACCGGCGGCTTCCTGTCCCGCTGGCTGATGATCGACGCGACCCGCGCCCGCTACCTGCCGCCGACCGGAACCGGTCTGTCCAACGACACCATCGCCCGCGGTGAAGCCTACTTCACCGAAGAGCTTGGGAAGCGTCAGATGGTCCCGCCGGGGATCTACACGTTCTCGCGAGACGCCGGCAAGCTGGCTGACCTGTGGTCGCAGCGGACGGAGGCGTATCAGACGCACCTCGTGACCCAGTACGGGCGCCTCGCCGAGCGGTATCGGTCGCTGTACGGTCGCGTGCCGATGCTGCTCGTGCGCCTCGCCACCCTGTATGCGGTCGACCGTTGGACGGACGCCCCGATGGTCCGCCGCATGATCGAGGTCGAGGACGTCACGCGAGCCATCTCGCTGCTCTCCTACCACCTCTACTCCGCCCACGGCATCTACGACTTTGTGGAGCCGAACCGCGACATGCGCGACCGCCGGAAGATTCTGGAGGTCATCCCGTTCTGGGCTCCGACCGCTCCGGGCGTGACCGAGGGCGAGATCTGCCGGGTCGCTCGGATGCTGCGCCGTCAGACCGCCCCCATCCTGGAGACCCTGGTGCTGGAAGGCACGGTGTTGAAGAACGTCGGCACCGGCAACGGCTACCTGTACGCCCGCACGACCACCACCAAGGCGATCCACGCCCCGAAGCGCGACGAGATGATCGGCCCCGTGGTCCGCCCGAGCAAGATGGTCAAGAAGCCCTCCGTCTGGGAGCTTCACATGGATGGCACCGTCACCGACGGACCGGATGGCGACTGAAGGGGGAAAGGGGTAGGGGGGTGACGAGGCGATCCGTTTCGGGTTAGCCTCCCGCCCAAGGGGGTCCAGCGTGGCGCTCGTGCGTATCGGGAACATCTACGGCGGGCGCCGCGTCCTCTCGGCGCCGGAAGCGGAGTATACGCACGACTTGGACGCCCTAGAGGCTCGGGACGCGCAGACCGGCGAGGTCATCCAGGGGGCCATCATCGGCCACCGCCAGCAGGTGCAGGCCCACACGGGCGCGCTCCAGATGACCCACACGATCGATAGCAAGTCGCTGAACCAACTGACGGGCATCCTTCAGAACATGCGCGCCGAGCGGACCCGGACCATCCTCATGGTGGCGGCCATCGCGGCGGCGCTGATCTGGTGGTGGGGCCAGCAGAAGAAGGCCCCTGCCCGCCGCCGCGCCAAGGCCAAAAAGTAGAAGGGCTCGGACGGGTGCCTGTTCCCGCCGAGCCCTTCGCGCCGGATCGTGTTGCGCACCCACACCGTAGCATGGGTGTCGCAGGGGTGCAAGTGTCCCCGATACGACTTCCTGCTACCGACTCCCCCTCGGGGGCATCACGCCCCCACCACACGCCCCCGAAGGATGCGCAGGCTAGCCCGGTAGCCGAGCCACGACGCCGCTAGCAGCGCCACCACCCCGGCGGTCACTTGCCACCCCCCAGGCCCAAGATGGCCCGCACACACTCGTCCTGCGCCCGCTCCGCCCGCGTCAACACCTGACCCGCCAAGGCTACCGAGTCGGCGATCGCCCCCTCCGACGTCGTAGCCCGCAGGTCCACCACGGCCTCTCCCCCGCGGTGCGCCACCGTCAGGTGGCCGAGCAGCCTACGCAGGACGATCCGGCAGTCCGAGTTCGCGTCGTGCAAGGCTTCCATCGTCCGCTTCACCCGCTGCGGGTCTTCCTCGATCCCCCTGGGGACGCACGAGATAGGCTCACTCACTGGACACCCCCTTCCAAGCAGTCGAGTTCATCATCGTAGGCGAGCCGGGTATCCCCGGTCTCTGTCTCTTTGACCACCACGAATGGCCAATCTCCGCTCACGCCGACGTTGTACCCGAGCACAACCCCGAAGCCCGAAAACCTATCGTCGTGATCCTTCACCGCGCCCGCACGGCTCCCCTTCACCAAGCTCCCGACCGGCAGCCGCCGGCTGACATCCTTCAGCCATGCGGCCTTCTTCGCGGGCGACTCCTGTAGGCAAGAGTCATCCTCCCCTGGCGGTAGTGCCGACGCCATCGCACCGATCAGCGCGTCCGCTTGCCGCAGGTCGGCGGCGTACTGCCGTTCGCCCTGCACCTGGGCCCGTCCGTGCTCTACCCCCAGGGAGTAGGCGCGCTCAAAGAGGGCGTCTAGCCCCAGCCTCTCGATCACAAGGGGCGTCAGCCACGCGGGCACGCCGATCGCTTGCAACAACTGCTCCGAGTCATGGATGATGGACACTGGGAACCTCCTTTCCGCCAGCTTCCGCCGGCGGGCTAGTCGAGTGTGAATCAGGCCACGGTCAGGCGGGCGGTGGCGCAGCGATACCGCTTGCCCGCGGCGTCAGCGATCAGCCATTGGGTCGCGCTATGGCGACCCTCCACCGTGTAGACAGCCCGCGAGCCGTCGACCCTGACCTGAGACCCGGGAGCGAAAACCGCCTTCTTCGCGGCCTTAGCCGCCAGGACCTTGGACCGCCATTCGGCGTTAGGGGCGCCCGTTGCCGCCTTCAAGATCTTGTCCGGCACGTCGTAGTAGCAAGGGCCCATATCCTCGGAGATCGCCTTGCGGCTCCATTCGCCGCCCCGACCCTCGATCAGCACGAGGACGGCCATCGACCCCACAGACGTCTCGATCACGCCCCACAGGTGGTTGCCCACCAGGGAGTGTGCGGTGAGCTTGTACTCCCGGATCGACGCGTCCACCACATCCGCCTTGCTACGCCAGTCCAAGCAGCTATCCCAACCCATGTGAACCTCCTCGCCGGCCGGGCACCGTTGCCGCCGGCACTGTCTCTGTATCTCGGGGGGGCCGGACCGTCAACCAACAGTTTCCACTATTTCCTAAAAGGTAGGTTAGACCGTACTTTCCGCCTACCTCTCCCGGCCCCTCCTGCCTGCCCAGCCGACCGCCCAGCCGACCGCCCAGCCGACCGCCCAAGTCCGAAGGGGGTAAGGGGTAAGGGGGGTCACCACTCCCGGCTCACGGGGGCGTAGTCCCGCACGCAGGCAAGCCCCCGCAGGGAGACCTCAAAGGCGGGGGCCTGGAAGTCCGAGACCTCGAAGTACAAGGAGGCCTCGGTCGGGGTGCTCTCGCTCCCGTAGGCGTAGGGGTTGCCGGGGCAGGCCCCCACGGCGGCCAGGGAGCGGGCGAAGTCCTCCCGCGTGTGCAGGTCGACCCGGTAGTGGACCCGGCATAGCTGGTCCTCGGGCGAGGCGAACCGGACCCGGCTAGTCCCGCCCCAGCGGACGGTGTGTCGACCCAGGCCGCAGCGAGCACAGACCTCCATCTCGTGAAGGACGGGCCACAAGAGGGCCGGTCTGCACCGGGGATACCAGATGTGCGGGGCGCCGGCGCAGGAAGACTCGTGATGCTGGGCCATTCTCTCTCCTGCCCAAAGGATAGCCCGTCGGGCTCTGTCCGCCTACCACTCGGCGGGTCAATCTTTCCGATCGACTTGCGTACTGTGTGCCGCTGGGCTACGACGTGGCCATGCCTGATCTGCTTCCGCCGTTCGTCCGAGTCCGTGGGGCTCGGTGCCACGTCTTCGTCCGCCCGTGCCTTCCGCCCGATGTGACCTCCGTTCTGGAGACCATGCCCGGCGTCGACTGCATCACGGGGCCGGGCGAGACCTCGATCGCCATCCCGGTTCACGCCTACGAAACGGTGTGGCCCTTCCTGTCGAGCGCCATCCAGCGGTACATGGCGCAGGGTTGGACCGCCAACGTGCTCTGGGGCTGGCGAAAGGACTACAAAGGCCGCCCGGCGCCCTACCAGCCCTTTCCGATCCAGGTCGACCCGGAGCGGGTGCCCGGCTTGGCGCCGGCGACCTACGAGCTTCAGCTACCGCATCAGGTCGCGGCTTGGCGTCGGTTCTTCACGCGGGGCTGCTCGCTTGAGGAGGTTCCGACGGGCGGCGGGAAGACGCTGATCGCGCTCGGGGCGGCGGCGGGCTGCCGGGCGATGGGCTGGCGCGTGCTGCTCGTCTGCCGGCCCGGCTCCGAGGGGCACTGGGAAGCGGAGATCGAGAAGTGGCTCGATCCTGCCATCGTGGGTGGAATCACCATCCTGCGGGGCGAGAACGGCTGCGCGGTCCGCATCTACCAGGAGAAGCGCAAGGAGGTGCTGATCCCTCTCCTGCCGTGGGAGAAGGTGCGCGAACTCGGGAAGGCGAACGGGGTCAAGGGGCTCGGGCCGAAGCTGGCGGGCGCCTGGGTCGTGGGCGAGCCGCTGCCGGCGACGCTCGTCTCCAAGGCGGTGCGGGAGTCGGTCATCGCGTTCGGGTTCGCTCGGGCGGAGATCGTGGTCAGCGAGCCCCGGCGCTACGTCATCTATGACGAGGACGTTGGCAAGGCGGTGCGCACCTACACGGATGCGGACGGGCGCGAACTGGCCCAGCAGGACGGCTCCTTCCGGTTCGTCCCGGCCCTGGAGCAAGCGGAGACGGCGGCCCGGCTGCTCAATGACACCCTGCGAACGGAAGCGCAGATCGTGATCGTTTCGTCGTCGGTGCTCTCGAACCGGCGCAAGTCGCTGCGGGCCTGGGAGCCCCAGGTGGTGATCCTCGACGAGTCGCACGAGTACGCGGACTGGAGTCGGTGGACGCGCATCCCCCCGAAGGAGGTCGGACACCGCCCGACCTACGTCCTGAAAGAGTCGCAGGCGGCGAGCGGCTGGTACGTCAGCGAGCGGGCGTCGGCGCTCCTGCTCCTCTCGGCGACGCCCGACCCGGACCGGCGCCGGCAACTGTGGGCGCAGTATGACCTGCTCGATCCGAAGGGCTGGGGCTCGTTCCGTCAGTGGACGCAGCGGTATTGCGGCGCCCGTGAGCAAGAGGTCGGCGCGGGCCGCGTCATCTGGAACAGCAGCGGCGAGCTTCGCAAGGGCGTACCCATCCCCGTGCCGCCCGAGCTAGAGGCCGAGCTACGCGCTCGCGGGCAGTGGCTCCACGCGATCACGCCCCGGTCGGAGTCCCATCGGGCCATCCCGCCTATCAACCGGCAACTGATCTGGCTCGGTCGTGACAAGCTCGCGACGCCGGCGAAAGACCCCGAGTTTCGACTTCCCACGCGGACGATGCACGACAAGCTCAATCGGCTGCTTGACCTCGCAGCGGAGATGAAGCGGACCGAGGCGGTCAAGCGGGCTTGGGGCCGGATGCAGGAAGGCACGCGGGGCGTGATCTTGACGGGCTCGCACGCGTCCGCGAACCGCATCGCCGAGTCGCTGCGCAAGAAGGTGGGGGACAAGCTCTTCACCGACGAGAAGACCGGGAGCGTGGTGCAGTACAAAGTGGTGCTGTCGCACGGTGGAACGGACGACCAAGAGGACCGCCGGCCGGTCCTGCTCGACTTCATGCGCTGCCAGCAGTGCGGGAAGATCAACACCTCCACCTGCGGCCACAAGTCCCCGGGGGCCTTGATCGGAACCACGGATGCCTGGGGCCAGGGCTGGGATGGGATGCAGTTCGTTCACTGGGCGAGCATCGTCCGGCTCCCGTGGAACCACGGCCGGCTGCTCCAACTGGAGGGGCGCTTCGAGCGGTTGGGGGGTCTGTGGAGCGTCGAGGTTGAGTACCTGTTGGCGCTCCACACGATCGACGAGCGGTTGCTTCGCACGGTGCTCGGCAAGGGGGAGGCGAGCCTGCGCCTCTTCGGCCGGGATGACCTGGAGCGGCTGACGCGAGGGCTTCGCGAAGAAGAGAGCGAGGCGGACATTCTGGGTGCGATGCTCGCCGGCCTGATCGGCGAGGACGAGGAAGGCGACGAGGACGAAGAGCCGTTCGATGTGCGGTCCACGGTGGAGCGTGCAGTCGAGCGGGGAACAGACCGAGAAGAGTTCTAGGAGGGAAGGATGGGACCGGAGATCGTGAAGTTTGCGACCCGAAACTACTCGGGCGAGAAAGTGGACTGCTATCTGGTCGAGGAGCGCGACCCGCCCAAGGCAGAGCCGAAGGCCGAGGTCGGTCACTTGGTCCTGGTCCTCGACCGGTCGGGCTCCATGTACGGGGACCGGATCGAAGAGGCGAAGTGGGCCATTCAGCGGGTCATCACGCTGCAAGGGTTCCTGCACGAGCAGACCCGCATCTCCTTCTATGGCTACTCTTCGGACGGAGACGTGACGGAGTATTGGCACGACTGGCCGGCGAACGACATCCTCCTGCCGCACGCGTCGACCATCCAGAGCATCCAGGCCGGCGGCCTGACCTGCGTAACGCAGGTGCTCGACGAGGTGATGCAGGGGGTTGGCGACGAGACGACGGCCATCGTGCTGCACTCCGATGGGTGGTTCAACGACCCGAGCCCGACTGCGGAGCGCAGGGGGATTCGCAACTGGATCGAGTCGGTTCGTCCGCGCAAGAACGTCATGGTCAACACCATCGCCTACGGAGACGCCGACTTCGGCATCCTCTCCGAGATGGCCAACGCCCTGTCGGGCCGGTGCGTCCAGACGACGGATAGCAAGGTGCTGTACGAGGTGATGCACGACACCGCGAAGCTCATTAGCGGTCGGGTGTGCCCGGTCATCGAACTGACCGACGAGGACGACTACAAGACCGCGGTCAACATCACGCAGCGCCGGGTCAACGGCTCGGCGACGGCCCTGTTCATCCGGGGCGTGGCGCCCGATGACTCCCTGCGCACCTACCACTACCGGAAGGTGACGGCGGAGGAGTACGACGCGTCCGAGGCGCATGAGGTGTTCGGGCATCCGGCCGTCTACGCGTTCGCGCGGGCGAAGCTGGCGGAGGGCTCGCTGAACGCGGCCAAGTATGCGTTGATCGCCACCCGCGACCGGGCGTTGATTGAGGCGCACGCGAAGGCGCTGACCTCGACGCAACTCCTGGCGCTGGCGCAAGACCTGGAGGGCCGTCTGTATGACGTGCAGGCGAGCGACTTCCAAGACCGGTATGGCGTGCTCGACTCTCGCATGGCGATTACGGAGATCGCAGCCCTTCTCCAGGCGAACAAGAACGCGTACCGCGTCCACCTGCACCGGTTCCTTCCGACCTACAAGCGGCGTGGTCTGCGCCGGCTGCAAGGCCACTGGGGGATGGATGGGTTCGTCCCGGCCCCGTACATCGCGACGGCGCGCCACATCCACGACGCGTTGGAAGCGACCTTCGAGTACAACAACGAGAACGCGACCTTGAACATGACGGTGAGCATCCCCGCGGTGCTTATGGACCGCGAGACGGAAGAGGAGATTGATTCCGTCGCCGGTCACAGCCTCGACCGCTTCTCGCTGTACCGCTCCTACACCCTGGTCGGGGACGGCAACGTGAACGTGGACGTGCTTCCGATCACGATCAACGACAAGCGGCTGCACGCAGCCCTGGTCGCGGGCGGCGCCTTGCCCGACGAGCCCTATAACCACAAGCAACTGTACGAGATCAAGCTCCACAGCCATCCCCTTGTCCCCTTCCGGCCCATCGCAGCCCCGAGCAGCGCCGACATTGTTCGGCTGGCTTACCTGCGGGCGATCCGGTCGGTCTTCGAGGCGCTTGTGGACGACAAGGCCGTCGCATCGGTCGCGTGGACGGACGAGCAACTGGCCGAACTCAAGGCGCACCACCTGACGCGAACGCTCGGGTTCAACCCGCCGACGGTGCTCCCGTATCAGCAGATGGCCGATGCGCTGGCGACTGGGCTTGCTGACTCGCGGGTCAGTTATGAGGTCATCGTCGGCTTGGGCGACAAGGAGGACCCCACGAGGGCCCTGCCGGTGCTGTCGGATATGCCGAGCGCGAACGAGGTCTTCGGCCGGTACTTCACCGCCACCCGGGAGCGCCCGGACACCGCGCCTGTGGAAGGCGTCGAGTTTGACGCCGCTGGCAAGGTGAAGAAGGCGAAGCTGTCGCTGCTCCGCAAGGGGTTCGCGGGAGAGTCCAAGGCCCCGAAGGCGCTGGCCCGTCTGAAGCGGCAGCCGTTTGACGACATCTTCAACGACGTGCTGACCTTGTTCGTCGAGAACCGGGCCCCGTCGCCGGCGTGGCAGCGGCAGCTTGCGGTCGGCGAGGCCCTGGAAGCGGCTGGCGTGACCGTGACGCGGGACCTCTTCGACCTGAAAGCGCCTGACTTCGACGTGCGGCTCGCGGAGGCCACGGCGGCCGTCGAGCGGGAGATCGAACGCATGTACGACGAGAAGATCCGTCCCCTGGTGTTCTTCATCGGCTCGTCGGGCCTCGTGCCGGACGAGTGGAAGGGGGCGACCATGCTCACCGAAGAGGAGGTGTCGTCGGTGGCGCCGGGCGTCTCGGGGGGCAACTTTGTGTGGTTTGAGGACCGGGGCTTGCTCGTGACCATCCGCACGAAGGTCGCCTACTACAGCACCGAGGAAGGCCTCGCGGCGGCGAAGGCTCTCCAGGCGCCGGAGTACGTCTGATGCCTCGCCGCTCCTCTTGGATTCGGGAGTCGACCCGCTTCGCGATCTACCTGCGAGACGAGTTGACGTGTGTCTGGTGTGGGCGGACCCACGACGAAGGGATCACGCTCACCCTCGACCACATCGAGAACCGAAGCGAGGGGGGCGGCAACGAGTGGGACAACATCGTGACCGCGTGTTGGCGCTGCAACAGCCAGCACGTCGGTCAGAAGGGTACGCGGACGAAAGAGGTGCGGAGGCGGCTGGAACGCTCCCGCGCCCGCAACGCGCAGGCGGACGCCTACCGGGTCGCGGCCCGCATCGTGACGTCACAAGCGGTCGGGTGGGTATCGGAGATCAAGCGACGCTCGCTCATGGCGAGAGGGGAGGAAGGCGTGACGTGGCAGCAGGTCGTGAACATCACGAAGGGTGCGAAGTACGACGTGTACGTCGGAAGGCCCGGCAAGGGGCAAGACGGGTACTTCGGGAACCCAGTCGAGCTACGCAAGCCCTGCCCCGTGTGCGGCGGTACGCACTGGACGCGGAGCGACACAATCGGGTGCTTCGAGGTCCACGCCCGCGCCCGTGGCGAGCGCGACCCCGAGTACCGCGCCCGGGTCGCCGACCTGCACGACAAGGTGCTCGGGTGTTTCTGCTCCCCGGCGCCCTGCCACGGCGAGGTGCTGCTACGTCTCGCGCAAGAGTGGGAGGGCGAGCGGCAGACGGCCCGTGCGGAAGCGGCGGGCATCTACTACGACGAGACAATCCCCTTCTAGGGGTTGCGCAGGCGTGCCCCCTGGGCTACGAGGCGAGCAGATGAGGTGGTCCGATGGCACGGCGAAAGAAACCAGTGGAGGGGCAGGTTGCGCTTCCATTCAGCAGCCCGCCCGTCCCGGCGCCGCCCGCGGTAGAGGCTGTGAGTGAGTCGGGGGGCACACTCATGGGGCAACGGGACGAGAGCGGCACGACGCCGTTTGTGGACTCCCCCTCTACACCGCGGACGCCCCCACGGCCATTGATCAAGTGGATCGGCGGCAAGGTCGCGCTCGCATCGCCCATCGTCGACTGGTACGCGGCCCGCTCGGACGGTACGCCGATCACCTGGGTCGAGCCGTTCTTCGGCGCCGGCTCGGTGTACGCGGAAGCGTGGGCCCGGCTCCCCATCGTCGCGGCCAGTGTCAGCGACGGCTCGCCCGAGTTGGCGAACCTGTGGACCTATGTCAAGAACGCCCCGCTGACGCTCGCGGCCGAGTACGAGGGCTGGCGGCTGCGTCAGGAGGCAGCAGACCCGGCGACGCTGGGCGAGGCGGTGTTCTATGAGGCCCGCGATCGGGCGCAGGGCGACACGGTAGAGGCCGCGGGCGCGTTCCTGTTCGTGAACCGCACCAGCTTCAACGGGCTGTGGCGCGTCAACAAGAAAGGCAAGGCCAACCCGTCCTGGGGGAAGCGGTACGCCCCGAAGATCGTGGCGCTGGCCGACTGGATTCCCCTGTTCTCCGGGTTCACTCTGGTCGGGAACCAGACTTGGAGGCCGCTCCCGCCGGCGGCGATGAAGCCGCTACCGGGACGGGGGCAGACCTTTGTGTACTGCGACCCGCCTTACCCGGGCACCTATGACCTGTATGTGCCCGAGCGCCTGGACCACGCCGCCCTGGCGCGATGGGTGGCGGAGCTTGGCACCCATCGGGGCATCGTCGCCGCCATCTCGGGCACCGACTCGGAAGCCGAGCACGCCATCTATGGGGCCGCGGGCCTCGTGCCAGAGCCCATCGGCGAGTATCACCGCCGCTGCGGGCGCACGGCGCAGAGCCGCATCCGAGTCGTCGAGACGTTGTGGACACTACCGCGGAGGGAAGGATGGTCGAGCTAACGGAGGAGCAAGAGGCAGCAGTGGTGGAGATCATGTCCTGGGAAGGGGACGACTTCATCCTGGCGGGCGCAGCAGGGACCGGAAAGACGACCATCATGCGCGAGGTCGCCGACCGTATGTCAGCGGGCCGGTCGGGGGCGGTTCATCTTCTCGCCCCGACCAACCAAGCGGCCCGCCGGCTGGCGAAGCTGACGGGGTATGAGACGCTGACGATCCACAAGCTCATCTATGGCAAGCCCGAGGAGCTTCCGAACGGCTCGCTCGTGTTCCCTCCGCCTCGCCTGACGGAGGACTACGACCCGGCGGCGACCTACATCGTGGACGAGGCGTCGATGGTCGGGAAGCGGCTCGGCGAAGACTTGCGCTCCATCGTGTCGGGCTTGATCGTGTGGGTCGGCGACCAGGAGCAGTTGAAGCCGGTAGAGGAGACGCCCTACGTCGACCTGCTACGGGCGAACTTCACGCTCGGCACGGTCCACCGGCAGGCGAAGGGGTCGAAGACGTTGGCCATCGCGACGGAAGTGCGCGCCTTCTCGGCGAACACGCCGCCGGTCCCCCGGCAAGCCTCCCTGTGGGCGCTGACGCAGCGGCATGGCGTGTCGATGATGGCGTCGGGGAGCGTGACGGCGGCGGCGCAGCGGCTCTTGCACCTGCACCAGAACCCCGACTCGCAAAGCTCGGTCATCCTCGCGTGGCGCAACGCGGTCCGGCGGGCGACCAACGCGGAGTATCGGCGCATCTGCGCGGCCTCGACGCCGCTGCACCCGGGTGAGCGGCTGGTGGTGCAGAACAACCACTACAGCGAGGGCTACCTGAATGGGGACGTGCTCCGCGTCCGGCAGGTGGAGTGGCGCGACACGCCGGCATGGCTCGCGGACTTGCTGGGCCGCCGCATGGCCACCTTCTATGTCGAGGGCGACGACAAGCCGCTCTACACGACGGACTGGCTCTTGCACGGTACGCCGGGCTCGCTCGAAGAGAAGGACAAGATCGCGGGCGTCGTCTACCCGCCGGGCCTGTCGCGGCGCGACTATATGCAGGCCATCGCGATGGCCCGGGACCGCGCCAAGACGATGTATGGCAGCGAGCAGGCGACCCAGGAACAGCTAGACAACCTGGAGAAGATCAATCGCGGCCTGTCGCGGATGCTGTACGTTGACTACGCCTACTGTATGACCGTCCACCGCTTCCAGGGTAGCCAAGCGCACACGGTCGTGCTCGTGTGGGAGCAGGAGTGGATGTGGACGGGGAAGAAGGCGCCGCCCGACCGCCGAGACGACACGCGGCGGTGGCTCTACACCGCCCTGACGCGCGCCGAGAAAGACGTGTTCGTCGTGCAGTTGTGAGGTGGCCCAATGGCATCCGAGCAACCTGTGTTCTGTGCGGAACCCCAGTCTGCTACACCGGACGCGAGCCCGGTGGCATGGTCGTGCTGGTGCCTCGCTGCGGTTCGTGCCGTTCCTTCCGTCCGCTACTTCACGGTGGTGAGCGAACCGGGGTCGAGGAGGCTTCACGCCGTCGCGACGCCTGGGTGCGCCTCCACGCTGCCATCGAGTACACCGCCCCCTGATCTCTCCCACCCGGTACAACCTCGCTCGCCCTTGTGAGCCCTCCGGGTTACACGGTGGCCGGAGGATGGACCGATGCCGGACTTTCAAGTCAAGCTGGTGGCGCCGAACGACAACCACATGCGCCAGTTGCGTTTCGCGATCAGCGGCAGCACGGGCAACGTGAAGGAAGGGGACAGCGGCGGCTACCAGACCGCGGCGAATGACGCCAACGCGCAACAGAAGCTAGAACTGGCGTTGCTCCAGTTTCATAGCCAGTTGGCCCGGCTCACCGTCTGGCGCTCCTTCGGAACAGGCAACGGGGAACTGCTCGATCTGGACGAGATGATTCGGACCTCCGCCCCCGGCACCTTGCCTCCCGTCCAAGTCCCCGTGCAGACCGCACCGAAGCTGGTCCCGACGCCGGGCCTGACGCCGGGCGAGATGATTCCACGGTACAACCCGGACGGGGGCATCTTCGCCTATGAGGGCGTGGACGAGGACGGCAAGACGTTCGCGTACCAAGTCAAGCAACTCAAGCCCGCGAACATCCGCATCGTGGAGTGGCCGGCGAAGCCCATCCCATTCCGCGAACAGCCCGGCAACGCCTACGATCTCATCCGGCTGCGCAAGACGAGCAACGACGAGCGCCTGAGGATCGACCTGCGCAAGCCCGGCCCGCATCGCGTCGTCGTGCGCATGGGGGATATGACCGCCGGAACGGGCCGGCACTACCGCGTCCAGTACGACCCGACGCAGCCGGCGGACCAGCGGTACGGGACCATGACGACGGACGCCTCGGGGGGTCTGACGGTGGTCGCCCGGTCCTCCAACTATGAGGCGGCGGTGTGGGCCATCGGCGTGTACGAGCGGGCGCAGCGCACCGGCTGGGAGCAGTGGGTCGAGAAGCAGTACGGGGCGGCGATCAACCCGAACGGCCCGACGACCAGCGTCGCGACCGACCCCCAGACCCTTCAACCGGTCGGAATCCCCTCTCCTCTTCAGCCCCTTCACTCGGTCCCGCAGATCTCCGCATCGGACGTAAACCCCGGTGACCCGACGCACGAGCCCAGCATCCGCCCGCCGATCGAAACGGGTGACCCATCCAACAAGCCCGACCTGCTCACGCCCGAGATCGCCCTACTCAAGGGAAGGAACAGGGCCCTAGAGCAGCAGATCGAACAGATGGCAAAGCAGGTGGAGATCCCTGGCCCCGGCGTGGCGGCGGAGCTTGCTCGGGCTCGGTCTGACCTCAAGCTCCTTCGGTCGGGGCTGGAGGGTCTGGTGGGCGCGTCGCCGACGGCGAGCATCCATGACCTCGCCTCGCAGGTGTTCTTCCGGCTGCGCGAGCAGACGAACGAGTTGGCGGCATGGCGGCAGATCCGGGAGACCTTCCCGGCAGACCTCACCGATGCGGAGGTTATCGAGGCGGCCGTGTGGGCGGTCGACGCGGCCCGCAAGGCAAAGGAAGCGCAGCCGGCGGAAGGGAAGCGCACGGGCAGCCGTCGGAAGCGGGCCGAGCCGCAGACGCTCCCCGACCCGCTCCCCTTGCCGGTGGCGGAGGAGGAGGTGGGCGTTCTGCCCTCCGTGGAGGGGGCGTGATCTTCAACGCCGAGGCGCTTCAGACTGCGCGGTCGGCGGAGGACGACACGCGGGCCCGGCCTGTCGAGCCGTCCTTCGAGCCGCGGGGCTTGTTGCTCATCGACACGGGTCCGTCCCGCGCCGGTGCGCACCAGATGGAGACGTTTGAGATCTGCCCCCGCATGTTCCGCCTCATTCAAGAGGCGCGTTCGGAGGTGCAGGTCGCGGGGCAGTTGCCGGCCACCTTCTACCTCGACCGGGGCTCGCTGGTTCACATCGGGCTCGCGCACTACCACGCCCAGCGGGCCATCCGGGAGCAAGGGGTTGTCCGGGTGGGCGACGATCAGGTGCGCGACCCGGCAGCGATGTACGACCCCCTGGAAGCGGTCCACGTCGCGGCGCACGCGAGCACCGAGCGCAAGGCCACGCTCCGCGAGAGCGAGATGCTGGTGCGGCGGTATATCGAGTGGTCGGAAGGGGCTGGGCCTATCCCGTGGCAGGTGCTCGGCATCGAGGTGGAGCTAGGCATCATGCTGACGCCGAGCGAGCTATACACGGCGCGGGTCGATATGCTGGTCCGCGACCGCACAACGGGGCGAATCCTGGTGGTTGACCACAAGACCGCCTACAACCCCGCGGACGCGCCAACGATGTACGGGCACTCGTGGCAGATGCTCGGCATCCAGGAGATCGGGCGGGAGCGGTTCGGCGACAAGTGGGGCGGGGTCGTGCTCAACTGCATCGCGTCGTCTCGCGAGCCGAAGAAGCTGGTCGTGCGGGCGCCGCCCTCGGTGGCCCCGGTCCTCGCAGGTCGGTGGCGCGAGATGGCCATCGCCCGGCGTGCAGAGTTGCGGGCCGCGCAAGCGGCGGACCTCGCGGACGTCCCCTTTCGCCTGTCGTCGTGTTGGCGGCCTCGCGAGGGTCTGTGTCCTGTCTACAAGGCATGTGGTGTGCGATGACGTGGCAGCGCGGACTGGTCAGTATCTCCCGAGCCGTCGAGGAGTTGAACCTCGGGCTGATCGAGCGCAAGCGCGAGGTCTACCTGTCGATGGTGGCCTTGGTCGCACGCCAACACCTCTTCCTGCTCGGCCCTCCGGGTACGGGCAAGAGCTTTGTGGCACGGAAGGTCGGGCAGGCGACCGGCGGGCCCTTCTATGAGATCTTGCTTACCAAGTTCACCACGCCGGATGAAGTCTTCGGACCCATCAGCGTGAAGGGGCTTATCGAGCGCGAGACCTATGAGCGGAAGGTGGACGGCTACCTGCCGACGGCGCGGGTCGCGTTCACCGACGAGATCTGGAAGGCCTCGTCTGCCATCTTGAACAACCTGCTCACCATCATCAACGAACGGGTATTCGACAACGGCGGCCGGCGCATCGCGGTCCCGCTCGACACGGTGATCGCAGCCTCGAACGAGCTACCCGAGGATGACACGCTGTCGGCGCTCTATGACCGCTTCCTGCTCCGCCACGAGGTAGCGCCCGTATCGAACCCCATCCAACTCCTCTCCCCCCTTCCCGAGGTCGCCCCGAAGATCGACCACCTGGGCGACGTGCAGGAAGCGGCCCGGCACGTCACGCTCCCGAGCAACGTCCAGGGGGCGATGGTCGCGCTGAAAGGGGTGCTGGCGAAGAAGGGGATTGAGATCGGCGACCGGCGGTTTCAGCAGTCCGCCCGGCTCGTGCAGGCGACCGCGTTGCTCGACGGGGGCAAGATGGTCGCGGGGCCCGAGCACCTGCGCATCCTGACGGCCTGCTACTGGGAGACGCCCGACCAGATACCGGCCGTCGAGACGGAAGTGCTGCGGGCGATCGGCCCCGGCATCCCCTTGGCGAGCGGGCAGCGGGCAGCGCCGGCCCAGAACCGCGCACCGGCGGGCCCTTCGGCGCTCGCGCAGGTCATCGCAGGCGAGCCGATGGCGACCACCATCGCCATGGCCATGCGGGGCATGAATCAGGGCGCCATTGACCTGTTGCGCGACCACGCCCTGCACCTGCGGATCGACAAGATGCTGACGCAGCCCCAGGTGACCGAAGCGGCGACGCCGGTCAAGAACATCGTCGACCAAGCGCAGAACTGGAAGACGAGCATCCAGGGCCACATCGCCAACACACCGGGGGCGTCGTGGGGCCCGCCCTAACGCCGCTGCGTGTCCCTTACCGGCTCCCGCTCCCCGACCGGCCCATCCTGGCGGCGGAGGGGCCGGCTGTCGACGACCTCTACGTCCCACCGCTCGACGTGCCCCCGAACCTGCCCGAGCCGTTGGTGCGGCAGGTCGAGCGCGACCTCTTGCACATCGTCTATCGGGACGGCGGCGGTCACCCGGGCTGGGCCATCCCCGACGAGGTAGAGCAGCTATGCGAGGGCTTCGCGGGCCGCTGGGAAGAGGCGTGCTCGGAGGGCGGCAAGCTCGAAGACCTCTTGAGCCGCTTGTGGCTTCAACCCGCCGAACCAACCTGGAATGGACTCCCCTATGACCCACGAGACGACCTTCGAGATCTGGCTGCGCATCTGTTGGGCATGGACGGTGGTGGCGGGGGCGGCGGCGGCGCTGGCGCTGGTGGCGGGGGCGAAGGGTCTGACGCGGAGGGGGAGGACCAAGAAGCGGAAGGGATGGCGCCTCTTGGCACGGGCGAGGAGACGGATGGAGATCCGAAGGATGCGGAGCGGCGCGAAACGCTAGCGAAGCTGCTCCCGGACCTGCGACACCTGGGCTCGTCTGCGCTCGACGCGACGATGGACGAGGCCCAGCTACGGAAGCTGGCGGATGACCTCGACCGCGATCCGCACCTGCGGCGGATGCTCGACCTCATCGGCCGCGTCTCGTCGTCGGCGTGGATGCCGGCGAAGCGTCAGCCGTCCGGGGCGCGGGAGGATGTGCGGGACCTGGAGCAAGGGGCGGACCTCTCCCGGCTCATCCCGATCGAGTACGCACGCTTCGCGACCCCTCTTGCCCCCTTCGCCTACGTCGACTTTGTGGAGCGCCGGCTGCTTCAGCTTCGGGTGGACGGCTCGGAGCCGAAGGGGCGCGGACCCATCGTGGCGGCGATTGACCTCTCGGGCTCTATGTCGATGGACGTGTTGAACCTCTCGGGCATGACGAAGCCGATTGACGTGGCGAAGGTGCTGGCGGTGGCGCTCGTGAAGATCGCGAGCGTGCAGCGAAGGGGCATCCACATCATCGGGTTCGATACGCGGGTGCTGTGGGAGACGGGGGCGCGGAAAGGGACGGGCAACTATCTGAAGGTCATCGAGCAGATCATGGGCGCCCGGGTGGTCGGCGGGACCGACTTCACCGCGCCTGTCTTGCGGATGCTCTCGCAGGTGCGGGGGGACATGCGCGAGGCCGACTTGCTGATGATCACCGACGGGGACGCGCACCTCGCCGACCACGCGCAGTCGGAGCTACGCCACGAGCAGCGTCGGAAGGGCACGCGATTGTTCTCCCTGTTGATTGGCAACGGGGCGCAGGGGAGCGTGCTGACCACCTTGTCCGACGCCGCGATCCCGTTGCGATCGTTTGACGACTTGGAGCGTATCGGGCGGGAAATCGCGAAGCGATAGCGGCTTGGTATTCCCCGACTTGATCTTTCTTCCTTGCAGGCCTGTGCCCCCTGGGCTACACAAAGGCCACCAACACGTTCCTTGCCTGGGGAACACGAATGACGACGACCGCTGACTTGCGGGTAGCCCGTGTGCTGTCCGCGGCTGGTATCTGGGGTGTCTATGGACCTCCCGGTGCCGGCAAAACGATTGATGGGATCCGCGCCTTCCCCGAAGGGGGATGGGTCGGAGACGAGTTGGATATGCGGTCTGCCGCAGCCCACCTCGGCTGGCTTCCAAAGGAGATCAAGACGGGGGAGTACACCTTCGTCGACCTCTTCAAGATCATGGATGAGTGGTTTCCGGGGGAGAAGAACCCGAAGGGGCTGACCGCGTTCTGCGTGGACGAGTTGAACAGCATGGTCACCCGTGCGCTCAATCGCTTCACCTTGAACGGCAAGCCCGTGAAGGACATCCGCCTCGCCCACCTGCACCTGGGCCCGAAGCTGGTTGAACTGTTTGACCGCTTCCGGCGCTTGAACCACGCGGGCATCCACGTCTACTGGAACGGGCATCTCCTCCGCCCGGTCTATGAGCAGGTCAAGCAAGGCGACGGCAGCTTTGTCGACGGCGAGCTAGACCGCGAGGGCGGCGCCGACTTCCCCGCCTCCATGCTCAAGACGGTGAGCAAGCGCAGCGATGGCTTGCTCCGCATCGACACGGACCCCACGCGGGCCATGCAGAAGCACCGTCCGTTCTCCTACTACGGCAACCATTCGCCCGAACTGGTGAACTCGACGGACTACTACCAGAAGGATCGCCTCGGCGTCGTGGCGGTTCCGGCTCCGGTCAACCTCGCGGAGGTGCTGCGCAGCCGGGGCATCCGGGTGCCTCGCCCTCGCGTGCCGGTCTCGGGCATGGAAGGGGCGCCGACCGTCGAAGAGTACCTGGAGCCTCGGATCGCGCACTTCGCGCAGCGTGGGGCCTCCGAGTTTGATGGGAAGGGAGTCGAGACGGAGTTTGTGCGTCTCCTCCTCTCCGAGCAGCAGCAGTACGGCATCGCAGACGCCGTGGTGCTGTGGGGTATCGAGGACTTCCGAGCACGAGTCGAGTTGGCGAAGTCGCAGACCCTCGCCGCACGTCTCGCCTCCATGGGTATCCACGTTTGATCTACCGCCCGAGTGGCCCGCGCGTGCCGGTTGCACGTTTGCCTGAAAACACCAACGGAAGAGAACAACCATGATCCACAACTTCGCAGAACTCGCAAAGGCCAACTCCAGCCGCGACACCTCCTACTCGCCTCCGCAGAAGGGCTACTACATGGCCCGCATCGTGAAGCAGGGTGAGGACGTCACGGAGCCGGACGGAACCATCTCGCGGTTCAAGGCCTTCTTCGAGATCGATGCGGCTCACCGCTACGCCGGTGACCCCTCTGCCTCCATCACCAAGTCGGTGCCTTACCACGTCGAGGAAGGGCGCTCCTCCATCCTCAAGAAGATGTTTCAGATCAAGCACCGCATCTCCGAAGAGGAGTTGAACGCCCGCCTCGCGGCTGGTCAGTTTAGCAGCGTCGACCCCTGCCTCTACTTCGTCGGCGACGTGTTCCCGATCTACTGGGGCCCCGGTGAGGGCGGCACCTCGGTCGGGGCGGACGGCAAGGAGCGGAAGTGGGACGACTTCCGCATCATCGACGTCAACTCGTGGATGGCGCAGCGTGACGAGTTTCTGAAGCAGAACCCGAAGCTCCGCGAGAAGCTGCCGAACGGCGGCGTCCTCCAGGGGATGCCGATGCCGGCCGCTCCCGTCCAGCAGCAGGCGGCCCCGGCCCAGCAGGGCGGGTTCCAGCAGCAGGGTGGGTTCCAGGCCCAGGGCGGCTTCCCGACCCAGCAGGGCGGTTTCCCCCAGCAGGGTGGGTTCCCGGCCCAGCAGCAGGGCGGTTTCCCCCAGGGTGGTTTCCCGCAGCAGGGCGGATTCCCCCAGGGCGGCGGCTTCCCCCAGGGCTGATGTGACCGACGCCCCCGGCGCGTAGTCGGGGGCGTCCTCTCGCACCTTTCCGGTGCGGGCTCTACTCTGGCGGGCGCGGTAGCCGAACTGGTTGCAGGGCCCGCACTTTGCGTTTCGGAGGGCGGCTTGGGCTACGCGGATGACTACCCAGACGACAACGAGGTCGTTCTGGAGCGGCCGACGCAAGGACAAGCCTTTGACCCCCGGACGCTCGGATGCCGATGCGACGCTTGCCCCCTCGGGCAGCGGCTTCGGCGTGACTTCACCTGGGTTCCGGTCCCCCCGGAGCGGCGCACGCGGACGGGGCGCCTCGGGCGGATGACGGCCGTCTCCACCTTCCCCGGCGGCGGCGAGACGATGCTACTGCGCCCGTTGATTGGGCCCGCCGGCCAGCGGTGGATGCAGGCGATGGGGGCCCAGCGGGTGCCCCGCGAGGAGGTCACGATCACGAACCTCCTCCTCTGCCGGCCGCCCGGCGACGACCTGCGGGCCTTCACGGCGCAGACCCGGCGGGACTGGAAGCGGGACGTCAAGCGGTGGAAGCGGGCCGGCAGCATAGGCGACGCGCCCCCCGAACCCCTCGACCCCATCGAAGCCTGCGCCCCGCACCTGTGGGGCATCCTGTGGACGGACACCGACCACCTGCTCCCGATGGGGAGCGAGGCGGCGAACGTCATGCTCAATGCGAACAAGTCGATCGACAAGCTACGCGGCGGATTCTATGAGGTCATCCTCGTCCGCGATCCGTCGGGCAAAGTGGCGAGCTTCCGGCGGGGGGAGGCGACCGAACATCTGCTCACGAGCGGCTATGAGGCGCGGGTGGTCAAGGTGGCGCCCACCATCTCTCCCGCCCAGCCGATCCACGACCCGACCTACAACCGGGTGCTGTGGCGGGACATTGACCGGGCGGCGCGGTGGTGGACCGATTCGCTCCGCTGGCCGATCGAGAACCGCCTGCTCTCCACCTACCCGCCGGCGGCCCTCGTGGCGGACTTTCTCTCCCGCCCCGGCCCCTTCGCCTTCGACATCGAGACGACCAAGCATGGGCCCCTGCACTCGACGCTCCGGTGCATCGGGATCTACGATATGGCGAACAGCGAAGGGCTTGTCATCCCCTGGGAGTCGCTGGATGGCAAGGTCGGGCTCTACACGGGCGAGCGCCGCTACGGCTGGCGCCTCATGGAGCACGGCGACGGCGAGTACATGGAGGGGCACTACAGCCCCGCGGACGCCGCCACCATCATTCACAGCCTGCGGAACTGGCTGACCGGTCGGATGTGGGGGCGGCCGGTGGAACTGGTCGGCCACAACGCCATCCTCTTCGACCTCTCCATCTTGGAGCGGGTGCTCGGGTTGCTCCGCGAGCCGTCCTACCTCGCGCACCCTGACCCCATCTTCGTCTACGACGGCATCTTCCTGGCCCGGTGCGAGGACTCGGAACTCGACCGCTCGCTGTACCTGCGGGGCACGCTGGAGGTCGACGTGCCGGACTGGAAGGGGGGCGGCGAAGAAGACGAGGACATTCGCGTCTCGCCCCGCACCTACGAGCAACTGGCGACCTACAACCATACGGACAACCTTGTCACCGCCGAGACCGCGAAACGGCTGTGGCCTCGCGTGGTGAACCGGCGTCAGGCGGAGGTCTTCGACTTCGACCGGCGGGCGGCCCGCGTGGCCCGCGAGATGACGCATCTGGGGCTTCGGGTCAACCAGAGCGTGCGGGAGCGGTTGGAGCGGGAGTACGTCGAGAAGATCAAGGCGAGCCGGGAGAAGATTGCAAAGCTCGTTGGGCGGGCGGACTTCAACCCCGCGTCGACCTTGCAACTCGGCGAACTCCTCTATGAGGAGATGGGTCTACCCATCGTGCGCTACACCGATACGCACGCCCCGAGCACCGACGACGACACGCTACGCGACCTGATGCAGCACACGTCCGGCGACCAGCGCGAGCTACTGGCGGCCATCCGACACGACCGCCAACTGAACAAGATGCTGGGCACGAGCATCCTGCCCCTGCGCCCCTGGAATGACCTGCGCGAGGGGAGCAGCGGCAAAGCGGTCGGGGGGCTCGTTGGCCCTGATGGCCGCGTCCACCCCCAGTACCCCATCTTCGTTCCGGCGACGGGCCGCTTCTCCAGTAAGAACCCGAACTCGCAGAACTACCCCGCATCGCTCCGCGTCATGTTCGAGCCGGAAGACGGGCACGTCTACCTGATGGCGGACTTCGACCAGATCGAACTGCGCCTGTTCGCAGCCCTGGCCGGGGTCCGCGGCTACCTCGACGTGTTCGACCAGGGCGGCGACCCGCACGCCATCACGGCGATCCTCATCTACCAGGAAGCGTTCCGAAAGGAACTCATCGCCGGTATGTCGCCCGAGCAGCGGGAGCGGTACGAGCGCACCAAGGTCCCCGACAAGGTGAAGGGGAGCAAGAAGTACAACCTCCTGCGGACCTTCGCCAAGACGTTCGTCTACTGCGTCATCTATGGCGGGACCGACGACACGGTGTACCTCTCGGTCTCGTCGGCGACCGACCCCGAGACGGGGGCGCTGTTGTTCCCCGATATGACCCGCCGCGAGGTGACGGCCGCTTACAACGCGTTCCTGCGCAACGCCCCGGAGATCACTGGTTACTGGCGCAAGCTAGAGCAGTTTGGGCAGGAAAACCGCTTCATCTCCGAGCCCGTCATGGGTCGGCGGCGGGACTTCCCCGAGTACGACCGCAACGGCATCTTGAACCATCCGATCCAGGGCGCCGCCGCCGTCATCGCGACCCGCGGCCTCTTGTCGCTGCGCGAATACTTCATCCCCGACTTCGACCGGCGCACGGGCATCGTGAACCAGATGCACGACGCGTACACCATCGAGGTCCCGGAGAGCATCGCCCTGGAAGCGAAGGCGGCGATGGAAGAGCGGGTCAATATGCGCTTCGAGCAGGTTCCGGGGATGCTGTTCTCGGCGGAAGCGGATGTGTGCGTGAACTGGAGAGCGAAGGAGAAATCGGACTTCTGGAAGCCTCCGGTGGGGTGAGTGGCGGCCGGTAGCCCATCGGGTTACACTCGCGACAAGTGGAGGAACGATCATGGAAGCCACGACCCGCACCCCGGAGGCCTCTCCGCCTGTCGGCGTTCGTATGTCAGCCCGTGACCGGTCGACAATCTTGGAAGCGGCAAAGCACTCCTTCCAGCCCGTGTCGGATTGGGCGGTGGATGCGATCGACTATGTGCTGCGCAACGGCTTCCCGAGCATCGCCGAGCGCCCAGACGAGAAGAACCTGACGGACCGGGTGGCGGTGCGCCTGCCCGACGAGTTGGAGACGCGTATCGAGTCTGCTCGCGGGCCGGCGACTGCACGGTCTTGGATCCGCATGGCGCTTGTGCTCCGGGCCCACCAAATCCTGCAAGCCCGCGTCGCCTGATAGACAGGGGTCCCCACCCCTGATACCCCTTCCGGGAGACTTACGGGAAGGTGCCTCCATGGCCCGACAAGGGACGCTCACTCCGGCGGAGATCGCGCCTGCGATCCGCTACATGAAAGACCTCGGCGTGTCGGAGGTGGCGCGGAGTCGGCGGGGGTTCCTGCACCGCTTCATGGCGATGGATGGAGACTGGGAGTCGCTTGGCACCGACCGGCACTCGGGCCAGGACTGGCAGGACCGGCAGCGGAACTTTGTGGCGCGTCACTGGACGCAGATCCGCGAACGCAAAGAGCCCCTGTGGACGACGCACAAGGGCGAGCGCATCCCGACGCGCCATCATCTCGCCTTGATCGCCTGGGCCTGGACGCCGGACATTGAGGCGTACCGCAAGTGGCTGAAGGGCTTGGAGGCGCAACCGAGCAAGGCGGAGCGCCTGATGGCTCCCGGCTACCGCTCGTGGGCCTGGACGCAACAAGACTGGCGCTCGGTCGTGAAGGGTCCGGGGGGCCGGCTCGACTGGTCGCGGCAGTGTGGCGCAGAGGGGACGCGGGACGCCTCGGGCAAGCCCGCCCTGTGCCTGCCGGTCGCGGTCATCGAAGAGTTGGTGAGCGAGGGCGAGTCGGGCCGGCGCATCCTCCGCCAGCAGGTCGAGAAGAAGGCCGCCGCCAAGAAGGGGCAACGCGTCCCCTGGCATCCCCGCATCGCCGAACTGTGGAACCGCGTCGAGGCCGACACGGAGCCCGACCGGCTGGCCGCCAAGAAGCAGCCCGGCCTCCGGGTGCAGTCGCTCCTCTTCGACCGCGACGTGTTCACCAAGACGGACGCTCGCAAGTGGGTCAAGAGCCACGGGTTTGTGGACCTCGGCGTGGACGAGAAGCCGAACACATGGCGCTTTCGCCAGCATGAGCCCACCGAACACGAACGAGACAGCTTCCGCACCATCTACTTCCGCCCTGGAGTGCAAGCCGTGGTCGCTCGACCTGATGTGGAACGGATGCAGACCTACCGCGACGTGGAAGGGATGACGGAGGAGTCGTCCCCGTACTGGGAGATGGGCTACGCGGCCCAGATGCCGACGGCAGAGCAGTCCGACTACATGGAAGCGCACCCAGCACTGTGGGATGCCTACATGGAGGGGCTGTCTGCCGGTCCGCAGATCTCGGTCATGCCCGAGCGCCCCATCGGCTCCTACCCAGACGAGGACCGCATCATCACCGTGTTCGTCGAGCAGGATGCCGACGGCCGGTGGAGCGTCGTCGAGCAAGGCAACAAGGGCACCTCGCGCCTTCCGGTCCCGGTGCTGTGGGGCTACCAGAGCGAAGAAGAAGCCACCCGCGGGGGCCGTGACCACCTCGCCCAGATGGGCCAGCCCACCGAAGAGCGGTGCATGTGCGGGCGGACGCTCCACACCCCCCTGGCGCCTGTCGAGCGGCTAGACCGGGTGCGGCGCTCGCAGGTCGCCAAGCGGCGCGAGCAAGCCCAGGTGTTCTTCCTGATGGAGCCCAGCGCCCACACCCAATGGCTCGCGGGGCGTTCGGGCCTCTCGCCCGATGCGGTGCGGGAGTACGACGCCGCCCTCGTCCGCAGCGCCAAGACGGCGCAGACCTACACGGTCGGGATGCTCCAGGCCATGTTCACCGGCGGGGCGCTCCGCGTGACCCGGAGCGGGACCTCCCTCGTGCTGGACGGCAAGGTGCTGATGGCGCACGAGCAGGCTCGCGACGCGTTGGTGAGCCCCTTCGGTGCGCGGCCCAGCATCTTCACGCAGACCACCAAGATGAGTTGCCCTTCCTTCTCGCTCCCCGCAGGGCCCCCCAGCATCGGCGGCACCTGTGCGCTCGCGAACCACGCCCCCAACGGTCCGGGCGCTGAGGAGCTACGAATCTGCTCCAACTGCTACGCGCTCAAGGGGAACTACATGCAGGCCGAAGTGATGGTCGGCCAACTGTTCCGCTTGGCGTGGGTCCACCGGCTCGTCAAGGGCGATCCCTCGGGGGCGATGTTCGCTCGCGAGATGACCACCGCCATGAACCTGCTCGCGGACCAGGGACCGTCCGAATCGAGCCTGCGGGCCCGTCCCAATCTGGAGTACGGCGTCATCCGTGCGGGCAAGCTCACCTACAACGCCGGGCGCAGTGCTCGCGTGCTGCCGGCCCATCCGCTCCTCTCCGGTGCGTCGAGCCAGGAAGGCTTCGACGAGCTTCCCGATGGGACCGTGGCGGGCTACTTCCGCGGGCACGACTCCGGGGACTTCTCGGTGCTCACGGGCGATGACTCGCTCGGCTACGTCCGAGGCTGGCAGCAGGTCATCGCGGCCTTCCCGCATGTCCACTTCTGGTTTCCAACGCGGCTGTGGAGGATGAAGGGGGGAGCGACGCGGAACGCGCTCGACAACTTGGCGACCGAGCCGAACCTCGCCCTTCGCCCGAGCGCCCTGTACGTCAACGACCCGCCGCCCATACAGAACGGGTGGGCGGTTGGCACCACGGCGAACACGCCGAACGCGGACGTCCCCGAGGAGGTTTGGCGTTGCCCGGTGCAAGACGAGGACAAGTCGTCGTGCGCCTCGACTCGGTGTAGGACGTGCTGGCTGCGCAAGTCGGTCGGCGTGACCTACGGAAAGCACTAGCAGCAGGAAGGATGGCATGACGACGAAAGAGATTGAGTACGAGAAGACCGAAGACGGGTTCGACGTGTTGGACCGGGCTGAAGTCTACGCGAGCCGCCCGTATGCGGGGGACAGCTACACCCAGTTCCGGGTGCCGCTGACTCACCAGCCGGTGCGCGTCGAGGTCAAGTATGAGGGCGAGACGGGCGTTGGCATCCGTAGCGCCTGGAGCATCGGCAACGACCGCAACGTCCTGATGAACGGGCGCCCGGTCGTCGTGCCCGACGACGCGACCAAGCGCGACTACCCGCTGCTCACGCCCACCCATTCCTGGTGGTGCAAGGATGCGGGAGCGGTCAACGTGCGCTATCTCGGCGTCGAGACCGACCTGCCCCCCGGCTTGCTCCCCGCGCCCGTCGGAAAGGGCTACATCGACCAGTATTGCAAGATGACCGTCCTGCTGGTTGGTCAGCGGCGCAGTTGACCGCGTGAACCCTCGGGGCTACCATGCGTGCCCTGGGGGTTTGGGATGAGGAGCGGGGAGTTCTGGATTATGGCGATCGCCTCGATGCTCGGGGCGGGCCTCGGCGTGTACGTCTCGACGGCGCTGACGCAGGTGGCCCGATGACGTGGGACACCGTTCACGACATTCTGGTCGAGGCCGAGTTGCGGCGTCAGGCACAAGAGGCGCGGGCTCGGGGCGACGTCTGCCCGGTGTGTCGCGGTGCGAGTCGCGCCGGCTTGCTTTGCGGTGAATGTGCAGCCGCGAAGCGCGCTCCGTACCGGCCGGTCGACTACGACGAGGATCGGGTGTAGCCACGCCCTTGCGCTCCGGTGCCCTCCGGGCTACGACGGACGAGGAAGGATGGAACCATGAACGAAGCACCGGAGCCGGCCGGATCGGTCGTGCTCGACCTGCACATACCACCGAGTACGCGGGATGACATTCGCGAGCGGCTGACCGAGATTGTTGGTCCGCTCACGTTTCCCTCCTTGTCGGTCCGCGAGCGCATCCGGGAGGTCCTGCACGCCGAGCGGGTCATCGTCCCCGTGTTCGCGCAGAGCCAGCACACCATCGGGTTCTCGATCCCGTCCTACGACTACCACGCCCTCACGGCGCGGCTGATCTCGGACTACCGGCGTGACCCGCTGGGGGGATCGAACCCGCAGGTAGTGTCGGTAGATGGTCAGGGGTCTTGGACCATCTACCAGACCTTCCAATCGGCTCCCGATGAGGAGGGCCGGCAAATGTACTCCCTTTACGCTGAACGAGGTGCCTGATGCTTCACTTCACAGAGTTGTCGACGACGGTTGGATGGAAGCCGGGGCGGTGGCAGGCCGTTCCGCTGGGTCCGCGGGTGGTGGTGATCGGCAAGAACACGGCCGGCAAGTCTCGGCTGATCACTGCCCTCTCGCTGCTCGTCTCGGGCAAGGCACCGGGTGAGGTGTTCGGAAAGGAGGCCGAGGTCGCGCTGAGCAGTGACCTCGCCATGCTCTACCCGACCGACGACACCGAGACCTGGGGCCGCACGAGCGACGGGCGCCGCTTGCAGCCGACCAAGGGAGGCTCCCCCTGGGTGCATCCCATCCGCCACATCACGGGCTCGCTGCGCAAGCCGAGCATCGCGGACACGTTCCTGGGCCAGTTTATCATCGACCCGAAGGCGGACGTCAGCGCGTTGATCCCGTCCTTCTATGCGGACGAGGCGAAGGCGAACAGCAGCCGCCCGAAGGTGCCGAGCACGGTCAACGAACTTCTCTCCGCCCTCTCTTCCGCGTCCGAGCACATCCGGGGGCTGAATCAGGCGGTGAAGCAGGCCGAAGACGGCCTCTCCAACAACAACGCCATCGCGGACGTATCAAACGACCAGATCTCCGCCGCCGCAGCCCTCGTGCAAGCCCTGGAGCACGACCTAAGCACGGTGCAGCAGCGGACCGCCCTCGCGTCGACCCGCGAGCAGGCGATGCAGGCGAAGCAGCAGCGGGACAACCGCCTCGCCGAGATCGCCGAGCAGACCGCCCAGATGGAGCCGATGCTCGCGCAGTACGACGCGGAGATCGGTCGCGTCGAGGCGATGCGCCCGAGCTACGTCGATGCCGTCCGTCAGGCGGAGGTCGGGGCCAACGGCGACCTGTGGCGGGCCATGGCGGCGCTCGACGCGAACAACCCGCACTCGCAAGGGTGCCCGGCCTGCGCGAGCAAGATCGATCGAAACGCGTGGCGGAACTGGGTCCAGTACAACGCCGAGCAGGCCGAGAACGCCGTCGTCAACGCCCGCCGGGCGCTCTCCGACCTCGACGCCTACCTCGCCCAAGGCAAGACGGGCCGCAGCACGATTGGCGCCAAGTATGACGGGCTGAAGCGAGAGGAGACCTGGATCGCCGGGCAGCCCCCGATTGTCATCCCCGAGGTCGGCAACGTGCCCGAGCGTGCGGAGGACGTGGAGAAGCTGCGGGCCGACCTCGCGCAGGCGAAGCGGGTCCACGCTGACCTCCTCAAGCAGAAGGGAGCGGCCGATCAGGTCGCGACACTCCGCGCTCGCTTGGTCCGCGCCGAGACGGACAGCGTGTGGTGGAAGGCGTGGCGGGACGCGCTCAACAGCGCCCATGGCATCCTCTTGTCGCGGGGCGTGGCCTCCTTCGAGCAACACGTCCAGCGGTACATGCCGACGCAGTACACCTTTCGCCTCATCTTGGAGAAGCCGCAGGGCGCTGCGACCTTCCGCTTCGGGCTCGAAACGGACGGCGATAAGCACATCATCGTGTCGGGTGCGCAGCGGGCGTTGATCTTGTTCGCCCTCGCGGCCACCTGCCTCGACCGCTTGCCCCCCGAGGACCGCCCGCAGATGCCCGTGCTGATGCTCGACGAAGAGCGGGCGATCGACGGCGAGCACCTGACCATGCTCATGCAGGCGCTCTCCGCCGCCCCCTATCAGGTGGTCGTGACGAGCATCGTGGGCCCGGTCAAGGCGGTGGACGGCTGGCAGGTGCTCGACCTGTCGACCGTCTCTCCCACGGGCGACGTGGCGCTCACCAGCGAGGTCAAGAAGACCCGCAAGCCGAGCACGCGGAAGAAGGCCGATGCCCTCGTGACCGCGGACCCGTACTTCGACGCCGGGCTCCCGCTCGCCTCCGGGGGCGTAGCCGCGCCATCCGACACCGTTCCGGCCGTCTCCGATGGCGAGTTGGACTCACTGATGCCGCGGCTTGTGTAGCGGTCGGGTGGACACACGCCGCCGCTCCCGGTAGGAAGGAAGGGGTATAAGGGGTCGAAAATGAGCTACGCGGACGCACAACGCCGGAAGCACGCCTACCTGTCGTGGATGCTCCGCACAGGTCCCACCCAAGACCCCAAGCGGATGCCGAATCCGAAGTCCCTCTCTGCACCCTCCAGTCTCATCTGGACTGTCTTGAAGCGGGATGGGAAGTACCTCCCCTATGTGTCCAATGGGCATGTGCTCTTTCCCGGGATCTACGACAAGGTGAAGGACGGTGCAAGTAAGCACTTGCACTACCCGAACGAGCAAGACCTCTACCGCCAACTGCACGAGATGGGTGAGGCGCGAAAACTGCCAGAATGGGCAGGGGAAGACTGGCACTACGTCTCTTCGGGAACAGTGGAGAGCTTGATCCGCGCCGCCGGGGAGGACGCAAACGTCCTTTCCAACCCGAACATGGAAGCCCTGTTTCCGGTCCGACTTCGGGACACCGCGAACGGCAAGGAGATGGAGTTCGTTTGGCCGGTCGAGGTCTACGGAAGCCGGCCGGTGTCTGCTCTTCTGCGCCCCTACGCCGAGATGGTCACCCCCGTTCTGGGGAAGGTCACCAAAGCCTACCTCCCGCGCGGGGGCAGGTCCCCCTTCCGCTTCGAGAACGATGATGGCGAGGTGTTCCTTGTCATGCCCGCCAACCTTCCCATGACAGAAGAGGAGAGGGAAGCCAAGCGGCAAGTAGAGGAAGAAGAGAACCGCAAGCGCATGGAGCGTGCTGCCGAGGAGAAGCGGCAAGAAAAGGAGAGGAAGCGGCAGGAAGAGGAGAAGAAGGCCAAGCTCGAAGACACGGACGGCTACGCGGACCAGTTCGGCAAGCTACGCCGTGGGACCATCGTGAAGTCCCTGCTGGGAAAGATCCGAACCAACACCTTCGGGATCCTCTCTCTCCGAGATCTCATCCGCAAGCTGGTCAAGGAAGGCTACAGGGTCAAGGTCATCTCGGGAGATCGGGTCATCTCCAACGGTGAGGGTTTCTGGTGGGAGAAGGACCTGGGCAAGATTTCCCTCGACTACGCCGAATGGTTGATCGAGAAAGGATACGGTCCTGCGCAGTCCGAACCCGAGCCCACCCCGAGCGACCTCCCTTCGCTGTCTCCCGAAGAAGAGGCACACTTGTTTGGCGAGGCCCCTGTTGAACCCGCACCAGCGGTCCCGCTCCCGGTGCAGTCGATCTCCCCGGTGACAAAGCACGTCAACGGCTTTCTCGCCTTCCTGGCGGCGCAGGGCATCTCCTACCCCTATGCGGCGTCCCTGTTGGCGGCGTCCAGTTGGTACAGCACGCACCGCGACCATCACCACCTTCCGATCGGCCCTTTCGATCCGCTCCCGCCCTTCAACCCCGAGATTGCCGAGCACCGCAAGCTGTCCCAGAAAGGGGTGGAGTATCAGATCGGGAAGTCCCCGATGTTGTTCCAGGGCTTCGACGGTCAACGCAAGGTCGCGCTCCTCCGAGAGCTAGGCGACCTCGCGCAAGTGGTCGCCTACGGAATCAACCTAAAGGTCCCTCTGACCGGCGCCTGCCTCGTCGTGGGGCTTGTGCCTCTCCTAGAGGACCGTTGGGCTGCGGCCGGCTATTCGGAGGGCGACGTCGAGTTGTCCGAGGCCGCCGTCCGCGAGTACCCCTGGCTCTGGAAGCACCTCAAGAAGCGCCTCACCACAGCACCCGTCACCGAGCCCAGCGTGGGCCCGATCGATATGCCCGATATGCCGGCGGGCACCACGGCCCCCGAAGAGCCCATGGGGCAACTCTACGAACCCGAGCCCTACTACACGGACACGCCCGAGCCCGAACCGGAGCCCGAACCGGAGCCCGAGCCGGAACCGGAGCCCGAGCCGGAGCCCGGGCCTCCCCGCATCTCCAATGAAGCAGTGTACCACGCCGGAGTTAAGCCGCTGACTCCGACCCAGCAGCCGGGTGTAGCACTTGCGTCGGACGGAAGCGTCGTCACGCTCACAAACGAGTACGTCAGGCAGCAGCGGGCGACCATGCAGCCGCCTCCTGGGGAAGCGAACGTACTGAAGCAGCACATCCGCTACAATCCTCCTTACGATGACCCGCAGGTCATCGACAACGCCAGGGTGACGGGCAAAGCCCAGGTCTCTGACCACGCCACGATCTCCGGGAACGCCCAAGTGTGGGACATCGCGAGCGTGCGAGGTCGGGCGACGGTGACCGACAACGCCAAGGTCTTTGGGGGCGCCAAGGTGTTCGGCAAAGCCACCATCTCTGGCAACGCTGTCGTCACCGACAGCGCCGAGGTCTGGGACAACGCCGTCGTGACCGAGGATGCCCACATCATCGGCAACGCCAAGGTGTTCGGGGACGCGCATATCAGTGGAAAGGCCACGCTGGTCGGCGGTCGGGTGACCGGTAACGCTCGGATCGGCGGGGATGCGCAAATCCTCGGGGGCCTTTGGGATGGCTCGGAAGGGGAGATCACCACGGGGATGTGGCACTCGCCGCCCAAGCCCGCCTCTGATGCGCCTCGCAGCGTCGCCCAACAAGCGGTGGAAGACCTGATCGAAGGCGTCCGCCGAATCGTCGGCGACTACCAGACGACCGGTAAAAGGGAGATTGGGCGGTTCAACAATGAGCTAGTCCGCCTCGAATGGCGGCGTCTCCGCCCGGGGCAGAAGGCGCGTAGCTACGATCCGCCTGTACCCTATGTCACCTTTGTTATCGGCTGTGACTCCAAGCCGATGACGCGGAATGGGGCGTTTCCGAGTTGGAAGCAAGGGGAGGAGCCGGTTGGCAAGCTCTCGGTCGGCGCCAGTGCTCCTTCCGGCTCGTGGGGTCTTCTGGGGCCGCCCTCACAGATGTCGCCTTACGTCACCCCGGACGGCGGGATGGCGGGACTAAAGCAAGCGATCGACCACATCTTCAAGTGGTTTGAGAGGAACAAGAAGGCACTCATCGGTGACTCGCCTCTGCCTGCCCCTTCGGCCCCCGCCGACCCCAACCGCAGCGTTGCTCGGCAGGCGGCTGACGACCTGATCGAAGGCATCCGGGGGACCGTCGGCGACTACCGGCTGACCGCAAAGCCGGTGACGTTGATCGGAAGCGAATCCATCCTGCTCGACTGGTATCGCCTGCGCCCAGGGGAGATCCCTGCGCAGAACATCGTCGAGAACGCGCCTGGGTTCCGCATCCGTGTCTCCCTCGCCGACGACGGCATGTGGAGCCCGGGTCAGGCGCCGAAGGGGAAGATCAAGGTCCAGATGGTCGCCGTTCACGGCTCGCGAGAGGGCTGGGGGCCCAACGGCACGCCCAACATGCGGGCCTACACCACCACCCGCGTTGGCGTCGAGGGTCTGGAGCAAGCGGTCGCTTACATCCTCAAGTGGTTCCACGGCAACACGAAAGTCCTCGTCGAGGGGCCGCCCGGAGGCTACGCGCCGAAGCCGAAGCCGACGGAAGGGGCGCCTCCCGTGGTGCGCGAGGTCCAGCGGGTGCGATACTCGACCGGCGGGCCGAAGGTCTACATCGTCGAGAACCCCGCCCTTGGGATGGAAGACTCCCTCGACTTCGCCACGATCGGCGAGGCGGAGGAGTTTCTGTCCCGCGCGCACAAGGGCGACAAGAACGTGCGGGTGTACGTCCGCCTGACGTGGCCGGACGGCGCCAACTATGCCGACGAGGTGGAGTGGCCCCGCCAGCAGATCTCCCCCGCCCTCCGCGGCCATCTGGAGCGCAACCTGAAGGACGACCCGCGCACCGCAGCGGCACGTCAGATGAAGGCTGCCGCACGCCGGATGACCGTGGAAGAACTGGACGCCGAAGCCCGTGGTTTCTTGGACCGCGATTGGGGGGTGTCCACGGAGTCCATGCGGGCGTATCGTCGGCAGTGGAAGGGGGGAAGGTGACAGCAGGTGAGTGCTATCAAATCGATCTCGGGAGGCAACGGATTGACTCGAAAGGCTGGGGGGTGAGCCTTTCGATGCAGCCGGGTACGACGCTGGAGGGCGTGTACCTCATCGTCTCCAAGAGCAAGGGCAAGACCCGAGCGATGATCAAGGCGGACGGGCGTGTCCAGGTCTGCCGGACCTACACGCTGGAAGCGCAGAACCAGCACGCCATCCCCCGGTTCGATGGCAAGCCGTCGAGCATCTACCAGTACGGCCTCGACTGCACAGACGAGAGCGGCCGGCACATCTTCCGGGGGTCGACGCTCGCCATCGCCCTGGAGCAGCCCGACGGGCCGCCTGCGGAGGCGCTGGTGCTCGTGCGATGGCTCGGGCGTCCAGGTGCGGTCCGCGTTCTTTGCATGAGCGACGAGAACTAGCGGACCCGGACGAAATCCAGACCTCCAAGTCCTTTATTCCCTTCGATGATGGCGCGGGCTTCCCGCATCGTCCGGGCAGCATCGGGCTGGATGGGCTCGGGCATCGGGCGGGTGCTCGCGAGCATGACCTCGATAGCCACCTGGGGGTTGGTGCGGAGCATCTGCACCATCTGGCCCCAGCCTGTCTCGGTGACGCCCGCGGGCCAGTTTGCCGGGCCCAGCTTGGCGAGCCAATCCGCGAACCGCTGTGCGGCCTCGTGCTGGTCAAGGCGTTGCAGGAGGGTGTGAATGGCCCCCTCGTCCCGCTTGAACCAGTCGCGGTAGTGGAGCACATCGCGATTCAGCTTCTCGACCTTCGCCCGGTACTCCTCAAGCTCCTTCCGGGTCTGGGCCAACTCCGCCGCCGTCTTGGTGTCGACGGTCGACTTCGGCGCCTTCAGCTTGTAGACCTTGCTCACCATCTTGATGATCAGGGGCAGGGCCGGCGCCGCGTTGAAGCCCAGGTCCTCGCGGGCGCGGGAGAAGTCGTCGTTATGGCCCCTGCCGAGTCGAGGGACGTGTGCGATCTCGTGGGCGGCGATGTTGAACAGGTACGACGCCCAGAGGTCCGGCCGGTTCGGGTAGAGCTTCTGGTAGTCGTCGAACATGAGGGGGTTCACGCAGACATACGTCCGCATCCCCTTGTCCGTCTTGACCGCGAGCGCCATCCCCCGCGTTCCATCCTCCAGCACGAACCCGGGCTGGAAGTTCTGTGGCATACGAGCGCCATGGGTCAGCAGGCGCAGCGTCGAGTCCCAGCACGCGAGCAGCGGGACGTACCGCTTGATGTTCTTCTTGAACGCCTTGACCTTCTCGGGAGCCATCTTCCGGGAGATTCGGATGAACGCTCGATTGCCGAACGGGTTGATCTTGTCGCGGGCCTTCTTGACCTCGGCCTGCCCGGCGGGCTCGGTGACGCGAACCACCGCATCGGCGAGCGCGCTCACCGCGGCGGCCTGGGTCATCCCCGTGGGTCCGCCCCCCAAGCCCCCTTGCACGAGAGCGGTGTCAATGTCTTTGATGAGGCCCAGGATGACCTTCGTATCGCCGGCGGTCGGCGTGTCCCCGTGCGAGAGGTTGCTCAGGATGGTCTGCACCTCGGTCGGGGGCGCGGCGGTCCCGGTGGCGTCGAGCAACGCGTTCAACACCCGTGCAATATCGGCGGGGTCCGTGGTGGTGCTGGCGATCTCCGTCGCCTTGTCAAACACCGTCTCGGGCTTCGGAGGCGGCTCCGCGCCCTCCTCTTCGGGTGCATACTGCGCCGGGTCGTTGGTGTAGCGGGCCATATCGGCCATCACCTCGCGCATATCCGGGGAGAGGCCGCTCACCGCCTCTTGGATCGCATCGTCCACGGCCGCCGCGCCCTTGCGCTCGGACTCGTCTGCGGCGTCGGGCAGAATGTCCTCCCACTCCGCCTTCTCTTTCTTCTCCTTGGCGAGCGCCTGCTTCTGCCCCTCTTCGCTGGCGAGGGTCGAGCGGACGGTGCTGTAGCTCTCCATCGCGTTCGGATCGACGAACGAGTCTCGCGAGACGCGAAGGGGGTAGCCGGGGCTGTCGGGAGCCACGCCACGGGCCAGCGCAATATCGAAGAAGATGTCGCGATTGAGGGTGTTGTAGTCCTTGTCCGCGTGCTGGACGAGGTAGCAGGTTCCCCAAGGGGTCGTCTTGCGAAGGCGCAAGATCATGCGGTTGAAGTTGCTGGCGTACCCTTCCCGCTTGGCATCGAACATGCGAATGTCGACCGTCGCCGAAGGCGGGTCCGTCGCCGACCAGGACAGCGACTCCCACTCCGAGGTCGACGACGAACGCTGGCCTTCGTACAGAAACTCGACGGGGGCGCCGTTCAACGTGATGCTGACCCCCGGGATCTTGTTCAACGCAAGCATCCCCCGGATGCGCTCATCGACCCAACTGGAAGTAAGGGTGTAGGGGGTCGACAGGTATGTGTTGGGGACGCCGTAAGCCACCACCTCGACGCCTTGGATGAAGGTGTCCGAGGTGAAGACGTCATACTGCTGCTTCGGGTTGGTGCTCGGGGACCGGATCTCCACATACCCCGTGCGGACACGCCAGCCCTCTTTGCCCGCGCCAAGGATGACGGCCTTGGCGGCGCCGAAGCCCCCAAACGCATCCCCTTCCTTCTGCGACCCGCCAAGGGTCAGGAACTTGCGGAGGCGCGGCGTAAGGGGCGCTGCCTTCGAGGGGCGGAAGGAGCGGTCGGCCATGCCGATCCCGTTGTCCGTCATCGTCAGCGTGCCCTTTTCGTAGCTATCGTCCGGCTCCCACTTGACCGCGAAGCTGGGCGAGAACCCAGACTCGGGCTCTTTCCGATGCCGCTCGGCGAGCCCGTCCAGGCTGTTCTGGAGGGCTTCGCGGACCGCGAGCACGGGGAGGTCGCCGCCGGCGTAGAACTTCTCGGTCAGCAGCGCCCACATGCGGGGCGCGTCCACTTCGAGCACGCCGCCGCCCACGGCCTCCATGCGGTCGATCGCGGCCATCGCCCCCCGGTGGTGGCTTCCGCACGAGCAGCCGCCCCGAGCGTAGCTGCGAAGCGCCTGCGCGATCGGAGCGTGCATCCCGAGACGCCCCGCGGCGACGGGCCCATCTCCCACAGACAAGCGGTCCACGGTCCGAGCGGGGAGGGCAAAGTCGAACGTGAACTGACGGGTCGCAGACATCGCTTCCACCTCGGCACAGGTCTACCCCATGCGACCCTTCCGATCCAGCCTTCCTATCGGCGGAGGCGAGGCCGCATCGCGGGGAACACCTTGGGAGGCACGATGACCTCGCGCACGCCGAGGCCCGGATCGCGGTGCTGGTCGGTCGTCTCGACGCGGCTACGCCATGCGGAGAGGCGCTGGTCCTCTTCGATGACGCGCAGCCACGAGTAGTTTCGATTGTCGAGAAGGAGCCCCAGGACCTCCGACTGCTCGGTCTCTGGCACGTCGTAGTACCGGAAGAGGTAGTACAAGGTGTGCTGGCTCGGCGTGCGGGCGCCGCCCTCGTAGGACTTGATCGTGATGGTGGCGACGCCCATCGCCCGCGCGGCCTTGACCTGCCGGACCCCTTTGCGGGCCCGCCACTCGCGCAGTAGCTCCGCGAGACGCAGATAGCGCACGTTCTGTTGTTCGATCTCCGCTAACGCTTCCGCGACCACCGGATCGAGCGCCGTCTCCATCCTTCCTCCTACGCAGGCAACGCTGGCCCAACCTTTTCCTGCACCCACTCGACAGTGGTCCCGAGAGTCGACTCCGAGACGACCGAGAACCAGCCCGAGGACGTCAGCGCCGCGAGGTTGAAGCCCGAGTAGACCGTCGTCCGAGAGCCCCCTTCGGTCAGCGCCGAGGCGTGCAGGTAGTCTCCCAACGAGTAGATCTTCAACTCGCTGCCAAACTTGGTGGTCTTGATGGTCGGAGGCACACCGTAGGGGTGCGCCATATCGAGCGTCAGGTTTCCGGGCGCCCCCTTGAACGTCAGTGCTTTCCCGAGCCCAGCCCCCCACAAGAGCAGGTCGCGCACGCCGATGCCGGGCGTGTCCAGGAAGTCGAGCACGAGGTCATCGGTCTGCTGTGCCGCGAAGGCCGTCAGGTCCATCGCCGGGAGCATGGAGAGGCTGTTCGTCCCGGGCGGGATCTCAAGCGTCATCATGGGGTGCAGAACGCCCGCGAAGCCGTCGCCGGCAGACACGGTGTAGATCTCCAACGCCGAGCCCGTGTCGTAGGTCAGCGTCGACCCTTCGAGCATGTAGTAGGACCGAACCTTCTCGCCGCTCCGGGGCTCCAGGGACAGCGTGAAGTTGCCGACGTAGGTCCCGCCCGGCGAGATGATGTGCAGGAGGTAGTTGAAGGCCCCCGTAGCGGAGTCTTCGATCCCGCGGCGCTTGGGTAGCTCCACCCGCACCAGCTTGCGGATGCGGCGAACCCGAGCGACCGGCGTCGGCACTTCCCCGAACGCGATCGGCGTACCGAGGTTGTTCAGCGGGACGGATTGAGCGGTCAAGATCTCCGCGGCGGTCTCGCCCACCTGCTCCAGGGGCCGATCGAGCATCGGGCGCTCTTCGGGCTGGTCCAGGTTGATGGCGCTCCCGGGGCGCTCGCGCTGCTCGGGCACCAGCGTCCCGTACACCGAACGGGCGTCGAGAAGGGCCAGCGAGTCGTCGGCGAACAGAGAGCCGTACCGGACATTGACCTGTTCGCGGGGGATGACCTCGACCGTGTACTCGTTGAAGGGGGCCCGAAGCTCCATGTACCCGTGGAACACCATCTGTGGCGACCGGACCAGATAGCCGATCGTGCGGTCCCCGAAGCGGATGCGCAGCGTGTCTCCCGAGACGTCGGGGAACAGGTCGCCGAGACGGCGCCAGCCGAGCCGTTCGGTGGACAGGTCGTCGGCGATGATGGCGCTGACGAGTTGCCGGTATGCGGGGTGGACCTGGACGCGAAGGGCGACCTCGGGCGCGTTCTGGTTCAGCCACAGGATGAAGGTGTCCACCCGATCGGCCATCGGCCGGGGCGCCTCTTCGTGGGGCACCAAGTAGGCCTCGATGGCCTCCTCGGAGGTGGGCCAGGAGGAGACGATCAGCCCATCGACTGTGATGGCGTAGCGGCGCCCCTCCTTGAAGATCTCATACCCTGACGGGCCTTCGATGACCTCGATCTCCCGCAGGCGGGCGGCACGCTGGGCCTCCTCACGCTGCCGCAGTTGGAGGGCGGTGATCTTTCGGATGGCCCGCGTGGCGAGACCCGACGCCCCCTCCTTCCCGCAAACCATATACACGACGTTCTCGGCACGGGTCACCGCGACGTAGAAGAGCCGGACCTGTTCCTCACGCTCGGAACGTGTGCTCTTCTTCCGAGGCCACTCGCGGTCCGCGAGCACAAACACCGTCGGCCACTCAAGCCCCTTGCTGGAGTGCGCCGTCGTCAGCGACACAGCGTCCTTGGGCTTCTCTTCCTGGCTGTCATCCGGGTTTTTATTCTTCCCCTCTCGCCCACCCTTGATGTACTCCATGAAGCTCTTGAAGTCTTGGAACTGCTCCGCCAAGTCTTTCATGGTGGTGTAGATCTCGACGGCGGAAGAGTTGCTGCCTCCGCCTTCCTCGCTCGTCTCCTCTTCCCCTTCCTCTTCCTCCCCATCTCCCATGGGGAGTTCTTCCCACTCCCTTAGGAGATTCATGGCGATTATCGGTGCGTCCTCCCACTTTGCATCACACAACTCCTCCAACTCGTCCGCTACCGTGAGAAAGTCGTCGAAGGCGGCATCGCGCTTGCTGGTCACGAGCTTGTGAAGGCCGCCACGCAGCATGGGGACAATACCGGACTCTCCGCCCCTCCACCTGTCGCGAAATACTTTGTTCACGGACCCGCTGGGCAGGTACTTGAACCGTCCTCCAAAGAACTTGCTCTCGTCGTTCTTGAGGATCCCCATGAGGGCTTCTTTCGCGGCTTCCGGGTCTTCGATGCTCTTCGCTGCGAGGGCCAGGAGCATGAAGTACCGGGTGGCGGCTTTCCCCTCCAGCACCCCTTGCGTCTCCCGTGCATACATCGCCTTCAGGCCGCGACGGGTCAGCGCCCGCTCCACGAGCGCCAACGGTGCGTTGGTTCGGCTCACCACCGCAAAGTCGGTCAAGGGGCGGCCGTTGCGGACCACCTCATCGTAGATCTTCTCTGCGATAAACTTGGAAATGCCTATATCGGAAGCAGACGGCTTGAACTTGCGCCGGCCCGCAAGGCTTTCCTTCTCCGCTTCCTTCTCCACGCGCTCCAGGGCGGCCTTCTCCACCTCCTCTCGCTGCGCTTCGCTCAACGGGAGACCCTTCGAGTCGACCATCGTCAGGGTCACTTGCCCCTGGAACTTCTCGCCGAGCGTGCCACCGTAGCTGACCTCGTTCGGGCCGGTGATGCGCATGGAGACCGCGGGGGTTCCGCTGGCCCACTCATACCGCTCCGTCTTTACCTTGACACCTTCGTCATTGGCGACGTAAGTCTCGTAAGTCGCGGTGATATTCCCCGCCTCGACGATCCAGTGCCCGGAGCGGTAGTTAGACGAGATCTCATACTTCTGCGTCTCGGGGCGCTGGGTGATCAACTCAAACATGCTGGGGTCGGCGCCGCGGAAGCTGTAGACGGCCTGTCGGGAGTCGCCGATCAGCAGGCAAGTCCCCTCGCTCATGCGGGCGACTTCGGCCGCGATATTCACCTGGATCCAGGTGTTGTCCTGGGCCTCATCCACGATGAACAGCTTGGCTTTCTTCGATACCTTCACGTTCCGGTAGTACGCGATCAGCAGGTCATCGGCGGTAAGGCGATACCGCCGCCTCTTGAGTTCGTTCGATTGCCTCCACAACTGGATGGCAAGCTCCGCGCCACTGGGGGACACTCCTGGCTCGGTCAGGCCATCGACCAACTCTTCCCAATACCGCTTGACATCTTGATACCGAGTATAGTCCGGGTCACCTTTACTCGGAGGCTTGGCCTCATAGGCCTCCATATAGGCCTTCAACTCCTTGTAGGAGTTGATGTTGCGGCTTTGTAGCTGACCCTGTACGATGGACTCAAACTTCCGAGCGATGGTCTTCGGGGCGTCCTTGAACGCGTCAAAGACCGTCTTTCCGGTCTGGGAAGTCTCGCGTCCAAATGAATCGGTCGTGGTCACCGTAAACCGGTAGGCGCGCATATCTGCCTGCCCGTAAACCTCGACATCGCTGAATGGCCTTCCGGGATCAACCTGTCTGTGTTCGGAGCGCGCCGTTACATGCGGGTTCAGCAGGGAGTTTACATGCTCACGCACAAGAGCCTTCCCAAACTTGAAATCCCGGGGGGGAAGCACGGACGGAGGTAGGCTCTTGAAGGGCATCGAGTGATAGGTGCCGACCCGCATCCCCCAGATGACACCCTTGGGGATGTACTTTGCCAGCTTGCGGGTGAGGTCTGCGGCTGCCTTGCGGGTGAAGGTCGTGAGGACCATCTCGTTCGGGCTCATGCCGCCCGGCTCTCGCCGAAGAAACCGGTGATAGGCCTTGGCGGCGCCGAGGGTCACGCACCGGGTCTTGCCCGAGCCCGCGCAGGCGGAAGCCCGAAGGATGCGGTAGCCCTGCGAACCCGACTCCGCGATGGCGTCCACGAGCAGCCGTTGTTGGGGGTCGCAGCTTTCGTAGTCCCGCAGGAAGTTCTCGTAGCCCTTCGCATTGGTGATGTCCTCAATGCTGGCAAACAGCTTCTCTTTCTCGGCATCACTTGATTCTTTCTCTGCCTCGTAGGCAGCGTCCCGATCTGCCTGCGAAACGATCGAGGTCACGCCTGGGATCAGCGGAATGTCTCTGGGGTTCGGGCAGAAGCTCATGGTGACCTCGGCAAGTGGATCGGGTGGGAGCAGAAACCTACGCCCACCGTGTAGCCCTAAGGGCTCTACTTGGCAACCTAGTAGATCAGCCCTTCAGTTCGCTGCTCGGGCGGAACACAAACTTCTTCTTGGCCTTCACGCGGACCGTCTTGCCAAACGCTTTCATGGTCCGAGCCTTGGTCGCCCGCACGCGGAACGTCCCGAAGCCCTTGATGCGCACCGGATGGCCGCCCTTCACATGCGCCACGATCTGCTCAAACAGGAAGCCAACGGCATCCTTCGCCGCCGTCTTCGAGCAGCGCATACCCGCACCGGTCATGTGCTCCGCAAGCTCACGAGCCAGCGTCACCGTCGTCGCACTCTTCGTCTTCGCCTTCGCCTTTGCCATAGAAACCTCCGCCGAGAGGCTAACATACGCCACCAGCGGAGCAAACACCGCTGCTTCCGCGACGTATACCCCCTTTGGGCATCCCCCGTCCCGGATACACCGCTTCGTATACCACGAAAGGCGGAATACGTCACGGCATGGTCCGCGAAGACCGGGTAGCATCCCCGTGTGAGGCTACCGCGCCCACTCTAAGGAGCCACCATGGCGTTCACCGTCACCCGTTACCGTGCCAACAACCCGGGCCAGAATACCCGGTACTTCGACATCACCGCCCTCGATGCCGACCTGACCACCACCTTCAACCACAACTGCGGTTGGACCCCGGACGACTGGGATCTCGTCTCGACCGACGGCTCCCCCTGCGCCTACGCGGGCGTGTGGCGTGCGCAGGTCAACGCGACCCAGGTCACCATCACCAAGTCCGGTGCGGGTAGCTCGGGCGGCGCGGTGCGTCTCACCTTGAACCACTCCGCGCTTCGTCCCTGATTCTGGCCTGACGAGCCACGAGCGGTTACCGCTGCTCGTGGCTCGTCTGTGTCTGCCCCTTTCCCCCCTTCGCACTACCGGGTGGAGCTATGGCGCTGTTTCTTCAGCTTCCCTTCTATGTCCAAGAAACGGCCCTGACCCTCGACGCCCTCTCCAAGACGGGTGTTGGGGCGGTGCTCCCTGACCAGTGCGGGGCCCTCGGCCTGTACGCCATCTTCGCCTCGACCGGTGTTCCCCCCTTCGGCGCCTACCAGATGTTCTTGGAGACCCGGATCAGCGGGGCTGCCGAGTGGACCGACACGGGCGAGATCTTCCCGATCGTATCGGCCGCGGGCGTCTACAAGTTCGCGTTCTCCTCGCCCGTCCTCGATGAAGTCCGCATCCGTGTGGAAGGGACGAACACGGTGGGCGCGGTGGTCCAGTTCACTTGGCTGGCCGACGTAGACGGCCTGACCCTTTCGACCTGAGGCTCGCATGTTCTTCCAGTGTAGCTACCAGAAGGACGTCCGCGACTCCGCGACGGTCCCGGTCGTCGAGCAGATCGACTGGCAGATCCTCCAAGCCGCAGGCGGCGGGGCGTACCTCGTTGGGAACCTCCGCCAGTTCACCATCGGGACGCTGAACGTCCTGGTGCAGACGAGCCTGGATGGGGTCAACTATGTCACGCTGGACAACACCACGCTGACGGCAGTGGACACCACCTACTACTACCGCTACGACGGCCCCATTCCACGCTACCAGCGCATCACGTTGACCCCCGCTGGGGGCTTCAACGGAACCCTCGCCGTCAACTATTACGGCGCCGCTGACGTGGGAGACATCCCCATCTCCACCCTGGTCCTCTGAGGTTCCGTCATGGCTGACTACCAGGATCGCAGCATCCGTCGGAAGCTCGGTAAGAACCAGACGCTCCCGCACACGCACCATCCCCGTGACGTCCCCGGCGTCCTGTCGGTCGTGAGCGCACCGGCGTCCCTGATCCCCTTCGACACGTTGGTCGAAGAGGGCGTGACGGTCAACCCGAGCACGAGCGCGGTCGTCTTCTCGGTGCTCGACGAGATGTTTATCTCGGCGGTCCTCCCGCCCCTCACGACGCCGGCCAACAAGTATCGCGTCCACCTTCGGTTCAACGGCAGCTTCCTGTGCGGCTCCGAGTCGCGGCTGGAGTTGCAGTTCTTCCAGGGCAACCCGCTGGTGCCCCCGACCGTGGCCATCGGCACTGCGTTGCAGGCGGGCAACCCGGGTGCGGGTGGCATCGCGCAGATCCACGCCGTCTCGCTGACGCAGACCTTCGAGGTCGCGCCCGGAAACTACCTGTGGCAGGTGCAGTGGCGCGAGGTCAACGGCCTGCCCGGCAACGCGGTGGCGAGCGTGGGCGTGCTGCGCCGCTTCGAGGTTGAAGCCGACACGCTGGTCGTAAGCTGATGGCCTACGCGGCAATCGTCACCGTGAAGCAAGTCGGGCCCGGCGAATACCTCGTCCGGGTCTCGGAAACCGACTGTGGGGCCGCGGACGAGGCCACGATCACCGGGCTTCCCGTTGTGGGTCGCGTGCGCCGCCTGACCTGCCAACTGGTTGGCGGGACGGCGGTCTCCGTTGACCCCGTGCTGGCGATGGCCGCTGGTGGAACAGGCGTTGATGCCATCGTCGGGCCGGGCACCCCCGCGGCCATCGTGACGAGCCTTAGCGCCAACACTTATGCGACGCCCACCGGGGACTCGGTATTCTATCACCGCAGTCAGCCGAACGCGGGCGCCGACAACGTGATCGAGACGGTATACAACGTCTCGGGACGTTGGTAGAGTTTTGGGAGGAAGGGAAGGATGGAAATCCAAGGTCTGTTGATCGGAGCGGGGCTCGGCTACATGCTGGGCGACCAGAAGGACGCGAAGAAGGTTGCGAGCCGCGAGGTGTGGGCCGTTGGTGGCGCCGCCCTGGGGCACCTCCTTCAAGAGCAGATGGGGCCCAAGCCGGCGCCCGCGCAGTCGCAGGTCGTTGTAGACCCGGGCCTGTCGCACGAGAACGCTCGGCTCAAGCGCGCCCTCGTGGAGACTCGCGCGAACCACTCGCGGACGCTCGCGGCGATCGAAACCCAGGTCGACGAACTCTTGGCCGATCGCGAAGAGGCGCCAGCGCCTCGGGTCGCCCGTGCCGCTCGCCAGCCGGCCGCCGAGCCCGCGCCCCGTCGTCGGGTGGTGTCGCTCGGAACGATGGAGCGTGAGGCGGCACCGTCGCCCGCTCCGAAGCAAGCTCCCAAGGCAGCCGTCCGGCGCCCCCAACTTCCCGATTACGGGCAGCTTGATGGGCTCCGTGGTGAACTTGCAGAGGCAGACTTGGCCGAAGTGTTCGGCCGAAGCAACACAAGGTAGGGAGTTACCATGTACTACGTTGGCGAAGTTGGCGGAAACAAGAAGGATGTTGTGGTGCCCGAGCCCAAGATGAAGGTTGACACCACCACCGTTCTCACCTCCGGTGTGGGCGCGCTGGGCGGCGGCCTCGCGGCTACCGCGGTGGGCCCCTCGCTCGGCCTCAAGGGCAAGAGCGGCAAGACCATCGGCATGGCGCTCGGCGCCCTGGCTGGGTTCATGTACGACCAGCGCGCGAAGAAGAAGGCCGCTGAGCAGCTCTGATCTGTCGACGTAGCGTGTAACCAAGGGCCCACGTCGCTCGCCGCCGTGGGCCTTTGCACTTGGAGGGAGCCGTGCCTACTGCCCGTCAGAGCATCGGGATCGCTTTCGTGAAGCTGGGGCAATCCGACGACCCGGCTATCCGCGCAAAGGGCCGACTGGCCCAGACGCTTTGGGTGCGGTCCTCGACGGAGGATATGTCCCCAGGACGGCTTATCGCGCTCGCGGATGCGTTGGTCGCCTTGGCGGACGAGCTACCGAGCCCCGAGCCTGACGCGCCCTCCGTGCAGGAAGCATGGGTCGATGTGCGCCCGCAGATCTCCGCGCAGCCGGGAGAGCCCATCCCCAACTACGGCAAGGCTCTAAGGAGTGTTGCGAGCGCCGGCTTTGCCTACAGCGGTCAGGCCGACGAGACGGACGCCTACCTGGACGAGGCGGACGAGTTTTACGGTGACGCGGCACCCGAGCAGACCTGGGGCGAATGGGCCGCAGAGAAGGCGGCGGCGCTGGCCTCCCCGGTGACGTCCCGCATCGCCGCGGCAGAGAAGGCCGTCGCAGACAAGATTGCCGCGGCAGAGAAGGCCGTCGCAGACAAGTTTGCCGAGCTAAAGGAGGCCGCCACCGCTCCGGTGGAGGAGGGATGGGAAGATCTGAAGAACGCCATGATTGCCATCGGCCTCACGGGCGTTCTGGTGGTGGCGATCAGCGCCTCCGCAGGTAGAGGAAGGCGCCGATAAGGCCGAGGCCCACGAGCACCAGGGCGCCGCCGGCTGCCGCGGGGATGGCACCCAGGGTGTTCGCCCGCACGTTCGCGAGGGGGCCCAGGAACTTGCGCATGACGCTGATGTTCGCGTTGGCGGCTTCGGTCCCGAACTGGTCACGCCATGCTGGCCGCTCGATGTCCCGTGCGAAGATCTCCGCCAGAGAGAGCACCGTCGCCCCGTTCGCGTAGGCCTGACGGAGCCTGTTCCCCCGCTCCCCTTGGTACTCGACGATGATGCGCTGGGTGTTCGCCGTGGGGTCGTGGCGAGCCGCAGACGACATCCCCGCACCTGCCCCCCTCGCATTGAGTTGGAACAGCCCGCGGCTGTCTTCCGAGCCCGCGGGCACGACGTAGGCGACCGCATCACGGGTCGAGCCGAAGGCCCATGCGCCACGCCCCGAGATTGCGTTCGTGTCGAGTTGCGACTCGCGGAAGGCGTTGGCGAGTGCGGCCAGCGCGATGCCCGCCGGGATGCCCGCACGCGAGAACTCGGCCATGACCACACGCCCGGCGGACATCTGCCGCTCGAAGCGTTCGGGGTACTGGGTGAGATTCGGATAGTTGATGTTCTTGTTTCGGATCACCGTCTCAAGCGCGGCGTCCGTATCGAAGGCGCCGACGAACACACCGGCCGCCCGCGGAAGGGATGCCAGCATCTCCACCTCTTCGAGCTTGCCGCGAAGCGCAGACGTGATCCCTTTGAGGTAGTCCGCCGGCGTGCGGATGCCCGCGTTCGCGAGCCGCACCCGCTCCGGGAACACGGTCGAGGGGTCCTTGTTCATGTACAGCGGGTAGAAGGTGGCCATCGCAATCTTGGCCAGCGTGTCGAGCGGTCCGCCCTCCAGCCGCTCGCGGGCCCGTGCGGCGTAGTATCGCTGCACGAGGTCCATCTGCTGCTGCGCATCCATCGCACGGATGGCCCGCGTCGTCGTGCCGAGCCCCTTCGCCGTGCTGGGGGTGAACTGGATCAGCCCTTGCGCCACGTCGGGGTTGAACGGCTTGACCCCTTTGACGTCCCCATACTGCGCCTTCGGGTTGAACCGCGACTCGTGCTGGATGACCGCTGCAAGGTGCGCCGGGTTCGCGCCGAGGCTCCGCGCCACCTCGATGATCTTCAGCATGAGGGTGAGCGGTGGCGGCGACCCGGTGTAGTCCCGGTAGTAGGGCTGAAGCGTGCTCGCGAGCCGCACGTCTCGCGATATGCGGTAGGGCTCGGTCGCCTCTGCAAAGCTGGGGGACGGTGCGGTAGACATGGGATAGACCCCTTCTCGGGAGGATAACCGTGGCCAGCTTCGACGACGACGAAGATCAAGACATCCAGGGCAAGTACCGACGGGCGTGCGCCACGCTGGGCGTCTCGCTGCCGAAGACTGCCCCGAAGACCCCCCGTGCCGAACAGGAGCAGGTGCTCACGCGCTGGAAGGACGGGGTACTCAAGAAGGCTTGGCAGGCTGCCGCGAAGCAGTGGCACCCCGACACGCCCACCGGCAACGCGGACAAGTTTAAGTCCGCAAAGGAGGCGTATGACCTGCTGGCCGGGCTCCAGTTGCGGCCCGAACGGCCGCCCGAGCCGCCCCCCGAAGTCGACCTCGACTTTGCGGACGTGCGTCCGAACCGGCGGCCTCCCCCCGCCGAGCCGGGAGCGGCATGGGCTCCCAGGGTCTCGCGGGGCTCGGACGGGGGCATGGTCATCGACGTGGGCTTCCTGTCGTTTGACGTCTCGGCGGTGCAGATGCAGGCGCTCGCCGAGGCGCGGAAGATGGCAGAACAGATGCTCGAAGCTCGGCTAGAGAAGGAACGGAGAGCCCTGAAGAACCGGGTGCAGCGCGAGGCGACCGACAAGTTTATGGACCTGCTCGGCCCCATCCTCGACGGCGTGCCGCTCGCTGACGCAGTGGACAAGCCAAAGCGCAAGCGAGCGGCGAAGAAACCTGGGTCCACGCGCACAACCGTCATCGGATAGGCTCACCCGATCTTCTGGTTGCGGACGGTGAGGGGCATCGCCAGCGACCAGTTGCCTTGGTCGGCGATCGCTTGCAAGGCATCCATGCGGTACACCGTCTTCTGCACCAGCGGGTTGCTATTCCCCGCGAGCCATGCACGGCGGGCGGCGATGTAGGCACGCGTCCAGGCCTTCTCGTCGCCTCCGTTCGCGGGGCTCTTCTCGGGGAACTTGGCGCGGATGGTGTCAACGCCCTTCGGACCCGAGTGGATGCAGGTGTCGTACAGCACCAACACCGTCAGGGCGTGGCAGGCCTTCACGGCTTCCGCGTGGGCCATCGCCGGGGCGAAGTATTGCTCGTCGAATACCTCGTCCTGGGCCCTCTGCATGACCGGATCGGTGCCGGCGGCCTTCAGGGCGTCGATCAACTGCTGAACCGGCGCGGTGTACGGTCCGCCCGGCGTCTCTTTTGTGGACACGTTCCCGGCCAGGGTCGCCTCGTGGAGCCGAAGCTCGGCAGCGAGCCGGCCGCCGAGGGCGATGTACCGCTTCACCACGGCATCCAGGCTCCCGGCCTTGTCGGTACACTGGTGCTTTCCGTAGGAGATACCTGCGCCATCCTTCAGAATGGTGCAGGTGGCGTAGCTCGCCGCCGACGGAACCTTGCCCGTCTCGAAGATGGAGAGAACGCAGTCGATAACGTGCTTCTGGTCGTGTGACAGTTGCAGTGGCATGGGTCCCTCAAACGCTGAAGCGGACGACGCCGCGGATGTTGCTCGCCTTCACGTTGCGCTCGACATACTTGGCGGTGTCCCCCAGGTTTCCGCCCACGCACGCGAGCGTGGTGGCGTCCTTCCACCCCAAGATCAGGTCCGTGTGGCCCGCCTTGGTCGCCGAGCCACCCGCGTCCGATCCCGACCCTTCCCGCGACTGGAGCAGCAGCGAGCCCGTCAGGACCTCCGAGCCGGTGAGGGCCGATGCAGGCGTCCACAGCCCGAGCTTCTTCCCCTCGTCCTCTTGGCCCTGCGCCGCTCCGAACCAGTTTTTGAGCGGGTGCGCCGACCACGCCGAAGGGGTCGCCCAACGGAGCCCCATCGCTTCCGCCTGCGCCCACTGCGCCGACAGGGCGCACCACGCGAGCCCCGTCCCCGCCTTGTCCTTCGCGATCGCGTAGTGCTCGACGTACTCGCCGACCAGCCCCGAGAGGGCCGGGCCCCGGTTGGAGGACGCCGGATTCTCGCGGATGCCGATGATGCTGACCATCGCCAGGGCCGCCGCACGCTGCACGGCGGATGCCCGGGGGTCGATCGCCCGCGTGGCCGTCTCCTGGCTCCCCTTGACCCAGGACTGCTCCGCCTGCTCGGCACGCAGCGCCAGCCGCCAGGGTGCTTCCGGCTGGTCAGGCGCCGGCGGGAGGCCCGTTGGTTGGGCCAGCAGCGACGCCCACGTCTTCTCTTCGACCACACCGTCTGCGGTCAGCTTCTTGGCGCCCTGGAACTGGATCACCTTGGCCTCGGTCCCGGGGCCGAAGCCCCCGTCCGCCGTGCAGGCGAACCCGTGCGCGGTCAGGCGCTCCTGACAGAGCTTGACGTCAGACCCCTGTGAACCCTTACGAATGGTCGCTTGCGGCATGGCTATTCACTCTCCCGAGTGCATGGTAAGCGTATCGAGGTAGCGGAGGATAGGCATACCCCTTGGACCCCTTACTAGAGCCTACACCAGAACCTAGACCTCTTACCCCAATATGCCGCGTTCGGGCTGGTGAATCGGCCCTGTTCGTAGTGAGAAGCCAGATCGACGATAACGGGGTATCACACCCCCTGGGGGGCTTCCTGACCCCCGACGGCATCTTCCACCCTCGCGGGGAGCCTTGCGACTTCGAGGTCGGCGCCGTCTTCCGCATCGGGGTCTCGGGTCCGACGACCCTCCAGACCCCCGTCCCACCTACCGCACGTCGAGGAGCCCACATGGACCCGCAGCCCGAGCAGACCCCCGAGCACGCCCCGGAGCACACCACCGAGCACGCCCCCGAGCACGAGGCCCCCGCCCACGAGGCGCCCGCCCACGAGGGCAAGACGCACGCCAGCGCCGGGCTCCCGACGGGGGATGGCCCCGACTTCTCCGGTGCGCTTGGAGCGGCGGAAGCCCTCGGCGACAGCCCCTATGCCCCCTTCATCCTCTTGGCCATCGCGGCGATGACGGTGCTCGGCGGCAAGAAAGCATGGGACTTCTGGGGGGAGCGGAGCGAGCGCCAGCACCAACTGGAACTCAAGCGGCTCGACATCCAGGCCCAGCAGGCCGGGCTTCAGGGCGCCCAGCCGCCCCCCTGCCAAGTGAAGCAGGCCGAGACGGAGGCCCGCCTGACGGCCCTAGAGGAGGCCCTGAAGAGCGTCCAGCAGGCCACCGGGGGCCTCGGCGGCTTCGACCCCGAAGTCGTTGAGGAGATCGACAAGCGCCTCAAGCGGGTCGAGCGAGCCGAGAAGGCCCGCCGGGAGGAGGAGCGCGACGAGGAGCGCCGCGAGCGCAAGGGCTAGGCCTCGGCGGCCTCCACGTCGTCTAGCAGGGCGGCGAGGAGGATCGCCGGAACCCCATCGGGGGTCTCCAACGCCGCTACGATGCCCTCGGGCACAATCAGCAGGTGGGCGTGGACCCATGCCACCCGCCCCCCTTCCAGCACGACCAACACATCGGCCTCGATGTCTTCCACGACTCCTCCCCGACTGGGAACGGAACCCATCCCGGTGCGGATGGACCCCGTGCGCAGCCGGGGAGCTAGGCCGTGAAGCCGTAGGACGTGCGCTGCGTCGGCACATGCCCCATCTCGGCCAGCGACGAGGCGCGGAGCCCCGCATAGGGGTCATCTACCACGACAAGGTGGTCGAGCAGAAGGATCCCCACCGCCGCGCAGGCTTGGGCCAGCTTGGCGGTCACGCCGATGTCTTCACGGCTCGGGGTCGGGTCGCCCGACGGGTGGTTGTGCGCGAGCACGATGCCGTAGGCGCCGGACCGGGGGCGGGTCAGCGCCCACCGGAGGATCGTCCGGGGGTCCACGATGGCGGCGCCGTCGGTCCCGGAGGAGAGGCGCGCCACGTCGAGGACCCGCAGCCGGCGGTCTACCGCGATCACTGCGACGTGCTCGACCTCGTGCCCGGCAAGGTGGGGCACCAGGACGGAGATCGCGTCTTGCGGGGTGCGGATGCCCCCGCCTTGGGGAGCCTCGGTCAGCATCCGGGCGAGCCGGGCGGCCGTCTCGGGGTCTCGGGCGGCTAGCTCCCGCACGAGGGCGGCAGCGGTGCGGGCGGCGGCGGTCACTTGCCACCCCCCGGACCGTAGGAGGCCCAATCGGCTTTCCAGTTAGCCCCAGGGATCGAGCCGGCCGGGCGGCGGGCCCGGACCACCGCGTACCGGGATGCAGGGCTACGGCGCCGCTCCGCGGCCAGGACGGCGGCCCCGAAGGCCGCCCCGCTCGGGATGTCGACCAGCATCCGCACCCGGCGGCCTCGGGACGGGACGGTCAGGGGGTACATGCGCCCCGCGCCGTCCTCGGTGATCAGGTGGCCCCCGCGGACTGCGTAGAGCAGCCCGTCGGGAGCCGTGTACTTGCAGAGAGCCGGATCAGTGCCGGCGAGGGCCACGAGGGCGGGGGGAAGGTAGCGCATGGGGTCTCCAGACTTGGGGGTTGGGCTAGTAGTGGTCGGGGCCAGCTTCGGCGGCCTCGCGGTCCTGCTCGTCTCGCCATGCGGCTTCCGCTGCGTCGAGGTCGCGCTCCTGGCGCAACAGGCGGGCCTCCTCGGCGACCTCTTGAGCGGCGTCTACCCAGACGCGGGGGGAAGCCGTGGCGCCTCTCGTCTCGGAGAGGACCCGCTCCGCGCGGCGGCGAAACTCCTTTGCAGGGAGCCCCGACTGACGGCGGTAGGCGATCCAGGCCTTGCGGTACTGGCGGAGGCCGTAAGCCTTCCAGTCGTAGGCCTCGGCGGCCTGACGGTCCCCCTCCGTCCACTCATCGGGATTCCGGTGCGGAACGCCCTGCTCGTGGTGGAGCGGGCAGCGGTGCAGAGTATCGAAGTCGGACAGTAGCCAGCCGCCATCGCAGGGGCAGAGATCCGGGTGGATATGGGCCCAGGCTCCCCCTTCCAGATCACGGTAGGCATTTCCCAGGAAGTCGCCCTCAAACATCGCATCCTCCCTTGCCGGCCGGGCACCGTTGCCGCCGGTGACTCTCTCTTATCCCCCTGGGTCCGAACCGTCAACCTAGACGGTGCATATTGCCGAAAGCGGGCTTTCTACCGTGATCCGCCGGGGGCCTTCCGCGCCCCCTGGCCCGCTCCCGCCCTCGCGGGGCGCCCTCGCGCCCGACCCCCAAGGGAAGCCCCAAGGGGGGTAGGAAGCTCCAAGGGGGGTAAGGGGATGGTCACTCAGGGTCGGGGGCCGAGTACCGGACGGTCCGATGCCCCTGGGTTCCGTCGGATGGGTCGGTGGCCCAGGTGTCGACGTGCCGGCGGAGGCCGCAGTGGGCGCAGGTATCAGTGTAGGCGATGCCGCCGCCCGAGCCGTAGACGGGCCCATCCTTCCAGGCGTGCTCCACATCGTCGCAGTCGGGCTCGGTCGGGTCGATCTGGACCTTGTGGCGGTCCCAGCCGTCGCCGTCGCTGTCGGCCACGAAAACCGTCAGCAGCACCGTGGCCTCGCACTCCCCCACCTCTGCCGCGGCGTAGGCCTCAGCGGCCTCGGTGGCGTCGGTGGCGTCGATCTCGGCATCTCCATACTCCTCGGACCGGCAACGGAACAACATGGCTCCCTCCCTCGGGGCTTGTGCCCCTCTGACACCTCGACCCCGCGGCGATGACGCCAGCGGGGCAAGGGGATGGAGCGGGGGAAGGGGATAAGGGGGGTCGGGGCTACCCCTCGACCACGAGCATGGCCGTCTGGTGCCCAGCGCCCTGCAACTCCGAAGCGGCTCGGCGCACCGCATCGAGGGCGGCCTGGAAGCGGTCCGGGCGGACCTCGGTCGCATCCCCCCCTAGCCATCGGGCCGCCCACGGCTCGCCGTTGGTCATCGTGTCCGCGAGCCCCGCTACCCGTTCGCACAGGTACTCAAGCTCCGCGGTCAGATCCCGCAAGTCCTCGGTTTCGTAGGCCTTCACGACCCTGGTTTCTTTCGTGCTCATAGGTCCTCCGAAGGGCCCCATGGGGCCCGGTTGTGTCTTCAGGCCTTCGCTGCCGCCCAGGACGCCCACGCCGCTGCCAGCGCCGCCCCGTTCGCGGTCCCTGCCAGCCGACGGGCCAGCGCCGGCGTCAGGACGGGCGCCCGGTCTCGCGCCAGCCGGGGATGGTTGACCACCCCCCAAGCGACGGCGCGATCCTCGCCCACCGACGACAGCAGCCAGTCGACGGCGTGGCCCTGGTCGTCCGTCCAGGTGTAGGCCTCTCCCTCTCCCAGTACCCACCCGCCGCTCTTCCGACGGAGGGACAGGGCTTTGCGCCGCGAGGTCGTGATCGCGCTCATAGGTCCTCCAAGGGGGCCCCGAAGGGCCCGGTTTGTGTGTGTGTCAGGCGAGGTCAGCGGTCGTCGTTAGGTCCTCTCCCTTGCCGGCCGGGCACCGTTGCCGCCGACACTCTCCATCTATCCCCCTCTCTCCGACACGTCAACCAAGACGGTGCATATTGTCCAAAGTGACGGTTCTAACTAGGTCGGCCGGACCCTCCCCGGGGCGCTGGGGGGCCGTCGGGGCGGGGTCCGGGGCGGGGGGCGGGGGCGGGAGCCGGGGGGGTGGGCGCTCGCGAGGGAAAGGGGGTAAGCTAAGGGCGGAAGGGGGGAAGGGGCATGGGGGGCTACGATCTCGTCGAGGGGGAAGGGGGTGGGCTGGCGAGGCCTGCCGAGTTTCGAGACCTGCTCCAGCAGGCAGGGGAAACGCTCGGGCGCAAGCTGTCGCCGCGGACCCGCCAGGAGTACGCCAAGGCCTTTCGGCACTTTGAGGCATGGGCCAACGGCATGGGGCTCCCGGCGCTGCCTACGACGCCCGTGGTGGCCTTGGTCTACGTCCAGTCGATGCGGCCGGACCTGGAGAAGGGGCAGATCTCCTTCTCCACCGTGACCATGCGCCTCGCGGCCCTGGCCGACGCCCAAGCCACCGCCGGGGGTTTGCCCGTGACCTCGGACCCCAAGGTGAAGGAGCTACTGCGGGTGCTCCGCCGGGAGGTCGGCACCAAGCAAGTCCAGAAGGCTCCCCTGACGCTGAAGATGCTGGAACGGCTGCAACCCCTCTGGGAGGGCAACACGCTGACCCGGCGGCAACTCCAAGCCCGAGCCATCATCCTGCTCGGCTTCGCCCTGGCCGCCCGTCGGAGCGAACTGGTGGGGCTCGACCTCTCTGACCTTCGCTTGGAGGACGAGGGGATGGTGGTCCTGATCCGGCGGTCCAAGACCGACCAGGAAGGCAAGGGCGCCGAGCTAGGCGTACCGCGTGTGAGCGGGCCTCTGTGCCCCGTGGCCGCCGTCGAGGCCTGGGTGCGTCAGCTACCGCTCGACGTGGACGGGCCCTTGTTCCGCACCGTGGACCCCGCTGACGTCGCCACCACACAGCGCCTCTCGGAGCGTGCCGTCGCCCGCATCGTCCAGCGGGCCGCCAAGGTCTGCGGAGTCGACGCCGAACGCTTCGGGGCCCATTCCCTGCGAGCCGGCTACGTCACCGAGGCCGCTCGCAACGGCTATGACGCCACGCGGATCAGCTTCCAGACCCGTCACCGCTCCCTCGACCGCTTGAAGGGGTACATCCGCCGGGCGACCCTGTTCGAGCACAACGCCGGCGCGTTGCTCGGCCGGAAGGCTTGAGTTAGCTCACCCAGGGGCAGTATCGCCCTGCGGTCGCTCGGGTTTGGTTAGGCTGGCCCCCGAGCGTCCGCGCCTTCACCGCTTGCGGGGCAGGTGGGCGCCTTCTTCGATCTGCCCGGCTGCCCACGGAAAGGCCGCACTCGTCCACATGGGCTTGCCCTGCTCGCGTAGCCACGCCGCGATCAGCGTCCGTTCTTCCCGGCGAACAGCGTCGAGGACCCGTTCCAACTCGGCCGGGCTCACTGGTCTCTCCGGGGGCGGTAGACCACCGGGATGCTCTCGACGTAGCGCCGGTACGCCTCCGTACCCATGCGGGCCTCCGGGGGGCTCGCCTCCTTGCCCTGCCGCCGCTGGTCCTCGCTCTGCTCCGCCTTCCCTCGCTTCCCTGTCATGCCCGCCTCCGCGTCTATTCTGCCCTACCGGGCGTGGGCTCGATAGAGGTCGACCGTTCCGAGTGCGGCCAGGACGCAGAAGACCGCTGTAGGCAGCAGGCAGCACACCGAACCGGTAACCGTGGTCACGAGAACCCCCTGGCGCCTACCCTAGCCGGCGCGGTGTGAGGGGGCAAGAGTATGTCCGCAAAGTTGGTGGCGAACCCGATGACCGCAAACGCACCCTTAGCGGACACACCTGCCACCGCGCACCCACGAGCACCCACGAGCACCAGCAGGCACCTCCGAGCACCCCCGAGGGGGTAGAAGGGGGCAGGGGGAGTGCCGCTAGAGGCAGGTTGACAGGCGATGATGGGAAGATAGGATGGAAGGGGAGCCAGGATGAGCAAGAAGAACCTAGTCACGATCCCGTCTTCAGTCCTCGACCGCGTATGCCGACTGCAACCGTGGGTGGAGGGGCAAGCCCTCGCCGGTACGAGCACTACCCGTTCGGTACTGCTACATGCGCTGGCCCTGGGTTTGGCGCAGATGGAGCACGCCTTCGCCAACGCGGAGCGGTTGCCGATGCCCGACCACCCCATCCCCTTGCCGGTCCCGACGAGCACCTTCCCGCCGCTGTCTGACGACGACGGAGAGTGAGCGTGGACGTCAAGCAGTTCATGGAGGCCGTCAAGGCCGACGCACGCCGTTGGGACGAGCGCCCTCGGTCGACGGAGGTCTACGCCCTGCTCACACGGGACGCCGAAGCGTGCCGCTTGTGGGTGTCGTCGCTGCGGCTCCTCGAAGAGTCGATCAACGTCGACATCGAGACGCGGGACCAGCAGGCCGCCACGCTGCGCAACGCGGGAGCCGTCAGCGAGTACGACACGCACCTCCAATGGCGGCGCAAGGCGCTGCGATTCCGGGGCGCCATCCGTAACCGCATCGTCGAGGCCGAGTACGAGCTACGCCGCCGCACGGGCTTGTCGGAGATGGTGGACCAGTTGATCGTGGGGGCGTTTCACCTGCTACGCGACGTCGCCGGCAGCGAAACGTGGGTGAAGGACTACCAGGAGTACAAGCGGCTGCGCCTCGGGCAGATTGGGCCGCTTAACGACGGGAGCGAGTCTTCTTCCCCACCGACTGACTGAAGACGTACAAGCTCCCGATGGCGACCGCACCGATGACAAGCCGACTGACAGCGGTGCTGGTCGACCCCTTGTGCTTGCTTTCGAGCGTCCCCCGCACGATGGCTCGGATGCGATCGGCGGGCGCCAGCGCCTCGGTCTCTTGCACGAGCATCTGGAGGTCCTGGTACAGGTCTTCCTGTTCCTCCGGGACCTCGGGCGCATCATAGAGCCCGTCGAGGCCGAACGCGGCTTGCACGACCGCGGCGAGCGTGACCGGCGGAACGGCCAGACGGCGGGAGAGGTTGCGCCACACGCCCTTGGCGACGCCGATCAACGCTTGTTCGTCGCTGGTCGGCGTGTTCCTGGTAGACCACAATGCCTGCGCCACGCTAACCCCCGAAGATGAGCCATCTTCCGCGCCGTTGAAGCTCCGTAAGACGCTCCTCCGTGCAAAGCAACTCGGCGGACAGGCGCTCGATGTGGTCTCGCTGGATCTGATTCACTTGCTGGGCCGTCGCCAAGGCTTCCTGCATGGCCACCATCGCATACAGGGTCGCCGTGGCGATCTCCAGCGCCTTGATTCGGCGCTCGACACACGCTTGCTCCTCCGCTGTCTCGGCAGTGCGAAGGGACTCGTAGGCTTCCATGCTCTCGACCGCGAGCAAGGCCAGCCCGCGTTCAAGAGCGGAGGGCAGCATTAGGGGGGCGTTCCGGGTTGGACCACAGCGGGCGAGGGAGTGGGTTCGGGCTTCGCAGGCGCCACGCCGTAGCGGATGGTGAGGTAGAGTGTGATCGCCATGCCGAGGAACTTCAAGACCTCGATGCCGATTGACTGCGCGACCGCGAGGCGCTGTTGCGACGTCTCCGCCTGCTTCGTGCGGACTTGCGCATCCGCCTTGATCGCTTCGCGCCGGTCGCCGGCGTTCACGTCCATCTGCTTCTTCAAGAGGTCGGCGAACTGCTGATTCTGCCGAATGGCCTCCGCCCTGATCTCCCGGACCTCTTTCAGTAGCTCCTGGTGGCGTGTCTGGCTTGCGGACTCTCGGACGTCAGACAACTTCTCACGCACCTGGACAGAGGTCTCAAGACTTCCCAAACGGACCTCCATCGTGTGAAGGCCTTTGGTCAGGTCGTCTACACGGGCCGACAAGCCATCGATCTCTTGGGCCAGTTTGTCGGTGTCTCCCATGTAACCCTCTCCCTGCCACCGAGACTAACCGAAGGGGGTCAGGGGGTCTAGCCTTCGGACGCACGCGGAAGCAACAGACCCACCGGCCGCTCCCCCTCTTCGTATTCCCGAAGGCGATACACCGAGTCTTTCAACTTCTCGTTGGGCCACTCGGAGATCGACTTCAGCACGAGCGCAATAAGGCTGCGAGGCAGACGGCGGTCCCACATCTTGCGCAGCGTCCAGACGAACGACGCCAACAGCCGTTGGGCGGAGGATTCCGATAGGTCTCCTACGGCAACGACCTTCCCCATGAGATTGCGCCAGAACTCGAAGTTGCCCGACTCGAAGCTCTCGACGATGGTCGTGAAGTCCCCGTCATCCTTGGGCTGCATGACGCGCTCAAAGGCTTTCTCTGCGCTCTCGTAGTTGTTGTAGTATTTGGGATTGGAGAGGCAGGAGCAGAAAGCGATCTTGCCGTCCGGCAAACGAAGGAAGATGCCCGACTGGATGGGGCTGAAGTCCTCGCCCTCCACGAACACCCCCGCCCAGGAGAAGTAGGTCGAGGAGTACATCGCTTTTACTGCCTCGAAGAAAATACCCATTTCGTAGTAGGAAGAACCCTTCGCGGCGGCTTCCTGCACTTGCTGCACGCTCAAGCGGTTCCAGGCCATCAGGGCGGCCTTGGCGGCCCGCTTGTGCCACACGTCCCGACGGGTCTCAATGAGCGCCTGGAAGATGGTGACGAGGTTCGGAGGCGCCTCCGCAAACTCCGTGCGCTCGGACCACGCGATCGGCTCCGCACGCTCGGCGACAAACGATGGTGCGCCAAGCTGCCCGAAGTTGGGCGGGTGGATGATAGACCAGTCCGGCGGATCGTCGCCTGGGGTTGCGGCCTTCGAGATATTCCCCGCGAACCCAGGGGCATAGAGGACAGCCGTGGAGAGTTGGAGCTTCCCTTCCTCGCGGAAGATGACGCGGAAGCTGGAGTCGCCGGGATAGACCTGGGCGATGTAGACCTTCTTCTCGCCCTCGGCGTTCCGCAAGAGGTTGCCGCGGTCGCGATAGACCACGCCGGTCACGAGGTCGGGGAACACCATCTGACCTGCCATCAGGCCTTCGATGGCTTCCGAGGGGATGCAGCTTAGCATCGCGGCGCTGGCGTTGCGCAGCGCGTAACGCACCCCATCCAGCTTCTCTTCCCGCTTCTTCTCGTCTTCCTGCTGGCGTGCGATGCCAACGGAGTTCAACGCGTTGCGGACCGCAGACCAAGCCTGCCGACGTGCGCTCATCCGACGCTGGTACTCTTGCTTCTTCCGAATGTCCGCGAACATCGCCTCGGCACGCTCGGGGTTGCGGACGACGAACCGGATCAACATCTCTTCACGGTCGGACCCGTCCGTCTGGAAGTTCGGCGCGTTGCCGGTGAAGATCTCATTCTGCCACTCGGCTTTCCCTTGCGCGGCGTTCATCAGGATGCCGTCGAAGGACTGCGAGGAGACGACGTTGTAGATCTTCACGAGCGACAGGGTGTTGCCTTGGCGGATGGCCCGCCCTTCCCGCTGCTCGATGGTCGCCGGCTCCCAGGTGTAGCTGAGGTGGTACAGCGAGCCCGTGCGGCGCTGGAGGTTCAAGCCCTCGGCCATCGCCCGACTGGTCCCGATCAGAATGTCATAGGCCGGGGGACACGCGTCCTGCTCCCGCTCTTGGGTGATGGGATTGATCTCCTCATCCACGCCGTTGAAGCCACCATTGACCCAGCCGCCCGTCTTCTCATCCCGCTTGCCGTTGGCGATCTCATCCCGCTTGGTCTTGTCCACGTTGCCCGTGATCGACTTGATCCGGTCGCGGCGGATGCCGGCCGCCACGAGGGCGTCAATCAGCCACCCGTGCGCCTCTACCGAGTCGAGGAAGATCAGCGTACCAAACGGGGGCAGGCCCGCCGCTGCCCGCTCCGCGTTGTCGGCCACAATCTGCCGAACGGTTTGCGTCAGCTTCTCGGGGAGCTTGGTGCTGATCAGGTCATTCGGGAGCGACAGCCCGCACGCTTCCATGACGTCGAACAAGTGCGCATAGGCATCGAGGGCTGCATCGGACCGCTTCTTCTCCGCCTTCTTCTCTCCATCCTTCTCGTCTTTCCCGTCGTCCTTCTTGTCCCGCTTTAGCTTGGTCTCCCCTTTCTCCTGCATCCGTTTGAGGACACGCTGCTCCTCGGGCGTGTCGGTCACGTCGTAGTAGTCAAGGAGGATCAACCGGGGATCGATGGCGACCTTGATCATCATGCTCATGCTGATCAAAGTGAGCGCGGCCTCTACATCTTCGGTGACCTGGACCTTCCGCAAAGAGTATGCGACGTCTCGGAGTTCGGGGTCTTCGATCGTATCAACCCAACTCCCGCTCGCCGCAGCTTCCTTTCCGGCCGCCTTCCGGGCCATGCGAAGCTCCATCGCGGTCCGCAACGCGTCGGAGATCTTTGCCTGCTCGTCGCGCATCGTGACGGCCAGCGTCGTCTTGTCGACGTCCGGGAGCCGCAAGATGCCCGCGTTGGTCAGGTCGGCCTTGGTGCGCCGCTGCATGATGGGAGCGAGCGCCGACAACAACTCGCGGAGCGGGGCCTCCTTAAACTTCAGGACCCCGGGGCCCACCTTGGGCGTCAGGTCGAAGACGCCCGCCGTGTTGGTCTCCCCAATCTCCAGGTAGCGGTCGATAAACTCCTCTTTGTGCTGGATGCCCATCCGCGGCCACAGGTCATCGCTGACGTACTCGCCGAGGTTGTACAACTCGATCGGGCTGTTCTTGAGCGGGGTGGCGGTCATCAGCATGACGCCCTGCCCATCTCCCCGAGCCTCAAACAACTCGCGGGTCTTGAAGAGCAGGTCCCAACACAGCTTGGTGAGCCCGCCGCCCTCTTCTTCGTCGCCCTTCTCCTTCTTGGTCGAGCCCAGGAACGCGATGGTGGACGCGCCCATCCGCGGGCTCGGATACCACAGGTTCTTGTAGTAGTGGGCCTCGTCCACGATGATCGCGGTGTCGGGGGCCAAGATGGCTTCCCAGGAGATCAGGTTCGCGGAGTCCTTCACCCGGAAGTCGGTCTCCCCCTTCGCCTGCCCTTCCGCAACCGCATCGAGCAGTTCGCGGTCCGTCGGCGTCAGCTTCGTGACCTGCTCCTCCAGGTTTTTCTTCTTCTTGAGGAGTTCTTCGTCCCTTGGCCGAAGGCGGAGCTTCGCCTCCGCCTCTTCGAGCTTCGCCTTCACCACCCGCAGGAGCTTGAGACGCTGGCTAAGCCCGCGGCGGATCCAGGCCTGATCCATGATCAACTTGCGGGACTTCTCGCCGTCGGGGAAGACGTCGCGCAGGAACCCGGTGTGCCCGCAGATGAGCACGTCAAAGTGCCCGTCCGCGAACGCCCGCCACTTCTCGCTACGGGTCTCGGGGCTGTCATCCTTGCCCGCCGTGATCCCGACCAAGCAGATGCGGTAGTCGGGCAGGAAGCGAAGCGTCTGGGTGTACCACTGCGCGAGGGTGTTGTTCGGCACGACGATGACGACACGGCGAGCCCGCCCCGTCTGCCGCCACATCGCGATCGAAGAGAAGGACAGGAACGTCTTGCCCGCGCCCACGGCGTCGAAGATGAGCCCGCCGACGCGCTCACGCTGCCACCGCACCGTCTGATTCTGGTGGGCGTGCAGGGTAATGTCGGGGTTCTGGCGAGCGAGGGGGTAGGGCTCGGTCGAGTACAGGCGCCCCCGCTGTTGGGGCATCCGCTCGGAGTAGATGACTTCGATCTGATCGAGGTAGGCCTGATTGTCGGGGATGGAGAGCCATCCAGTGAAACTCGCTTCGATGGCTTGCTCTTGCGCGACGCGCCCGGAGAAACCGATGTTGTTCTCAAACACCTGCTTCTGGCTCGACCGGCCAATGTCGACCTTCTCTTCGCGATTCAGGTAGCCCAGCACCTTCGCGGCGAGTTCGACCTCGGCTGCGCGTTGCGCCTCTTGGGTCCTCTTCATCTCTTTCGCGGTCTCATCCTTGGCACGAGCCTTGTCCCCCGTTTCGTACTCGTGCAGGGTCATCAACGAGGTGTCGGGCGAAACGGCGTCCTCGTCCTTCACTCGGATGTCGTAGCGAACGCCGTCGAAGGTGAGCAGGAAGCTGTTGTTGCCGCAGAACGACTTGACCCATTCGGCGACCGTCTCAATCGGGACGATGCCCGAGCGGGGAGCAACACCCACGCTCAATACGTTCTGGGCGCCGAGCAGGGCTTGCAGACGGGTCACCCCTTCCCGCAGGCGCTCCATCACCTCGGCGTTGTCGATCTCCGCCATATCAATGACCCGCGAGGTCACCGCGAGGCGATCGGTGAGGTTCCCCGTCAGGTAGTGTTCCTCGGTGTAGTACCGGAAGCCCTGCTCGCTCGGCTCGATAAAGATACCCGCACGGATCAACGAGAAGACCAGCCCCTCATCCGCGTCCGGGTAGTGCCGTTGCAGATCTTGCTCGTCGCAGTAACCACGGAGCCGGCAGTAGTACGCCACGAGGTCAAAGAGGGACAGGTTCTCGGTGTTGCGCGGGTACTCCTCCACCGAGACGATGGGGGTCTCCTGCACGCCATCGCGGAGGTACTGCTCCCAACCCCGCCGGGCCTGCTCGGGGAGGTCGCTGAAGCCCTCCGAGACGTCCCCCCACTTGGCGGCGAAGTCTTGCAGGTCGGTCAGTAGCTCGACGCGGCCCACCTCTGCGAGCGTCAACTTCTCGGGCGAACTGAGCCGCTGGTAGTACACAAACAGGCGATTCCCCAGCAGACGAGCCGTGTGGTAGCGGTAGTCGGTCGGGGGACGCTTGGAGGGGCGTGCGGGTGCTGCGGTCGGGCGTCCCGGGCGGGTCGTCGTGGGCGCCGGGGCCGCAGTCGAGCCAGGGATCGACGAGACCATAAAGGGGACGCCGGGGTCGACGCTGGTCCGGTCGGCGGCACGGAACACCGCCGCCAAGGCGATCGTGGGGTCGAAGGTCCCAACGATGGAGCCACCCCGGTAGCCTTCCTGGTAGGTTCCGAGGATGTTCGATTCCTCGAAGTGGTAGGGCACGCGAGACAGGTCGCGGGCTTCAGCGCCCGAGCGGTTCACTGCCCGCCGCGTCCACGCTTGGATGCAGAACACGCCAGGGACGTCGGGGAACACTTCGGAGGGGAGCGCGACGGCTCCGCGGAAGTCCCCTTGGACCAGCATCTCCTCCCGGAACTTCATCTGGTCCTTGCTGGTCGCTTGGACCAACGACCACGGGGTCAGCGTGACGAGCACGCCACCAGGGCGCAGGAGCTTCAGAGACTTGAGGAGCGAGTAGTGCTCGGCCCGGTCGACGTCCTTCCGGTCCACCGCCAGCGCCTTGCGCGAGCGGTCCATGAAGGGCGGATTGGAGATCGCGAGGTCGAAGCCTTCGCCCTGGTAGCGGAAGGCCTCAAACATCGACGAGTGGACCTGCACCTCACGCCCTTGGAAGCGCAGGGCCAGCATCTCCGCGAGGCGAGGATCGTACTCGACGACCTGGAAGCGCACGTCCGCGTTGTCGAGCGGCGTCGCGTCAATCATGCGGCCGATGCCCGCGGAGGGCTCCAGCACGTTGCGGATGGGCCCGCTCACCAGCCGGCGAGCGTAGTCCCACATGACCCCGCAGACGGCCAGCGGCGTGAAATACTGGGTGCGGATCGCCTCTTCGGTCGCGAGCACCGCCGGCGATGGGGCCCGACCCAGACGGGTGGCCTCGCTCCACGCGACGATGGCCTCCTCAAACTCGGGAGCGAACAACCCGGAGCCGGGGGAAAGCTGCGAGAGGAGACGGGTGAAGCCCCCCCAGCCCGTGTAGGCCCGAAGGGACCGCGCGAGCACCGCCCGACTGGTTGGGGCGCCTTCCTTGGCCGCTCGATAGGCCCGCAGCGCGTTCAGGTTCCAGCGCAGCCGGCGAGGCGTCGACCAGCGATGGAAATCCATCGAGTCGCCCGGGTCCTCGATATGCGTCCCCGTGTACCCCATGAGGGCCGCTTCAAGGTTCCCGCGCCGACGGCTGGCTTCCTTGGCCACATCGGACCAGGACGTGCAGCCCTCGGGCAGAGGACCAGACTGGCCCGAGAGCCACGCGACGAAACCGTCAAAGGTGGGCAGGGAAGGAGCGGTCATGGCGCGGGCACTCCGGTCAGGCTGCTTCGCCAAGGGTCTCGACGTAGCGGGAGTAGTAGGGACGCAGCATCGCGATGACCTGATCGTCCGTCATCTCGGACAAGGGGACCACCGCTGGGGGAGTGTACCCCGGAAGTGTGATGCCCTTGCGCTGGTAGATACGCGCACCGTACCCGTTCACCAAGGACAGGTAGTGGTTGATGATCAGCTTCTCGATCCCCGGCGCCGCTGCCGGGCTCTTCGCTCGGAGAGCATTGACCACGTTGACGATGGTCTGCGCAAGCCCTGGAGCCCCGCTCGCAGTATACAGGGCTAGGATGCCCTCAATAGCCTGTTCGTAGTTCATCTGCTACCTCACCGATACCGACGGGTGCGGAGGGATTCTCCCCCAAAGGCGGCTTGTACTGCTGCGGCCCCTTGATCCAAAGCGCCCTGGAGTGCTGCGAGCAGTGCCGCCACTTCAGCGTCACCCGAGACTGCGGGCGCCGGTGCGGGAGCCGGTGCGGGGGTCATGGTCATGGGGGGAGGCGCCACGGTCACGACGGGGGGCGGCGGCTCCTCGATCACAACCGGAGCGACCGGGACCGACACGGGCGCCTGCACGGGCCGCGCCGGCACGTCCGCATCGAACTGCGGAAGGAAGGACGGGGCCACCTTGGCGATGTGCTTTCGGAAGTTGGCACGAACCACCGGGATCATTCCGGCAAGGAACGCAGCCCCACGTCCATCGGCCACCGCCGCACGGTAGTCGTTCAGCATCGCGTCAAACTTGCTGGGCGCGGCTGGTGCGGCTGGTGCGGGCGGAGGGCGAACCGGTGCGGGCGGAGGGCGGACCGGTGCGGGGGTCGGAGCGGGCGCCGGGGTCGGAGCGGGCGCCGCGGCCCGGTAGGCCTTCGCGGCGTTGTAAAGCTCCCGCACCTCGGGCGAGGCCTTCGACGCCATGAGGCCGCCGATGCCCCGGCGATCGGGGATCGAAAGGCTGCCAAGCCAAGCGTTCAAGTGGGCGAGGTCGTTGCCGGTCTTGCGGGCCTCGGCGAGGAACTGGGTGATCAAGCTCGCCTCCTGGGGGGCTACCGCTTGCTGCTTGATGCTGTCCATGACGGCCTTGAAGACCTCGCGGACTTCGGAGGGAGTGTCCCCCCGCCGCATCTTGCCAGCGAGCACCGCACGGGTCGGACCCGGCATGGCCATGACGTAACTCACCGCGCCGCCAAAGCCCCCTGCGTTGTAGGCATCGGCGAACGCCACGACGACCGGATCGGGCTGCGCCATGACGGGAGGCGCCTCGACGGCCATCGGGGGCGCCTCGACGAACACGGGAGCGGCTTGCACGACTGGCGGCGAGTAGACGACGGTGGGCGTCGGCGCTTCGACCATCGCGAGGGCCGGGGGAACCTCGGGAGCGGGGCGCTGACGGCGGGCGGGGCGCTGGCCAGCCGGCTTGGTCGGCTTCGCCACGTCGCGACGCAGCCCCATCTCGGCGCTGGTCATCGGGAGCGGCGAGCACCGAGCGGGGGGAACGCCCTCGGCCGGCTCGCGGTGCTGCTCGGTGGTCCCGTTGATGTGGTAGGTCTTCGACTCGAACTCACCCGTCGTGTCGGTGAAGTCGACGCGAAGCTCCACATCATACGCGAGGCACTCGCCCACACGCTCCCGCACGACCTGGAGCGCCTGCGCCTTGCTGGTCAACTCGACCTGCCCGCTCTGCGCCTCCAGCTTGGTGCCGCTGCGGTTGTACGCAAGCTGCTGGACTACCCAGACCCACTTGGGGCGGTTCCGCGCACCCTCCGCCGTGACGGGCTCGATGGCGAGGATCAACAAGGCCTTGGCGTTCGGATGACTCGGCTTCATCGGAGGACCCCGAAAACAGTTGGGGGGCAAGTGGCCCGCTATAGACCCCTTACCCCCCTTCTATCCGTAGGTCAATCCCTTCACAGGTCCGACCGACCTAGCCCCGCCTGCTGCGAGGCTTTACGGTCAACGCTTCGACGTCCGACGCTTGGGGGCGGACCGCTTCTTGACCGCGCCGTGCTTCCGACGAGCCGTGCGGAGCGCCGCCTCCGCCACCACATCGCCAACCGCGGGGAGAGCCGCAGAGGACTTCGCCTTGGTGGTCTTGGCCTTGGTGGTCTTGGCCTTGGTGGTCTTGGCAGGCCGCGCCTTGATGCTGCGCTCCCCGGGGAGCTTGCGCTTGGGGTTCTCCCGAACCCAGTTGTCCTGCGCAATACTCAAGGGGTAGCCCATCTTAATCTGGGCCGCGATGTACTTCTGGTAGCTGGTCCTGCGGGTTCCGGCCTTCGCCTTGGAGGCCTTGGTGCTCTTGCCCTTGGTGCTCTTGCCCTTGGTGGTCTTCTTGATCACTTCGGTCTTCGCAGTCTCGCCCTTGTGAGCCCGCCAAGCCGCCGCCGCTTCCTTCATGGACTTGCCAGCCTTACGCTGCGCGGCCACGAACTTGTTGTAGGCGCTGACCTTGCGGGTTCCAGACTTCGCCTTGGAGGCCTTCGGCTTCGCGGTCTTCGGCTTCGAGGTCTTCGGCTTCGCGGTCTTCTTCACAGTCTTCTTGGCGGTCGTGCCGGACTGCGCACGCCATGCGGCTGCCGCCTGCGCCATCGTCTTGCCAGCCTTCATCTGGGCCCCGACGAACTTGTTGTAGGCGCTGACCCCAGCCCCGGTCGTCAGTTCCGAGAGCCCAGCGGCCATCACAGCTTCATCCCACTCCCTCTTCTCCCTTTCAGTCATAGCGTTGGAACGACGACGACGAGCACCCGCTCCCAGCCCCCCGCCCACTGGGCGCCCTGGCAGATTGTTGACCCACTCATCGAGATACTTGTTGTAGGCGCTGACCTTGCGGGTTCCCGTCTTGCGGGTCTTGCGGGTCTTGCGGGTCTTGCGGGCCTTACGGGCCTTGGGCGCCGCCTCCGCGGCGGTGGTGGTCTTGGCCTTGGTGCTCTTCGCCTTCCGACGTACCGTGACCTTGGTTCCAATCCGCTTCTTCGTGGACTTGGTGCAGACGTAGCGGGTGCCTTCCTTGGTGTAGGTGCAGACCTCCTTCGAGCCCTCCACCGTCATCACCACCTGGACGCCAGTGCGGCACCAAGCGCGGATGAGGCGCTGGAGACCCTTCTTCTGGGCCGCAGCAGAGCCTTCCAGCGACCCCGTGACGGTCTTGGTGCCCCGACGCACGCTCACAGAGCGAACGCCATCCTTTGCGGCTCCGATGTGGATCCGAACCGACGTAATCTTCCTGGCCATAGCTCGCTCCTTATTGCCTTCTTCGGCGGCGATGTGGGTTGCCCGACGGCTCCCGGCAAGGGTGCTCGACGAGACGATGCGGTCACCCCGCTTGACGTAGGTGTACTGCCGTCCAGACTCCTCGTCCTCGACAAGGACCTTGGAACCTGGAGTAGCCCACTTTTCGATCAGTTCTTGCATCACAGAACGCTGCGCCCTCGCATCGCCCATGAGCGGAGTGTTGCTGTACTTGTCTTTCCCAGTGCTGGGATCGGTGTAAGTGACCTGCACAAAGCGCAGGCGCTTGCCGTCCTCTTTCGTGACGACCATGCGGACCAAGTAGACGTGGCCCTCAACGACCTTCCGCTTGGCTTTCTTGGGGCTCTTGCCAGCAGAGTCGGCGCTCTTCATGGACCCTCCGCGCGGGGACACCGGGGCGAAACTGCCATCGTCCTGCCGGCCGTAGGTCACGGTCTTTCCAGTCGCCTCGTAGGTGACGATGACCTTATTGCCCTTGTACCTCTGAATCTGATCTTCAAGGTCCGCTCGCCGTTCGGCCTCCGTATTGCCCCGGATAAAAGTCCCTTGGCCAGAGATCCGCTCTCCCCGTGCGCCCAGTTGTTGAACGCTCACATTCCGCCGTAGGTTGTGAACGCTCTTGCCCACGGACATCCGAACCAAACTGACCGCGACTGACTTCCGTGCAGGCATCCGATCTCCCAAGGTACCGCACCGTTGGTATCAGAATGGGCCTTGAAACTGCAAACGGTAGCCCCCCATTGAGGAGCTACCGTTGTGCGCGGCGCGAATAGGATGTGAGCCAGGAAACTAGGCTGTCAGCTACTCCTCGTCGTCGTAGTCGCCGTCGTCGTCCAGATAGTCGTTGTCTTGCGGCTCGTCCTCGTCCTCAAACTCGGCATTGTCCTCGGCTTCTTCCATGAGCGCCGTTTCGACTTGGCGCAACATGGCGCGCACTGCACGACCCATCTGCGCAGGGCGAACGCGGATGGGCTCCAGGTAAGGAACAGCCTGGACACTGCGCTTTCCGTTGCGCTCGGTCTCCTCAAAACGGAACGGCTGCAAGGCGAGACCTTGCGCATCCAGTTGGAGGTTCAAGCGGATCGCACCGCCGAACCGGCGCCCCAGAATGGCCGCGAGACGGCGCCCGAAGGCGTCGCCCTGGTCCGCGAACGAGGCAGCGCCCCCGACGTCTTCCTGGGCCGTTTCTGCCCCACCAGAGGCCACCGGGGGAGCATCGGAGGCGACGGGCTGTTGCTGCGCGGCGAGTTGGGTGAGCAGGCCCCGCGCTTCGGGGTTGGAGAGGAGCATCGGCAAGATCTTCTGGATGGGCGACCAGTCGCCACCAGCGATCCGCTGAATGTCATCGGGGCCCAATCCGGCTTGCATGGCAAGCTCCAGAAAGTTCACCCCACCACTCGACTGCGCTGCGCTCTCCATCGGAGTCTCCTGTGCCTTGCTCGGCTTCGCCGGCTGCTTTCGGGTCATGGGTTCCATCCTACTCGAAGTTGTTGCGGAGGCATGGCAGCACCCCAGGCGGGATGACCTGCGCTCCGAAGCCATAGCCGGCCAGTGCATACGTCCGAACGGTCAGGTTGGAACCCTTGACCTCCGTAACGGTGCTCACCGTGATGCCCCGACGGTCGAAGTGGTGCAGGATGCGCCGGACGTAGCTCTCCGACACACCCAGACGCTCCGCGATCTTCGACGCGGTGGCGGGCCAGTAGCCCGTGAGCAAGAGCAAGACGATGCGAGCGCCCGTCTCGGCGCCCGATCGACCTCGCTTGGTCTCTTCGCTCAGGTCACGGTCTTGCGGCATCCCTTATGGGGTAACGCGCCCCTTCCTGATACGCCACAACCCTTATGGGCTACCAGCGCCGGCCATTCCGCTGGGGGATGGGATCGTTGATCTCCACCGTTTCGCCGTCCGTATCGCGCAGGAGTGCGCCGACCTGCACGCCCCCCGAAGAGGTCGCCCGGCGACTCCGCGAACGCCCCGACTCGGGCGTGAGCAGCACTTGACCCGTGTCCAACCGCTCCGCCTTCCACCGCCGGCCTCGTTGCACGGCGATGCGGAGACCTTCCACGATCTCCTTCTCTTGCCAATCGTCCCGCGGAGCCACCGCAGCGATGGGCGTCTCGTACTCGCCGCCTTCCCAGTAGGCAGGGGACCAGCCGCCCGGACGGTCCGTCGTGTAGACGCTCGCCGAGGCGTTCGCCGCCGAGAAGCCGCCGGGGTTGACCGAGTTCGCGGTGATGTACCCCGCGTGCTCACCGATCCGTGCGAGCATCTGCCCATTCACCCGTCCGATGCGCCGCATCACGACTCCCCACGCGCCGGAACCCGCGGCGCTTGCACAGGGTAACCCATGAACGTGGTAGGAGGCTTGCCCTCCGTCCACCGCTCTACCACGAGTGTCAGCTTGCCCTGCGAAAGTCCCGTGCGGACCTTGGCACGCTTCCCTCCCAACCCTTCCAGCCTTCGCGCCGCGATGCGAGGACGACGCCGCCCCGCCCGGTCCGCGATGCGCTTCCGCCGTGCGTCCCGAGCTTCGGTGACGTTACGGCTGAAGTCGAAAGCCGTGTTGATGCTCGTGAGCACCAGCACGATGTTGGTGAGGAAGCCCACGCGTCACTCCCCCGCGTCGCCGCGAGAGGGCCAATCCAACAGGTTGTAGTTTTGGTACAACTTGTCGATGTCCACGCCGACGTCCGCCAGCTTCTCTTCCTTCCGCCGGAGCTTCGCGACTTCGCGCTCAATCCGAATGTGCTGCTTGAGGACGTCCTGGGTCCGCCGCCGAATCTTGTTGACCTCGCGGACCTCCGCCGGATCCCAGAAAGCGCCCACCGCGTTGTGTTGCCACATGCCTAACTCCTCTAGTTGTTTGTACTTTTCTTGGAAGTCGTACACTACACATCCGCGAAGATGACCACCGAACCGCCGTCCGTTGGCTCCACTTGCAAAGCACCGCGAGCCTTCGTGTTGATGCCGTACTTCAGCGCCTTGGCAAGGGCCAGATTGTTAATCATCGTCGCCTTGTCGGGAGCATGGGTCACCGTGACCGCCGAGCCGTCAAAGCGGTTGTTGTCGACGATGACCGTGCTCTCCCGAGGTTCCGAGACGGGGTAGCCGTTTTCCGCCAGAATGGTGCTGAACTCGGTCACCGCATCGGCCACCGCCCCGACGTAGCCCGTCCCAGGGGTAGCCGGCGTGGTCACATAGCGGTTGATCAGGAAGCCCACGAGCGCCCCGATCCCAGTCGCCACCCCGCGGTTCTTGCGGGCCACCGCATAACCAACCCCAGCCCCCACGAGCGAGTACAAGAGCGGGCCTGCTTCAGTCCCGAACCCCGCCGCCGCCGCGTCCTTCTTCTTGAACTTCTCCCGCACCGAGGTCACCGCCTTGGCGGTCCCTTGCTTCACGCTAGAGGCTGCTTTCGCAGTCCCTTGCTTCACACTGTAGGCCACCTTGTCAGCTACCTCGCCAGACTTGCGGAAGAACAGGCGACCGCCGACAGCGTGCAGGCGCCCATAGGGTCCGGGCACCTTGTCGGCGCGCAAGAGCGCGGCCGTAGTCTCGTTCACCTTGTCGGACAAGTGCTGAAGCTCTTTGTAGAAGGGAGTACGGCTTTGCTTCCCATTCGGGTCTTTCTTCAGAACGTAGGCGGAGAAGAACGCGTTTAGTTTCGAGACGGCTCTTTCGATCTCCTGGAGATTCCCGGAGCCCATGCCGTACTCGTACATGGAAGTCTGCAAACCCACCAGCGGAGACGGATCAGCGTCGTAAGCGGTATTGTAGAAGTCCTCGACAGCGCCCACCGAGCTAATCATCCCGATGCGTTGCATGTGCGTCTCTCCAGGTCAGTAAGGGACTATTGCCGTAGGGCTTGGTTGGCCAGGAAGCCCACGAGCGCCCCAACACCAGCGGCCATTCCGCGGTTCTTGCGGGCCACCGCGTAGCCGACACCCGCTCCCATGAGCGAGTACAACAGCGGCGCCGAGTCAGACCCGAACCCAGCGGACTCGGCCCCCTTCCCAGCGCGGGGCTGGACCCCTGGACCCAGAGAGACCCGCGCTCCAGGATCCCGGAAGGACAGACGACCGTTGGTAACGGTAAGACGCCCATGTGGGCCGGGCACCCCGTCGCGTCGCAGATCGAACGCCACGAGTTGATTCACTGCGGCAGCGTATTCTTCAAGCTCTTTATAGAACAAGTCACGAGGCTTGCCCGAGGCCTCTTTCTCTGAAACGTAGTCAGAAAAATAATCGTTCACTTTCTTGATCTCAAACTGAACATCCCCGATGCCCCTTTCGCCTCGGTACATCATAAGAATGGTCTGCTTCAAGGAATCGTAGGCTCTTCCCCCAGGACCGGGGGAGATAGCGTTCTCCCAAGCGTACAATCCCCTGGCCTCGCTCACTGACCCAATCATTCCGATGCGTTGCATGTGCAGATCTCCGAGTCAGTAGCAGGAGCTACTGCCGTAGGGTTGTGGCCCACAATGTAGCGCATCGTAGACAAGGGATTCCATGCGACGGCGGCCCGGTCCGCCCATCCCGCCGAGGTCAGCGTGGAGGAGGTAACCGTCCTCGTCGAAGGTGAAACGCTCCGGGAAGCGATCTTCCAAGAGCGAGGCCAGTTGGATGCGGCGAGCACCCAAGCGGAGGATACGCGCACGGTACGGCCCGAGGTTGCGCCCCACCGCTCGCGCACGCTGGTACTTCGACGATGCGACGTCGAGGCTGCGCAGCACCAGCATGTAGCGGTTGAACAGGGCCATCTGCTCTCGTTCCGTTTGCACGCGAACCCCTAGATAGAGCGGCCGGCGGCACGCCGACGTCGTGACTGGTCCATGTACCAACGGGGCACCGGCATCCCGAGCACCGCTGACGGGTCGTCGTAGACCACGCTTCCATCCGGCTGACGGATCTTCGTCACCGCATGGAACAGCCGCACGCCCGAGCCGCCGCCCATCCCGGAAGCGGGGCCCTCAATCAAGCGGCAGTACACGCTGGCGTCGTGGCCAGCGTTGATCAGTTCGCCCGCACGGTAGGCGGCGAGGCCTTCGCAGTCGTCATGCCCGCGGCGAGCGATCTCTTCGGCATCCCACCACAACTCGGGCGACCCCTCGGTCTGATACCGGATGCTCCCCGAGTACAACCGGGGGAGACCCTTCGCCTCGATCTGCTTCGCGTTGTGACGTGCGATGGCGTTGTTGATGTCGACCACCGGAGACGCCGTGGAGTCGTCGATGGTCAGCATCATGTACTCGTTGGTCCGGCCCCGGTCGCCCGGCACCCGAACCCGCTCGCCCCCCGCGAACCCCATCACGGCGCCCGAGCCCGAGACGTACACGGGGCGACCGCTCTCGAAGCCGATGCGGGCCGCCGAGTCCTCGCCATAGATGCGTTCTTCGGCAGTCCGCCACGCCGCCAGCGTGCCCGCGGTCACACAGCCATCCTTGGAGGCCGTCACCGCGTCCCGCCACACGCCGTCGGTGCAGTTCACACGGCTCGGCGCACGGGGCACACGCCCCGCCCGGATCGAGCGCATGTTCCGCTGGACAAGGCCTTCCATGACGTCCGCGAGCGCCTGCTGACCACCATGCACGTTCAGCACGACCCGCATCCCGTCCTGCCGTGGGGGCAGTGGATGGGGGTCACGCTTCAGGATGGAGCCAGTCAGGCCGATCGCGATCTCGTTCACGGAAACCCCCGCCCGGATGGGCTGTCAGTAGTGACGGCGGTGGTGGAGACGACCGACGTACATGCCCTCAGCGGCGGCGGGAGCAGCCTCCTCCGCGTTTGCTTTCGCTTCCGCGATGAGCCGGTCAGATTCCAAACGCTCCTCGGACTTCCGACGGCCCAGGACCGGGACCCCTGCTGCGGGCTTGCCCATGATCATGGGGAGGACGGTCTTGCCGGCCACAGCACCGATGACGCCGTACAGGGCGGCGCGGGGCAGGGTGCCCTTGCCCGAGCCCTTCATCGCGTAGCTGGCACCGACACCGATGGCGGCGCCGATCAAGAGGTTCCGGTCTTTGAGCATATCCAACATGGTCTTCTCCTAAGGGGCGGAAGGGGGTGAGAGGGGACTAGAAGTAGATCTGACCGATGTAGTGGAAGCCTTCGGCTTCGGCCTCATCGCCTTCCGCAACCAACTCGTCGATTGCTGCTTGCCGACGGTCGGCGGCCATCTGAGCGAGGATGTCATCGTCGTCTTCATCGCCTTCCGCGATCAGGTCAGCGGTTCGCCGCTCTGCGAGTTGGCGCTGAGCTTCCGCTGCATCCTCTGCTGCTTTACGGGCGGCTCGCTGGGCGTTTTGGGTCTCCCGACTACCCCGTTCCTCCGCTTCACGGGCGGCCTCCAACTCTGCCGCAGCTTTGCGCTGCAACTCCTCCGCAGCCCTGAGGGCGTCTGCTGCTTTCCTCGCCTCACGAGCGGCCCGGTCGGCATCTCGTTGGGCCTCCGCAGCTTCCAGGTTCAACGCTTGGCGCGCTTGCAGTTCTTCAGCCTTGGTCAAAGCACGATTCGCACCTGCCCTGCGGATGGCCGTCACGGGGGACATCGCGGCCTTTTTGGCAGCGACCGCAGCCTTGTTCACCGCGATCGTGCGACGACGAGCGGCCTCTAGCTTGGCCTGCTTGGCGTTCTGCTCGGCGAGCGCCAACTGCTCCTGGGGCGACAGAGGGCGCTGGGGCAGGAGCATCCGGCCGGCAGCCGCCCCGATGGCGCCGAACACCGCAGCGCGGACGAGGGATCCCTTTGCAGGTCCGCCGACTGCGTAGCTGGCGACAACACCCAACGCGAGACCCGTCAGGGTGCTTGGGTTGGTCAGTCCGAGGGATTCGAGGGTGGCCATGATGGTTCCTGCGGCTAGTAGGAGGTCTGGTTCAACACGCGAGCGGCCTGCGCACGGTGCTGGGGACGGATGTAGGACGCGAACTTGGTGGCCGTGGCGGCGACGACCGCGGCGTCATCGGCGGGGCCGGGGACGTCCACGGGGTTGACGATGTAGAGCAGGGCGCCCGCGATCGACAGCTTCGCAGCCATGGGGGTCTCGGGGTCAAGCATGACGTAGTACAGCGCGACCACTTCGTTCGAGAAGGGGACGTGACCCGCGATGGCGAGAAGCCGGGGAAGGACCCGCTGCGCCTTGCCGAGATCTTTCGTCGAGGCCGCTGGGACGGACAGACGGTCGAGCGAGGACGAGCCCCACGACGCCACCGACAGCCGCTCGGGCAGCCCGTAGAAGCCCCCAGACGCCCGCTTGCCGCGGGAGCCTACCGAGAGCCGTTCCGGGAGCCCGTAGAAGGTCGCCATCACTGCACCAGCGACGCGACGAGGTAGCCCACACCAGCACCGATGGCAGCCGACTGGATCCGGCGCCCGGAGCCGCCCAGCAGGAGGCCCACCGTGGCCCCGAGCATGACGGACGTCCCGGTGCCAATGTCCGCGATCAGCCCCTCCGACTTGGCGGCGTTGACCACCTCGGTCGGGACCACGCGGGCTGCTTCCGCCTTCTTGGCCTTGCCCTTCGCGGCCTTGGTGATCTTGGTCGGGTCCTGCTCCTCGGGAGCCGCCGGAGCCGCCGCCTTCTTCTTGCCGAAGAGCTTGCCGAGCCCCTTGCGCTCCTCGGGAGGCTTGGCCGCATCCTTCGCGGCACGAGCAGCCGCGGCCTTCGCCCCGATGCCGATCAACGGCACCAGGAAGAACACCCCGCTCTCGGGCTCTTCGATGTAGCCGACGCGCTCATACGCGACGACTTCGCCACGCCGGCCCATGTTTCAGCGACCCCGACGGCGCGGAGCGTAGTTGGAGCCAAACTGGTCATCGGCGTCGTAGCCGGGGTGGAACTGGTTGCCGTAGTAGGGGTCGTACTCGTCCGACTCGCCGCGGAAGGGGTCCGCGAGGCCCCAGTCGAGGTCGCCGACGTTGCCGATGTGGACCAGCCCCTCCGCCTCGGCCTCGTCCCCGTCGAGGTCGTCATCCATGCGGCGCAGCGAGCGCGAGGCCCGCGCCGCTTCCCGGCCCATCTGGCGATAGGAGCGACGGATCTGCCGGCCGCTCGGGGCGTCCTCGGCAAGCTCACCAGCGCACTCCGCGAGGCCCGCGAGCGCCGCCTCGACGCCATACGAACTCGGGCAGGCCCGGAGCACGTCATACATGCCCTCGATGGCCTCCACCACTTCCGCCTTGGTCGGGGCGGGCATCGGGCTGCCCTCGCCGTCTTCGTCATCGCCGAACTCGTCCATCACGGTCGACGAGAGGCGCTTCGAGGCGCCCTGCTTCGCCTGCCCGTAGGCCGGCTTGACGACCGAAGAGAACTCGGCGCCGATCCGCTTGAACAGGCCCAGCTTCCCAACTTGTCCGATGCGACGCATGATGGACTCCTTATCCGAGACAGTAGTATGCGACTTCGTAGGTGGTAGGCAGGATGCCCCCGGAAGCCGCAAGGGTGTAGCGAAGACCGGGGACAACAGCGATCCGGTCACTGCGGGGAGACGTCAACACTTCGTCGTAAACCAGCACACCCGCCGCATTGTACCCGCGGAGTTGTGCGCCAGGGCTGGTCGACAGGGTGACGACCTCAAACGAGGAACAGAAGGGCGGCAGGTCGAGCAGGACCTCGGCCGCCGCCGTGCTCACCGTCTGGAAGTCGCTCCAGTAGGAGAAGCCCGCCGTCGCCTCGTCGAGCCCGTAGTGAGCCGTGATCGGGAAGGCGTTGGGGTTCTCGACCTCGAAGTCGATCGAGCGCCCGAAGACGTACAGAATCGACGCGTTGCCCACCACGCCGTTGCTCAATGCCGCCTGCACGAACACCCGGCGGGTGATGACCTCGTTGCCGGACGAGGCCCGGACAAAGAAACGCAAGCCGGCCGATCCGTTCGCCGGCAGCACCGTCCCCGGGGGGATGGCGGCGGCAAGCTGAATCTTCCAGCGGAAGATGTGGTTTGGCAGACTGCCGATGCGGAGCGCCTGCCGCGGGTTCCCCACGAATCCCGCCAGCGCGGCGACCTCTACTTGGTCGCCAATCTTGTACCCAATCAGGTCCCGGTCGAACACCTGATCGCGCGTCGTCACCGCGTAGGGTGGCGTCTGCTCAAACGGGTTCTGGTGCCAGTTGGCAAGGTTGCGGGGGAAAGCCATGTGGGTAGAGCCTCAAGGGCCGATAGATCAGAACAGACAGAGGGAGGTAAGAAAAAAAGCGGCCGAGCACCCCGTTCGGGACACTCGGCCGCTAGTCAGCCCGGCGGATGGGGAAGTCCCCCGGTCAACGGGCCGAGGGTCGATCAGCCGCCGACGCCGGACAGCGCGAGCGCCGCGTCGATGAGCACCTTCTCAAGCGCCTGCTGCGCCATGTAGGGCGAAAGCTCGTCACCGATCAGACCGCCAGAGACCGTGTGGCCCGAGCCAGCGTCGATGTTCTGGAGGTTGATACGGAACTGCTGACCGACGTTGATCGGACGGCGGCCGATGACCTGCATGAAGCGCGTAGAATCACGGCTCCAGAGGGACAGCGGGATGCCCTGCGACCCGACGTTGACCGGCAACCCGGCGACCGTGATACCGGTCACGAGGATGCTGGCCGGATCGTCCGAGTCGAGGATGACCGACTTGGCCCAGAAGGTACGGTTCAGGGTGTCGTTCAGGTTGCCGGTGCCGCCCGCCGCGATGGTGGTGGACCCGAGGCCGTCAAACTGGTTCTCTTGGACCAGATTGGCAGCGCCCGCGAGCCGGTAGGACTCGACGAGGTTCGCGCGAGCCGGGGGCATCTCGAAGTCGACGTCCGACTCGTCAGCTTCGGCCAGCATCGCCTCGTACTTCGCAGCGCGACCGCGAGCGCGGGCGGCACGGCGAGCGAGACGGCCAGCGCGGCGGGGGCCGTACGCGGCGCCCGAGTCAACGTCGCCCACGCCGGAATCGGCGAAGACTTCGCCAGTGGCGGTGTCGATGTAAGCGTTCATCAGGGACATGGTGTCCTCACAGGTGTTTGGAAGTTGAAGGAATCACGCAGTCACGCACGCAGAAGATGGGCCGGGTAGCTAGGAGACCAGTTGTTTTGGAAGGATGGAACCGGGATGGCCCGATTGCACTGGACGACGGGCTACCCAAGCCCATGAGACCCGTCAGCGTCCGCGACCGCCGCGGAAACGGGGGAGGACGCGAACGGGAGCCAAGGGACGGCGGCGGGGCACGAGCACCGGAGCGGCCGGACCGCGGCGCACGACAACGGACGGGGCGTCGTCATCGTCAACGGCGTCGCGCAGAAGCTCCTGCGCCTCCTCTTCCAGGTTCTTCTTCTTCAGCCGGCCTTCGAGACGAGCGACGCGCTTGTCCTTGCCCTTGGCCTTCGCCTTCAAGATCTTGGCCTGGATGCGGGCCGCGCGCTTCTCGTCCTTGTCCACGTCGTCACCGCCGACGTCGACAGTGCCGATGTGGATCAGGCCTTCGCTGTCCATGCCGTCCACGTCCATCCCGTCCACATCGCCCACGTCGATGTAGCCGGCCTCGTAGCCAGCCGCGGAGGCCGCGGGGATCAGCTTCGAGCTACGGGCGAAGGACAGACCAGCCGGGACGATCATGCCGATCGCCGCGTTCTGGAGCAGGTGCCGGTAGTTGGTCAGCGCCTTGGTCTGGCCAGCGATCAGGGTCGCCGCCGCGCCGACGATGCCGAGCGGAAGGGTCAGACCGGTAGCCTGCTCGTACTTGCCCTGGAACTTGCTCTCCAGGGTCGCGGCGGTCGCCGCACCAGCCACCACAGCCAGCGCGTTCTTGGCGGTGCTCATGGTGAAGGCGCCGGCGAGGCGCGACATGCCCTTGCGGCTCTTGCGGCTCTTACGGCTCTTGCGACCGCTCTTGCGGCTGCCCTTGCCCCGCTTGTTGCTCTTCCGGCTCTTACCGCCGCCAAACGAACTCGGCATGGGGAGACTCATCGAAACCTCCGACGTGGTACGGCTACCACGAGAATCAGGTGAAAGCAGAACTGTAGTCGCTCAAAAGGGGTATGCTCTCGCATCGCCCCGGTTCCCTGACGGTCTACTTCCGCCAGAACTCGTCAGGACCTTGGGTCCACGCGGGGGGGATACGCTTCACACGAGGCGTCGCGTCCCACTTGCGCGGAGACTTCTCCAACCAAGCAGAATCCCCGTCCGACCAGAACCCGCCGATGCTCGCGTTCGTGCCGTAGCTACGGTAGCCGCCCGGCGCGAACATGGAGGGAGGAGGGGCACCAAAGGAAGGCATCGGCCCCGCGTAGGACATCGGGGGCTGCGGCGGCATCGGATACTGCGGCATCTGGGGCTGCGGCATCGGATAGCCGTAGGGCTGCGGCTGCGGATACGGCTGGGGCTGCTGCTGTTGGCGACGACGCCCGCCACCGCCGCCACGTCCCTGGCCGCCGAAGGCCCGACCGGGCAGCGGGACCGCGGAGAGGCCCCGGCGCTGCAACTTCTCGGCAAGCTCCCGCTCCTCTTTCTCATCCTTGAGGCGCTGGACAAGCGCCTGCATCCCGGGACGGTCTTGGACTTCAAGGCCCGCCTGCCGACGCGACTGCCGCTGCGCCTTCAGCGCCTTCAAGCGGGACGCGAGGCCCCCGCGACCACCACGCCCGGAGACCATCGCACCCGTGTAGAACCCGGTCGCCTTGGCTTCCGCTTCGGCCTTCCAGGGGGTGTAGTCCTCGCCGTCGGAAAGCTCCTTGAACTTCGCGCGGAGCTTCTGGAGCTTGGCCCAGGTCTTCTCAAGCTGTTTCTTCACCTTCTCGGGGTTGTCCTTCGAGAACGTGCCCTTCAACTTCTCGAAGATGTTGCCGACGTTCGGGGCGACGATGCCGAAGCACCCATCCCCCATCGGAACCACCTCGCCTCCCTCGATCTCCCCGGTGAGCACGCCCACGAGGACCGACATCGCCGCGATGCCCGCTGCGTTGTAGCCCACGCCCGCCGTCGTCGGCTCCGCGGTGAAGGTGTAGACGATCTGGCTGTCCGACACGACAGCCGCCGTGTAGTAGATGCCTTCACCGCCCGCGAGGTTCTTCGCAAGCTCGGAGAGTTCGGAGCGGACAGTGGCGGTCAGCGGACCATTGATGGTGACGGTCGCGGCTTCAACGTCCACACTGTCTGCCATTCCCTTGCCAGCGACGCGCTTCCCAAACTTTGCGGCGATCTTGAGCGCCTTCTCTTGGCGCTTGGCCAGCTTCTTCTGGTACTCGGACTGGAACGTCTGGACTTCACCGACGCCACCAGCGCCCCACTGCATCGGGCCCGCGTCGCCGTAGCGGGGAGCGAGCGCGAACTTGCCCCAGAAGGAGGGCTCGCGGCTGTAGCAACCGGTCCACAGGTCGTAGCCGGTCTCGGGCGAGCAGCAGTACAGGCCGGGCCACGCTTCGGAAGCGGCCTCGCACATGTTGTACTGCGGCAGATCAAGGTAGCTGTTGAAGTTGAAGTCGGTGTCGCCGACGAGCGCACCGACCGGGCGCACATCGTAGGCGCTCGCGGCTTCTTCGCGGTTCCAGGGGTCGTCCATCGAGATGGAGGGCGAGTAGGAGAGGGTGTCATCCCCCGCGCCGTACTTCCAGTAGTCGCGACGCTCGCGCAACGCGCCGACGCTCGCCAAGCCTTCCGCCCGGGGGTTCCACTGATACAGCGGCATCCGGTCGGTGAAGTACGACTGGTGGTCCATCGCGTGATCGGCCTTGTGCCACGCAGAGTCCCAGTAGTCGTAGTCGTCGTCCGCAGTCCACGGCGAGAAGTTGTTGAGGTGGCCCACAATGGCGCCGAGGATGCCTGAAGCAGTCGTCGGGCACTGGATGACCATCGCGTGCTCGTCGCCGACGGGTCCGCTGCAACGCTCGTTCTCGCGCTCACCGACCAGCCGACCGATCGCGATGCTCTCGAACATGAAGACCTCCGACGCGGATGGTAACAGATGCGTCGGAGGGGTCACACGCTCAAAGGGGGTCTACTCCCTCACTTTCTCGCGGAAGGGGTATGTATACCCCTTCGATTGTCGTCATTCGTCCTCGTCCTCGTCCTCGTCTTCGTCCTCGTCATCCCCTTCATCTTCGTCGTCGAAGTCGTCATCTTCGTCTTCGTCTTCGTCTTCGTCGTCTTCTTCGTCCTCGTCCTCGTCTTCGTCGTCATCATCGAAGCTGACGGCGGGCAGCTTACCCCCTCGGGGCTTCGGCTTCGCCTTGGGCTTGGGCTTCGGCTTGGCCCCCCGACGGGGCTTCACCTCCTCCTCTTCCTCTTCCTCTCCGTCTTCCGAGAGGAGCAACGGGTCCTCGACGTCCTCATCCTCGTCTTCGCCATGCCCGAGGGCGCCGGACAACTCGCTGCGGAAGCTCTCCGCAAAGCCGGGGCTCGCGTGCGCCAGCTTCTCGACGGCCTTGCGCCGCGTCTCGCTCGGGAGCATCTGAAGCACGAGGGCGGCCTGCTCGGGCGTCACGTTCGCGAGGTCGAGACCACCGAGGCCCCCCGACTTCTTCTCGACTTCGCGCCGGCGACCCCGCTGGCGCGCGACCCGCGACTCCCGCTCGGTGCGGCGCCGCTCCCGGCGAACGCGCGTGATCTCCCCGATGACGGGCGTGCTGGAGATCTCGTCAATGTCCTCGTCCACCTCGTCGCGGGCGGGCGCCTGCGGGGCAGCGACGGGAGCCTCGTTCGCCTGCTGGCCTTGCTGGCCCTGTTGGACCATCCCGAGCAGCGTGCTGAGCATCCCGCCCTCGTCGCCCGACTTCGCCTGTTTCTTGAGTCGCTTGATCTCCCGTACCACCTTCTCATAGGCCCGGCGCATGGTCCCCAAGTGCGTCTCCGCGACCTCGGCGCGTTGCTTGTACCGGACCAGCTTCTCTTGCGCGATCGACGCCCGGCGCTCGGCGTCCGAGAGGGAGTCGCGAATGTCGTCGACCTCCTCCTCCAGGGCTTTGTACTCGTCTACCATCTCGCGCTTCTCGCGCTTCCATTCCTCGCGGATGCGGTCCCACTCCTCCCGCTGACGCTGGCGCTCGGTCTCGATGACCTCCACCTTCGCCTTGGCGCGCTCCCCCTCGCGGGTCATCACGAGCAGTTGGTCATTGTGCGCCTTCAAGATGGCGACCATGTTCTCGCGAAGGGTCCGCTGGTCCTCGACGGACAGCTTGCGGTCCTCTTTCAAGACTTCGATGATCTGCTCGGCTTGCTTCCCCTCGCGGCTCGACGACCGGGCGCTGATCTCCGTCAGCGTGGTCACCAACCAGTTGATCGTGGAGAAGGTGACGCTCGACTCGTAAGCCTGGGGACGCGCTTCGTGCATGGGTGCCACACGGGGTTCGAGGACGGGAGACGGGGCCGGGGGAGGATAGGCCGGGCGGGGCGCCTGCGGAGGCGTCACAAGCTGCTGCGGCGTGTAGGCGGGTGCTGGGGCGGGTGCGGGCGCGGGAGCGGGCGCTGGGGCCATCGTGGGCGCAGGGGAAGGCATCGCCGGCAGCCGGGGAGGCGGCGAGACCATGCCGTGCTCCGGGGAGACCGCGTGGCGCTCGCTGACGCAGTTGAGATCGAAGCCCTCGGCGTCGACCCAGGTGTCCATCCTCTCGTCCTGAATCTGCACCAGGAGCCGGAACTGCACCACCGCCTCGTCCGGGTATCGCTCCAAGATCTCGTCGACCTTGCGGAAGACCTCCGTCTGCACCTCGGACTCGCTCTTGAGACCAATCTGCACATACTCGGGCGCGAACTTCGGTCCTTGCCCCGTCGCACGCGCCGAGATGGCCACGCGTCCGGGAAGCTCGTCTAGGGGTACGTCGTCTTCTTCGAGGCGTAGCTGGGCCGTCAGCCACTCCCCCGCGCTCGTCGCGTTGTAGAACCACCCTCGGGCCATCGATCCCTCCTTCCGCCTTCCTGGGTAACCCGGTGGCTACCAGAGGCACAGGAAGATATACAAGGGGGGACAAGGGGCGAGGGGGGAGGATGAGTCAGTCGAAGCAGCCCGTGGACACCTACGCCATCGGGGTCCACTTGGCAGACCAGTTGCGGAAGCAAATCCAGTGGATCGAACCGCTCGACTGGAACAGCTACAAGCCCAAGCAGATGGTCATCGTGGGGTACGACCAGGGCCCCATCCACGTCCGCCTGGGCTACGTCCACCTCGCCGGCTGGATGCGTATCTCCAAGGGCGAAGACGAGATGGCCAGCATCGCGGTGCAGGTGAAGGACAGCGTTCACCTCTTCGTCATCGAAGCGCCCGGCTTGAACCCATCCGAGCAGCACGACTTGGAGAAGATCTTGACCGTCGCCCGTCGCGCCCTCGGAGCCGACGACCACCGCCGCAGCTACATCCCCGGCAAGGTCGCCACGACGCGCTGGTCCTGGGCCTACCAGCACGCGACCATGGACTACTAGAGCGATTCCGGGTCTTTCGTCAAGACGACCAGGGACTTCCCACAGCGGCACTTCTGCAACGCCGTCGCGACCTTCCCCAACGTCTCAAAGTCCATCGGAAGCCCGAGCACCGCTCGGGTATGCTCCAGGTTCGTCCAGCGCCCCCAGGCGCCATCCTCGCCCCAACAAGGGCACGCGATGATGATGGGGAGGTTGCTCTTGGTCACCTTCTCTCCTTCGCCCGCTCGGTGGGCAATCATTCTGTTTCCTGGTCCCATGCTGATCTGAAAGCTGCTCACAGTCTCTCCTCAAAGCCCTGACACTCACACTCGGGACCGGTAGCCTCTTCGTGAGCGTTCACAGCGCACGGGCCCTCGTCGTGCGCATCCATGTGGTGCCCGCACACGCACCGCGGCAGCGCCTCCCAGCACGGCCCGCAGAGGTCGCTTCCTGGCCTCGCGTTCCGCAGACAGGTGTCATGCCTGCCAACGCAACGCCGTGCGGCCATCTCTCGGATCACTTTGTACTGCCACATGGCTCCTCCCTCGACAGGTCCCGCAGCGGCGCCAGCCGCCCGCCCTGCGCCCAAACTCGCCCCGCGCCCAGACACGACCAGCAGGTGACCCGGCGGGCCGTGGTCGTCGCGTCCTCGGGCCGCCAACCCCATCCGTTGCAGGTCGGGCAGGTGCGGACCGTCACGCCGTCGGGGATGACGTAGATCGCGCTCACGGCTTCTCCTACCGCTCTTTGTCGGTGTAGCTGTCGGTGTACTCGCGGTAGCCGCAGTCCTGGCACTTCTCATACTTGCGCCAGTGGGTGCGAAGCATCGGGACCAGTCGCTCCCGCTGTACCTCCCGCACGACCATCGAGTTCTTGTCCCGGTGGACGTTCGAGAGCGTCACACGGTCGGACCACTTCTCTTTGGAGCGGATCTCGTACTTCTCGTGCTGCATGATGTGACTCCGCTGGGTCTTGGGACACATAGGGGTCTTCAAGATGCGCATGATGCGCTCCAACTCCGCTAGCTCTTCATCGAGCTTTTTCTTCCTGCGCCTCTTCTCGTTCTCGGAGGCCAACGCCATCATCCACAGGAAGAAGGTGAAGCCCAGGAAGCCCAGAAAGCCGATGACGAGGATTTCCATGCGGCACCTAGCCCTTGTTCCGTTCGATCTTGGATAGAGACTCCGCAAGAGACTCCGCAAGGTCGCGGAACGCCTTGCGCAACTCGATGGTGCCGGCGGACACGATCTCCAGATGGCCGTCGGTGTAGGTGGTCGCCCCGCTCACGGGGTAGACCGTCACCCGCAAGCCGTCGAGGGGATGGCCGGCGGGTACGATGACGGTGAAGGCATCGGCGGCGATCATGGGCCTTCCGCCTTCCACGCGGGCAACCCCAGGTCACTCCGCCATGCCTCGGCGCCACCTCGCGCGCAGAACGCGAAGCCCCCCAGGTAGCTCCCGATGTCCCCCACCGCGATGGCATCCTTGCCACAGATAGCGAGCATCATCTTGAAGATCGGGTGTGACCCGGCGAAGGTGGACGAGGGGACCGGACCTTTCAGAAAGACGCGTTTCGCTTCTGGCCAGACACGAATGTCAATCCCAGATTTAGGAGGATCCTTGAGTGTGATCGGCATGGGGGTCTCGCAGTGGGGGGTCATGGCTCCCCCTTCCTAGACGGCTTGAGGGGCTGTTCGGAGGTCATCGCGTCGATCCACCGGGGCTGGTCGTCTTTCGAGACCTGGAGGACGTGGAAGAGCGTCGCCCAGCGGTCGGGGGAAGGCTTGGAGGCGCCCCGCACCCAGGAGGATACGGCTTGCCGGGACGTCTCCTTGCCTCGGTTGGTGAGGTTTGCGGCGAGGACCATCTGTGTCATGCTCTTCGCCGTCATCGCCTCGGTGAGCAGGTCGGGGAAGCTCGCCGGCGGGGCCGGGAGCGGGGACGCCTTGGGCTCCGGGATGACCATGCGGTCGGTCCACTCCGCGGCCAACGCTTCGATGTGTTCATCGAGGGCTGACCGGAGGCGGGTGTTCTCGCGGATCAACTCGTCCACCTTCGCTCGGAGGTGGAAGACCGACTCGCGAGCGGTGTCCCGCTCGGCCATCATGCGCTCCGCGAAGAGCATCCAAGAGCGTTCCCCGGTCATTCCTCCTCTCCCCCTTCCGCGTCTTCGCCTTCGCCTTCGCCCTCTTCTTCGAGGTCGAACTCGGCGCCGATCTCCTCAAGGGCGCCCGTCTCGGTGAACTGGAGCCCTTCGGCTTCCAGCGTCGTCCACAGGAGGGAAGGCTGCGCGGGGTTCGGACGCGCCTCGATCTCCTCTTGGCGGGCCTGGGGCGTCATCTTCGCGTGGCCCTTGGCGTTGGGGTACGCGAGGCTCCCGATGATGGCTTCCATCATGGTCGCGCTCGGGATGTTCCCAAAGCCCCGTGCGCTCAGCACAGACAGCGCAGCCTTGCCCTCGCGGTACTCCATGCTGAAGCCTACGACGACCGGGCCGTCGTAGCGCATCCAAGACGCACTCTCGGGCTCCCCGTACTCGGAGAGGATGGCCACAAGCTCGCGCTCGTTGCGGGCCTGGACGAGCAAGGTGACCTCGTTCGGCCAGTGCGCGAGGTACAGTTTCTTTCCCATGACAGTCTCCTACAGGTCGCCTTTGCTGGCTTCGATTGCGATGGTTTTCTGACGTTCCAGCATCTCCTGGTAGAGGTCGTTTCGCTGGATATGCACCCGGAAGGCCCCCTGGACGGGCTCCCAACGGAAGGAGGCGCTACCCTCCCCGTCGAGCCACATCCAGGTGGCCAGCACGTCTCCGGTCGAGGCGTTCTTCGGCGCCGCAGGAGGGCCCCAAGAGCCCTCAAGGGCGGCGAGGATGAGTTGGGCATCCCCAGGGGAGATGACCCCGTGGAAGCTCACGGCGAAGAAGACGCCGTACTGGTGGAAGTAGTCCGCGATCACGGACACGCCGGCCAGCGTCGTCGGGCAACTCCACCCAACACCTTTCTCCACTCCCTTCTCACAGCCCGCCAAGGGAGCCGTGGGAAGGTCCCGAACCCCATACTCCAACCCTCGGAAGTCTTCGGAGAGCTTCCCGGCCAACGCCACAGAGGTCAGAAGGAACAGCATGGGTCACGCGTTCTCGGAGCGAGGATAGGGCGAGAAGGCCTTTTCCTGCGACCAGTTGCTCACCACCTCGCCCAAGGCGGGGAGCGTCTTGCACAGGAAGATGTAGCGACCATTCTCGTCGTCCTTCCACCACCGCTCGACGACGCCACGCTTGTAGTCGCCCGATGCCTTCGACTCGTGCAGGCGCACCTCGCGGATGAGGTCCGCCGTGTTGTCGCCGCCTTGCAGCGCCCACTCGGCAGAGACAAACATGGTGTTGTCCATCGACGTGTAGACGCCCGTCAGCCCCTTGCAGATGAAGTGGACGATGCGGTCCTCTCCACCCTGGTCCACCTGATCTCCCTTGCTCATCCTTCCTCCTCGGGCTTCCGCCCCTTCGCCCACGACTCGGGCACAGTGACTTCCAGAATCTCGGCCTTCGGGTGCTCGGCTCGCGCCGCCTCGAAGCTCAAGTAGATGGGGCAGTAGCCCACGACGTTCGGCGGGAAGGTGAGCGTGAGGTCTTGCCCCATCACCCTCGCGGTCAACGTGTTGAACCCAGAGATGACCAACCAGCCTTTCATGGGATCACCCGAAACAGAGCCAAAGTGCAGTTGTCTTTCGACCCGGCCTTGACCGCGCTCTCACACGCCCACACCGCCGTGCGGGTCATCGCTGGCACCGTGCGGTCGGTCATCGCGCGGGCGAAGAACGTCCCCACCCAGGACCGGTTGTGCGCACGGCTCCGCAGGTCATCGTCCAGAAGCACGTCGAAGCCGTCCGAGTAGGCGACGTAGACGACGCCGGGGACGAGCGGGACCGAGCCCGTATCGAACGCGTCCGAGTTGGTGTGGCTCAGGCAACGCGTCACCAGATGCGCGAAGCCGTGCGGAGCGGTCAGGTGCTCCAAGCGGTCTCGGCTGTAGATGGCGCACAGCCCCGAGTCCCCCATCCACCCGAAGTCGAGGCGTTTCGCGTCCGCGTTGGCCTCGAAGGCGACGATGGTGGTCGACCCCTCGCCCTCGCTCACGCCCGCGCGGGAGGCTTCCAGCACCCGATCCCATCCGTCGG